ACCTTCGATATATACTTTACTTCCATATGGAATTACCGTTGGGTCCACCGCAATAGTGCGTCCAGCTGTTACTTGTGTGCCTGTTGCGGTAATACCATCACCTGTGCCGCAAATATGAGATCGTAGTTCGCAACAGTAGTGAGTCAGCTTAAACTCTCCAATATAAACTAATTCATATTCAATATATTTTAGCGCTAAAATCGTCTCATTTGCTTCGCCTAAGGATTTGGTCGCGGAGTCCAATTCGGCGGCTAATTTCTCTGATTTTGTATACTCTAACTGTAAGTTTTCGGTAACAGAAGCGAGCTCTTCCTGTGTCGCTTGCAATAAAGTGCTCTGTTCGTTCAGCTTATTGGTCGTATCTGCCAGCTCACTTCTTGATGAAGCGCACCAAGCGAACACAGAAAGTACAGCTACAGCTGCAGTAACTCCAATTATACTAAATATTGTGTCTTTAACCATCATGTCTAATCCTTTCAACCAATTTTGTTATAATGTCTGCTGCGGTGTCAATTTCTTGCTCTGTGTTTTCGCGTCCAAGAGTAATACGAACGCTACTCAGTGCTTCTTTGTTTGACAAACCAATTGCCTTGAGCACATGAGATGGCGTTGGCTCATACGATTGGCATGCGGATCCTTTGCCGATATATAAATCATATAGCCCACACAGCGTTACCAATCTTTCAGCGTCAACTCCATCAATAGTAAGATTAATGTTATTCGCAAGCCTGCTTGATCCAACTGAGACCCCATTTAAAGTTGTACCTGAAATTTGCAGTAGTTTGTTTAATAGTTTGTCACGCAAACTTGTAATGCGATCCTGTACGCCAAACATATTATGGTTGCGAGTAATACTTAGCGCCTCGCCCATTCCTGCAATAGCTGCTGTGTCATATGTTCCTCCGCGCAGTTCATTTTCCTGTGATCCATAAATAATTGGTGTCAGTTCAATTCCATTTTTAACGTATAAAAATCCTGCACCACGAGGTCCACAAAACTTTTGAGCAGATACGGATACCATGTCAACACCAAGTTCTTTTACGTCAATACGCTGCTCTGGGTACAACTGAGTTGCGTCTGTGTGTAAAATGCAATTACAATCATGCACAGTTTGCGCAATAGCTTTAAGATCTTGTATTGTGCCAATTTCTCCGTTTGCCGCACCGATAGATACTAGAGATTTATGAGCTGGAAACTTAGTGAGGCTGCGAGAGTATTTTAGAAATGTTGGTCGAAGTTTTACATAACCTTGCTCATCATTTTCTATAAACATTGCGCGTGGCATTTTATAAATAGATGCATGTTCCATACGCGTAGTCCACCAACGAGCACCATTATGTGCTTTGAGATAGCCCTGAATTGCCATACTATTGGATTCGCATGCGCCGCTTGTGAAGATAATTTCTGTTGGGTCTGCGTTAATATCTTCTGCAACTTGCACTCTCACACCTTCAATAATTTTCCTAGCGCTATCACCAATTGCATATGGACTTGACGGGTTGCCCCAACATGTTTTCATAACATGAGCCATAGTAGCAATAACTGACTCATATGGTTTTGTAGTCGCTGCATTGTCAAGATAAATCAAACATATTTCCCCTTTCCATTAATTTTGTACTGTTATTATACCATATATTTGCATTTTGTCAACATAAAAAAATAAAAGGGTGGGAGGATTACTCCTCTCCACCCATTGGAATATCAATAATTGGAAGTGCGCCAGAACCCATCATATAAGTTGGAAGGTTGCCAGTCCAGTTCTGTGCGTACTCATAAGCAACAACTTCGTTTGTGATAGCTTCTGCAAGAGCCTTAGTAGCTTCCGCTTCCTTTTCGCCCTTGTAAGCAATTGCATCAGCCTCAAGCTGTGCTACTTCAAAGTCGGCCTGAGCCTTAATGCGAGCGGCTTCAGCTTCTGCGTTTGCGTTAATTTCACGAATTGCAGCATCATTTTCGGCCTGAATCTTAGTGCGCTCAGCAGACTGTCGAGTACGCTCTGTTTCCATCTGCTGCTGAGTCTTGTCACGAAGAGCTTCCTGCTCGGCCACCTGCTTTGCTTCGATTGCAGCAGTGTAAGCATCAGAGAAATCAAAGTCATCAATTACAACAGCGACTTCAATACCATACTTAGACGCGAAAGTAGAAACCGTGGCATCAATGTTACTCTGCAGCTGAGTGCGTAGTTCAGTCATGTTTTCTGCCTCAACAAGACCAAATTCTGCCTTGATTGCGTTGTTAACCTGCGGCTTAATTAGAATGTTGAAATAATCAATACCAACAGTCTTGTAGATATTAGGCGCGGAAGATGAAAGCAGATTGTACTTTACAGTGTAAGTGTAAACAACTTCCTGTAGGTCAGAAGAAAAGCACACGTTTCGTTCAGTAAAAATCTGTTCCTTGTTCGTCATAGTCGTGATATTCTGCCATGGCGCGTGAATGTTCATGCCTTCTGGTAGGTTTCTATCTTCTACGCGACCAAAGGTGGTAAGAATACCAGTATGACCAGTAGGCACCGTAGAGATACAAGAACTACCAATAATAACCACCGCAAGAATTACTGCGATTACGCTTGCAATACCACCGATGCGGCTACATTCGAGCTTGGATGCAACAATGGGGATTACAATTGCGGCGATTAGAAGTAGGATACCGATTACGACACTAAACATAAGGACACCCTTTCTTTTTGTGTTTTATTTTAAGGCTTGTGCAGTGGCGTCCCACCGTATTAACCTGGGTTGAAAAAACCAATACTCTAAATGTTTCCATCCGTTATTGGTGAAAGTTATACCCCTTTTTCACGCACAATTTAATAATACCTTACCTGGAGCATCGTACCAGATTCGGACTGGCACTCCAACCTTGGAAGGGTTGTGTGCTACCATTACACCAACGATGCATATTTGCATAAGCTCTAGTTTAAACACCTACACGACGTGAACATACTTATGCTGGTAGGCTTGTCCCTCTGGGACTCGAACCCAGACTATGCCTTGCTAGGGCCTACGGCTTATTGGTGACAGATTGTAGATTTGCACTACAATATCCTAAATGAATCTGCCAAGGCCGTGGCTCTCACCATTGAGCTAAGGGACATTATAAAGCGGTTTTTCTTTCGGACATCTCCTATTGAGGTATGGATTACCGAAAACCACTAAGGTAGGCACATGTGCGTCACTTTCCTCAACAAGCTAAAACACTTTAAAAGCCTTGGTGGGCAAGGTTGGTGCCGCCCCAACTACTCCCGAAGGAAACGGGTTTACAGCCCGTCGCGTTTGCTGATTCGCTACTTGCCCAAGGTGTCACGCCATTTTGAGACTAACGTGCTGTCTTGGCTTTTTGTTGTCGTTGTTTCACAGGTGCCATAACCAACGCCTTTCTCATGTTGCCACATATTAAGCCTGTGTTATTGAGAAATAGTAAGAGTCAATACCAGCTTGGTGCACGTGGAGGGCCACGATCCCTCAATCCCTTACGGGCACTGGTTTTTGAGACCAGCTTGTATGCCAATTCCAACACACGTGCGCATGCCCAACACTTGTCCATGCACCCACGAAAATTCGCACGTCAGCTGTTGGCACTGAACAGAAACCATTTGAGCTCAGAGGCCGTTTACTGTCATATTACCTCTCTGGTGCTGGATACCAGACTTGAACTGGTACGGTATATTTCAACCAGCGGATTTTTTGTGATAGGCATGAGTGATGACCTCACTACTGCTCTGGCAACCCACCAAGTCCGCTGTGTCTGCCGATTCCACCAATCCAGCATATCGGGCAGTTTTACATCTTGCCCAGGATGCCGATTAAAACTTCGGACCATCCTCCAAGTTGGAATAAGCAAATACAATCATAAGCAATTTCCTCCTTTGGATTATTTACTGCTGCTAACTAGAACGTCGAAACATAACTCCAATTACGAATAAGGAGCGACCTTTGTCCAGCGGACGCTATGCCCGAAATCCTTACAACCTAACAGTGTGGGAGCGACCTCGGTTAAAACTTTTTATTATATTGAGCTTGCTACTTACCAGCCACGGAGACAACCTATGGGCCTTGACCACCAACCCAAACTCTTTATCGTGGATTTGGTAAATCTTTTGTGGACTACGCATTCTTCTGCGATCTTAGCCCTCTTTACAACCTTAATAAACGACCTTTGATCAAATCAATCTTTGAAGTTTGAACGTTAAATTTTGAACCTTGATCCTTAATCTTTACAGCAACACTTATAATATATATCATATATTTTAAATCTTTATCATGCCTAAAAGATTTACAGTATAAGATTCTTGCTTAACGGGCAAGTCTTCTATTAATTGAAGATACTTTCTTTAACTTATTAATATCACTCTAAGTATCAAAAAGAAGAGATAAGCAGTCGTTTAAGGTTTCCGATAAGTAGCAAGCAAGTTTGCCTTAGTACTCGAACTCGATAACAGTTACAGCGTTGGAAACACTGAGAGCTGCATCAACTTCAGTTTCAAACTCATTAATCTCGTCCATGAGATTTTCCATAAGGTTAGTGACGCCAAGCGGGTCAATTAGGTCATAAGTATTGTTCGTAATGTAATCCTTGCGAAGAGCCTTCATTGCATCACTATCGATAGCCATCTTAGAATCCTTAGGCTGAGCCTGGATTACAGACAGCACATACTGTTCAGCTCGCTTTTCAATGGCTTCGCCACTATTACGATCAAGCTCAACATATGCTGCGCGATAGTTGTCTACAATGCGCTGACGAAGAATCTTCTTGTATTCCATGCCGTGATTCTTCTCTTCGATAGCCTCAGCGACCGTCATTTCCTTTTCGCCAACTACAACCTTGGTGGTTGCATTGGAAATCACAACAGCTCGCTTCATTGCGTCACGACGCGCAATTAGAGACTGAACCTTCTGGTAAGCACTCTTGATGTTTTCCTTGAACTCGGCCACGGTAACTCCGTTAACCTTTTCTGCTGAGTGCTTAACTGCCATCGCGTAAGGATGTGCGTTAATTGCCTTTAGGATGCGATCATCCATAGTCTTGAGTTCTGCAAGTGCCTTGTGAACCGTCATCTTTTCCTGAGTCATTTTCTTGTACCCCCTAATAAGCTTTGAATCATTAATTTTGTACTGTTTCCCTTGAACTGGAATTAGTATATCACACATTCCATATTCTGTCAATAGAGTTTTTAAATCTTAACAAAATGGCGTCCCAGGAGAGATTCGAACTCCCGACACACGGCTTAGAAGGCCGTTGCTCTATCCTACTGAGCTACTGGGACATAATATGGTAGGGTATCTCCAACCTACCGCGAACTACTAACAACATCACTTGCGTTTATTCTTTAGCAAGCATCCAATCAAGGCTGTGATGAACCCTGCTTGCCGCCGAAGACTAACTTGAATTATAAAGCCTAATAGTTTGTGGACTTGAACCACACAGCGCTCTTCCACTGGCCATCCTGCAACGTACCATATAACTTTTCGAGCAGTTTCTTCTCAACTGGTTTAACGTGCGAAGTCAGCACGGCTGGTGGAGATGATGGGACTCAAACCCACGACTTTTACCTTGCAAGGGTAACACTCTATCAACTGAGTTACATCCCCATAAAATGTGTATACCAGTTTTGATTGGGACGAAGACTGGAAACTTCTTTTCTCTCGACTCGCTCCGTAGAGTCGGCTTAACCGACGTACTATTCTGTCTCGCATACACTTTCTGAGACTTGTGAAGAGAGCATTCACAATAGCGACCTAAGCCTTTTTGCCGTTAGAAAGCATTATCTTGTCGCCTGGATAGGTGGACTTTTGGAACGTGCACCACCATACACTCCGTCCTATATCTAACTGGACATTTCGCTTTTCTTTCAGATAAAAATCTTAGCTGCTTTGTGGTTTTGCGATAACCCATAGTGTTCTCCATCAAGTACCGCATGGCAGCACGGGATTGACTTCACAGAACGAGCCTAATCTCAAGTATTAGGCAAAACACGTGTATGATATTCTAAGTGTCATACCCGCTGTGGCGGAGATGGTGAGCTTTGAACTCACGCGCCAATTTCTTGACCTAATCGGTTAGCAACCGATCCCCTTCAACCGCTTGGGTACATCTCCATGTGGCGACTGGTTTCGGACTTGAACCGAAACACCCTTTCGGGTTACTGGCAGATTTCGAATCTGCTGCCTTACCAATTAGGCTTAACCAGCCGCATGATTGATTACTTCTGCTCCAGCTGTCTAATCTGACGCTTTAGCTTATTAATGATGTTTGCGTTGCCAACAGGATCTCTCTGCTGTAGAAGGTTAATACGTGCCTGAAGTCGTTCAACAGTCTTAGTCATGATTTTATACCTCCATTATTAATTAAATATGGTAGCAGTGTTTTTAGTCCATATTAAACTAGGCACCCACCTCTGTGGATCCCGCCAGGATTGAACTGACATCTCTGCTTGGAGCCGAGTATCGGACTTGAACCGATAGCCTGCTGATTACAAATCAGCTGCTCTGCCAATTGAGCTAACTCGGCATAAAATAGTCTAAGACTCTTCCGTCCTGTCAAGGATAGGTCATCGCTTGTTTCTAGCCAAACCAAGAATCAATTAACTCGAAAACGCTTTTACATTCTTAGACTATATGGCTGGGAACCAGGGTAACGCTCCCCGTCTTCATGGGTCAAAGCCATGCGTACCAACTTTTATACGAGTTCCCATCATTGACCCAACTTTCTGCTCCTTGTATGCTTGCATCAGAGGCCAGGACGCTCTCTCCGTATTGGGTCGGAGTACGTATATTTCACTACTCACGTGTCTGTTCGCGAAACAGCATGTTGGCGGTCACGGTGTGACTCGAACACACAACCTAGCGGTTAACAGCCGCTTGCTCCACCATTGAGCTACGTGACCATATGGTGTCTCTACAGGCGGGGCCAGTGCAGCGACCCTATATGAGGGCTTTCCACGAACTACTTTTGCAACATTTTGTATGTCTGTTAATCTTACTGCCGTCAGCTAATTGGCAGTCGTTGCTATCCTTGTTCCGTACTAACACCTATACATTGCACTACCTGTAGAGAGTGGTGGGTGATTGGAGAATCGAACTCCAGACGCCATGATTAAAAGTCATGTGCTCTACCAACTGAGCTAATCACCCATATCGTGCGCCAGTTTATAGTCTTGGCGCAGGACTTCCCTTAACGGGTGGACTATCCAGATCATTGCCGATTTCACGAATTCTCTTCATATGAATCATCCTCCCATTAATTTTGTACTGTCTTGCTTCGTTTGAAGTGTATTTATTATAACACATCTTCCAGCATTTGTCAATACCTTTTTTCAAAAAACTTTATGTTAAGTATTTTCCTTGAACGTTTCACTTACTCGATCATTAAGTCGTTCAAGCGCCTTCTTGAACATCGCAATCTTAGAATCAAAGCACTTGTAATACTTCTTCATAAGCTTTGCCTTAGCGATCCGCTCACCAGTTGCTTCATCATAAACATCGTCACCATGGCAGTGAGTTTCTACCCTAAAAGTATCTGGCATCATGTACTTATCATCAAACATGAAATCATCAGTTCCAAATTCGCTTGTTAGCTTTAGGATCTTATTACAAGCATCAAACTGAGTGCCGTTTAGCACAGCTACCGTCTTCTTCTGTTCTGGAACGTGATAATAATTAATTGCCATTTTCATTGTCTCCTTTGTTGCTCATTAATTTTGTTTTGTTCAACCGTGTATATATAATACCATATATTTCCATATATGTCAAGTGGTTTCTGAAATATTTTTTTCATTTCTTTTTTCAACCAGATAATCGTACAGATCTTCTGCACTCGCAAGCAGCTTACCATCAACAGTACGATCACTTTCGAGCCCAGTCAACCAGCGCATAATCAGCGGATCTTCATCAATATTGAAATACAGCTCAGGATCATAGAACTGTGGTTCAAGCTCCTCTTCTAGCGCATCAACAACTCTATCAATAATATCCATCATCATGCCGCGCTCAAAATAAACATTAAGAATGCCCTCTAGCGCCCTTAGGTTGGTCCAATAGCTTTCCAGCGCATTTACAACTTCACAAAACGACTTCTTTGTAATCACAAACTTTTCACTGCTTTCTTCATTGGTGTAATCCTTTAATGTTTTCAGTTCGCTTAAAGAAATATTGTCCAAACGTGCAGAATACTCGTCGCAAACATTGCCTAGAATTCCATATACCCATTTCTTGAACGGAATCTCTTTTGGATGACACTCATTTACATATGCTCTCCAACCAGTTAAAGTTGGGACAAAGTAAAATGGGCTCATATACAGAAAATACTGGTCAGTGTCTTCTTCGTAGTAGAATTTAATTGGTTCGTTTGAAACAAAATCTGTAAATGTGTAGCCGTCTTCTGGTCGTAACAGTTTGTGAACTAGGCGTTTGCGTAGATTTTTAAATAGATTCATTTTTCTTTTCCTCAATCATATCAATAATCTTGTACTGAGTTGGATCTGTTTCACAAATTTCAACTCTAAAGCCAACCTGGTTGAAAATCTCATTAAGCTCTTCGATACTCATATTGTTGTTCATAAATTGCATCTCCTTTATTGTTTTTATTGATTATACCACATTAATCTTGTATTGTCAATAGTTGGAATTATTGTTTTTTAATGATATAACCAATATGATTCCAAATATTGTAGTCCAAATTATAATCAAACAGCATAATTTTATCTTTATCTCCAAGCCTATTCTTGTCCACTTTGATCGCGAAATATTTCTTCTTTGGATCTAAGTCATGAGCAACTTCCTCTCCCCAATCGTCATTAATTGCCATATATTGATAGTTATTATACTCATCAATATTGATTCTCTTACCAAGCGTCAGCAAGTCTACAGGGTGCTTAATGCCCTTTGCCGCACCAATGTTATTTGAGCTAAGATCAAACACACTATCAAACACTGTTGCATCGGTAAGCTGAAAAGTACAGACACCAAACAGCTTCAATTCCTTTCCAAGCTCAACAATCTTTGTGGCTGTCATCTTTACCTTAACCCAATCCTCTGCGCCCCATGCCTTTAATGTATCTACCGCAAAACAATTGCAGTCATAAACCAATTTCGCTCTTCTAATCTCAAGCTCAATTGCCTCGTCACTATAGTCAGCAGTAATATCATTAAAATAAAACTTACCTTCCAACTGCGCTTCCATCCAGCGAGTCACTGCAATAACATCCTGATATTCCTTAGTGCTCTTAACTCTATTCAGAAAATCTTCATCGCTTTCAAGCCAATTACCATCTGCATCTCTAACTCTTTCAATAAACTCATGCGTTACGTCGTCCCTGAATAGGCCCATTGTAATTTCCTTTTCAGGTTTAATCAGCTCAACACCGTGAAGCTCCTTAAACTCCTTGCAATTCAGTACAGTAGTAATTAAGCAATTCTTAATTGCCTTCTCAGTCATCTCATTGCTAAGGAGCATAAATTTTTGTTTCTTAATCAATGTGACATACGCAATAAGATTTACCAAATTTCTTGATTTACCCTCATTTGACAAGAAGCCCTGAAACAAAACGTTCTCAGGAAGTAATCCTCTAAAATATTCATTATACCCATCCCAGTGAGTTTGAATACCAAACTGTGGTGCAAGCAAATAAGAATCTATTACATCAGACACTCCCTGAGTCAGCAACACAGGCTCTTCAATAACATTAATTTTTGTATTAATTTTATCTGCCTTACTGCGCATGTAACGATACACATCGCCTGCTGTCATATATTGAAAACTCTTTTTTGACAATATCTTTTCTGCGGGAAAACCTTGCTTATCATATTCTCGCACAAGTGAAAACTTTTTTACCGTATTAAAAACATTTTTAAAATCACTAGGGTCTGCAATATCCATCATGTGCTGAATAGTCTTCCATCCACCATATGATTTGTATAACTTAAGCCTTTCCGAATTCTGTGTTGCAAAATTATTGACTTTATTTTGAGACATATCCTGGCTAAAAGTCAAATAACACTCTTCAAATAAATCGTAAAAAAATCTAGTTGATTCTCCAGAAAAATCATATTTAGACTTTGTAGATTCTCCATAGCTTAAATAAAGATCTGGATCTTTATACATGCAACCACAGAACAATAATTCTGCTTGATAGTTTGTTTTTTCAAATTGAATTACATTTTCATCCATCGTACACGTCCTCCATTAATCATCGTCGTCATCCAACAAATCAGAAATATCTCCCAGTCCTTCATGCTTAATTTCTGTTCTTTGCATGTTGTTATAGTTAATACGAGGAGTTGGCGTTTTAATTTCTGCCTGAAACGCATCTTGTTTTGCTTTATAAGCTAAAAATTCTGGTATTTTTCCTACAATAATAGCAAGATCATAAACAAGTCTTGTGTCATCATTTCTATGGCCATTATGATTCATTTTCTTTTTATTATTAATTTTGTTTAGAGTTACTTGTCCCCATTGCCATGCTCCCAACAGCACCTCCATGGAAACAGGCTTACATCTTCTGCTTTGGTAGATTCCTCGTTCAAGGTCTGCAAGTCTTTGCCAGAATGAACATGGTACTTTTGTAATATTGTAATGATTTAGCAACCATTCATTTAAGTTGTCCCGAGCAAATGAATGCTTAATTTTTTCTTTTGCTTCTGCTTTGAGGTTTTGTATATTGTAAAGGGCGTCTCGCCACATTTCTGGTTTTCCACGCTTTGAACATGCTTTCTTAGTAGCCATTTCTTCGAAACATGCAATATGATAATACTTGTCTTTAAAAGATATCACTCCAGTGATATTGTTTATATTAACTTCTATTGTATTTTTACAATAAGCACACTTATATTCCTGTTTATCTACCATGTTGCCACCTCCACTTTCTGTCGGTATTATACTCCATTAATTTTGTATTGTCAAGCACCTACGCGTACAAAAATAAAAAAATAGGGAGGCACGTGGCCTCCCTTTATATTCATATTATTCTGAAACAATCTCAAGGATGTGTTCAAGCACGCTTACGTCAGTTACTTTCTGATACGCAACAGGCAAACCAGCAGCCTTAAGCTTCTGTTTCATTTCCTGAACCTGAGGAGGAGTCATCGCCTTAGTAATTGGCCTAATCTGTTCAATAAGAGATTCAGCAGTTACAGGACTATCGCCTTCTGTCACCTTACTCATTTCCTTGTCCATATCATCCTTACTAATGGGCGCAGACGCTCTGCCCATAACTTCACGTGCATATAGCTCCTGTTCGGTTGCTGCGGCATCAGAAAGATCATTTCTTAGCACGAACTTCTTCTTGCCCTTAGAACGGTCAATCACAACCTGCCAATCCAACAGCTGCGGGTCAACGAGAGTTTCCTTTGGATGCACACCAGTTCTATCCTTTTCCACATATGCTACAACATCATCATCTTCGTTTCTATAGAATCTTACAACAGTATCTGCGTTATAGCTAATGTTCTTAAATCCAGCAGGAATCTTTTTGCCAGTAGAAATACTAGTAGTATTTCCCTGAGAATCTACATATGTTTCCTTTTCATCAGTTTCGCGACAAGTTACTACAGAATGCACACCTGCGCCCTGTAGAGATAGAATTAGATTCTGTCCCTTATATGAAATAGATCCCCAATCCTTGGTTTCCAGGGAGCTTCCCTCAATAGCAACTAGTCTTTCTTCACCAACCTGTCCCTTCTTGTCAGCACGAACTCTTGCTCTCTTCTTAGAGAACTCAAGAAGTCCCTGCTGTACAGACATATGAAGAATAGATGCTCCGTCAACTACCATTGCATCTGCTCTAAATGGATTTCCGTTAGCATCAACAACAACTTCATCAGTTTCGTTGCCTTCATCGTCCAAGACATAGAAATCAGAACCATTCTTTACCTTGTCTACGTACTCAAGCACCTCTGCAAGGCTAGAAGTGTACACAATAAAAATATTCTCAAGGTCAACGCCATTAGCTTCCATTTCATCAATATAATTATCAATAGAACCTGCTTCGCAGTCAATATATAAAATTCTTAGCGGACTACCATCTTCATTTCGCATGTATGCTAGTTGAGATGCAAATGTACTTTTACCAGTAAATGATTCTCCATATAGAATCATATTTAGCTTTTTCTGAATAGCCGCAGCCTTACGTGCCTTTGCCATATATATTCAATCTCCTTTTATGTCATTATTAATTTTGTATTGTTAGGAGTGAGCTGTCGCCCACTCCTTGCTTGATTTATTCAGCGTCCCATGGATCTTCATCGTCATCGTCATAATCATCGCCCCAGCCGCTAGTGTCTGCGCTTGAGGTTGCCTTGCCAGAGAAGTTCTGTTCTGCAGTCTGAGACGCACGGATCTTCTTGATTGCTTCAGCAACATTCTTTTCGGTATAGCTTTCCCTATCAATACTAGAAGGCTTAGCACCAGTAACAACCAGTTCAGTTCTAGTGGGCGCAGACACACTATTCATTGCGTTTGCTTCGCCCCAACAATCATCTTCGGTTACTTCCTGAACACTATGAGTCACCTCAATCTTACCATGCACTTCAATAGCAGTATAAGGCTTAAGGTTCTTCTTAAATAGACCAGCAAGCTTGGTGTCAACAATAATGAACTGAGTGTCAACAATATCAGAATAGGTTACAATCTTTGCAGAAAGCACAAATCTTCCAGTGTCCTTACCATTTTCCTGTTCCTTTTCAATACCAGTGAACACAATAGCCTGAGTAAAGTCATGAGTTGGCTTAACATCAACACCATCATATGCGCTATAATCAATATCCTTGCATAGAGAAATCTGATTTGGCACATACTTAATGCTTCTGCGAATATTTCCATCTCCATCCATAAAGCTACTAAAATCAAGATTGCCTCGAATAAAAGTTGACATATCATCCTTTAGATGCGCATTAATATAATCACATGCGTCAAACTGCGTCATTGTCTTTTTGTCATTAACTGTCTTACCATTACTGTCTACTGTCTTAGTAAGACCAAGATTAACACCAATCATTCGCCAGCCTTCTGCATTAAACTTGTTTCTATTTGCCCAATCTACAGCCTGTGTTTCGGTCTTGCCAGACTCCTGATCTCTCTTAGAAAAATATACCTTCTGCTGTGGCATGCCATTTAGGCTCATATACACACTCTTCTTGTCATCATAAGCACAACCGAAATTTACAGCTCTAAAATCCTTCCCAGTCTTTGTCTTCTTACTGGTATAAAACTTATCTCTTTCGGTGCCGTTAATAATACCTGCTACCTGAAATGTACCCTTAGTTTCTGGAAGCTCAAAAATCCTATTCGCCATAATTACGTCTTCTCCTTTTAGTCCTTAAATTATTCCTTGCAATTGCAATGTTCACAATTGCCATCACAGTCACATTCATCTTCAACTAGAATGTCTGCAAATCCATCCTTGAACATTTCGTCCAGTACATTAAGCAGTTCGTAAACGTCATCACATTCAAAAACCTGCTCCATAATGTTAAATTTTACGCGTTCGTAATCAGAAGGGGTGCTCATATCAAACTCATAAACCCAAGTAGGATCACAGCAACAACTTACCCTAAACATAGATTCATCACAATGCTTCTGAAGCTCAATACAGTACATGTCTTCATAGATGCCAGCAGTGTGAAAAGTGATTACCTCAGCAGTATAAGTTCCGTTGTACACCATACCATTAATCTCCTTTTACGCCATTAATCTTGTGTTGTTAATATATGAATCGATCCATATTAGGATTCATATATAAATAAATATCTTCCTGGTCTTCGCCCAAGTTCAAACCTGTAGTTATACCACAATTTGGACAATTAGCTTTCACAAACGTCTCGTCAATTGGGATATCGTGCGGGGTTATATATATTACTCCACATGTTTGACATTGGATATAACAACTTTCTCTTTTCCATTCCGTACTCATTATTCATGTTTGGCCTCCTTCCATACCGTCTCAATACCATTAATTTTGTGTTGTAATCTTACATCATGTAAGCATTATATCATATATTTTCCAGCTTGTCAAGTGTTTCCCCGCCCCAACCGCCATATTTTTATAATATAGTATAATCAATATATAATTCCATTACTTCACTTTTCAAACAACATGCTTTGTCATCAATGCTTATCTCACAAAGCTCGTCCATAGTGATATATCTCTCTTCGTCTTCAATAATAAGGCCGATGCGACCCTCGTCCACAAAAGGATGAAGGACACATCTGTTCATTTTTTGGTTACCATACAGCAAATGATTGATTCGCAAATTTGCGTTCTTATTTTCTAGTGCCATAAATTTCTCTATAAAATCTCTTGTCAACATTTGTTATACCCCCTAGGCTGTCAATTACACAAAATCCTTAAAGCGATGTGCTAAATTATCTACGTAGCTATCTGACTGAAATCCATACTTTTCAGCTAACTGCCTACCATCTTCAGATCTTAAAAAGCTTTTAAGCTCAAGCCCTGTTTCTTGCATGCCTTGAACTAAATAATGGTACATGCCGCTGATGTGTATGTTTTTCATTGTTAGGCTGGGGATACCAACTAGATCTCTGAAGTTTTGCAGTTTTCTATACACCCATCTAAAATTGCGGTCATCAGAATCTGCGGCATGTGCATTATCTCTTTCCTTGTATAGTCTGCCAACTCCAATGAGTTTTTTAACTCTCAAGGATTCTCCATAACACATATATTCAACTTCATCGAACGCTTTTGTCAAAAGTTCATACAGTCTATCTGTCAATTGAACCACTCTTCCGTCAGAGAAATATAATGATTTCTCCCTTGAATTGACCATAGATCTATCAATCTTCACCAAGTCATTCATACTTGGTCCAGAAATGCCCTCCCATAAGCACTCTAAGATTGCCTTGTCAGTCCAATTGTATAACTGACCCTCGATTTCAGTTATTTCTTCTCTACTTAAGAATTTCATGCTATCAGGTGGAACGCATGGCTTTAATAAATCTATTGTAATACTATTATATGAGTCCGTTGTTTTATCTTTATGATAATACTTTCTCCATGCGCAATATGCTTTTAGAATTACGTTGTAATTCATAAGCACATAAACCGATTTTGCCTTAAATTCTTTATACATTTCTAAAGATTCTGCGTTATTGAACTGACTGCAATCTTTATTATTTTTTTCTTCAAAAGGTTCTGTTTTTCTGAATAGACTATATAAAGACGTTCTGGCTACCACCCTTGACCTTAAATAATCGTTTATAAAACCTTCTTTCATGTCAGATTGATACATTGATATTGCCACCCCTTTGTGGATTATTATATATGACGAACATGTGTTTGTCAATTTGTAATTGTTGGAATATTTTAAATCATACCATCCAAAATATTCGCTGCCTTTTTCTGCTTTTCCTTGGACAGTTCAGCATATCTTTGCGTGGTTGATACATTTTTATGATGCAGCTGTTTAGCGCACAAATAAATATCACCAGTCGCTTCGTACAAGTTAGTCGCGCAAGAATGTCGCATTACGTGAGGCGTAACATGCTTATCGGTTGCCCCTTTTGCATATTTGTCCATCATGTCCTTGACTGTTCTTACGTCCAGTCTTGTGTTTCGCTGAGTGACAAACAATGCATCATTGTCCGCAGCATTAAAATACAGTTCACGATCTTTAAGCCACAATTTGATTTGTGTTTTAAGATTATCGCCGATTACTACGCAAGCGTCATGATCACCCTTTTCTGTAATATAGATTTGATTATGCTCCAAATCCAAATCGCTAATATCGATTTGTACAATAGCAGAAATTCGTAGACCAGTTGCAAACCCAAGTTTCAAAAGACACAAATCTCTATTTATTAGCTTTTCGTTTGCTGTCTGTTCTACATTTTTCAGAATTTTTGCGATTTCTTCTGAGGTCAAAAAAGTTACATTAGGATTGTCTTTCATCTTCGGTCTTGATGTATTGCTTACTGGATTTGTGTCAATATAATCAGGCACCAAAAACTGAAAAAACGAGTTAAGCGCGGACCAATTCGTTGTCTTATAGCTATCGGATGTCCTTTCGGTTTTTCCATTAGTTGATTTAGTTCTCAAAGAAGAAATGTACCTGTTAATATGGCTAGTATTTACATCAAGATAGAATTCTTCTGGACATTTCACCTTAAATGTAAATTTAATAAATCGAATTACACTTGAAATGTATTCTTTTGCCGTTCTATATGATTTGCCTGCACCAATTAGACTGTACCAGTAATCAGTCAAAATAGACGGCATACCTTGTATATTTTTCATAACATTTTGTTCAATCTGCATTTCATTTTCAAATCTACCACTCAACGTAACGGCCTCCTTTTTCGATCTTCTTCTTTCTCCAGCTGAAAAAAACATATGAAATCAAACACCACAGTATAATATTTCCTTTGAAAATCGTCGCGACAATCATAAGGAAAATATACCATACCCACCCAATGGTGAGTCCGTCAATCATTGAATCTGGCAACACTTTTTCTTCTGGAAAATGTACATTACTATTTGTTTTACTTGTTATTTTAATAAAACAGTTATCAAAATGTTCCTGATACGCATGATACCTTGCGTGGCCAAGTTTATACACATACACTTCACGTTTCGTATCATAACAAATAAACGTAGCTTCCGTTTCTTCAAGGCCATCTTTAACAATAAATACTGTACCAGTATAATATTTTTGCCCATCAACAACAAAATAATTTTGAAACCTCATTGAATTTCCTCCAAGCAAGAAATCGCTTCTTCGAGCGCATCAATCGCTGCTTCCAAGTTTTCTTGTGCCTCCTCAGATTCCATTCCTCTGTCAGATCCCTGCAAACTTTCGGGCATGTTGTCAAACGCTTCCTGTTCATCATCGAGAATGTTCTGTACCAGTTCTTCGATGCGCTCAATTGCCTGTTTGATTTGCTTTCTTCTTGCCTTATTCATGCCTGTACTCCTCCAGTTACTTCCATAATATATTCGTTGATCATAATCTTTCTAGCTTTACGCTTCTGTTTAACCAATTCCCGCTGTCTCCAATACTGGTGTTCTTCATTCTTAACAAGATGCTTGCACTCTTTCTGAAGACAGTTCTTGCACTTCATCTGCTTTACAGTCATAGATGCGTGATGGTGTCGGCAGTACGCAGCTACATTGTTTGAGCAGGTATTAAACAGACATTCCTTCATAGTATACCACCTTTCCTGCATTATACCTCATTAATTTTGAATTGTCAAGATTGTCAATTTTGAATATTTCAACTATTTATGCGATCTTTTTACGCTTTTCAAAAGTTCTCTTGTATGGTTCAAATTCTTTTGTCTCATCATATCCAATGCTTTTAAGAATCTGGATCCTTTCTGTTTCATCAATAATTCTAGTAATTTTAATCTTATCCGTAATAATCCATATGCGATTGCATCCAGTCTCTCTAAACCTGTAAAATCCGTTCTCTGGGATATGATCTACAAAACATTTTTTAGGTAGTTGCGCAACCACGTCAGTATAATCTACTGCTGTGTTACATTCTACTTCACACCAAACTCTTTTCCATGTTTTACCCCTTTGTGACTTATACATTCCATTGGCAGACATAAGCCATGGTGCAGAACAAATCTGGCCTACATGAATACCAGGTCTTTTTGCGAAGCCTGCAGTTGGATGATTTTCTGCTTGAATCCATTGTCCAATTGGATATACAGTTTTCTTATCAATAAACAACGGATACAAATTGCCGAACCTATCCATTTCAAATAACTTGTAGTATTTCTGTTTGCTCATATATTATACCTCCCTTATTCCTCTGTATCAAACAGCATTTCAATTGTATTATTTTCTTCATCAATATTAAATTCCTGAAAATATGTTTCAAACCATTCCTGTTTATTTCCATCTACAAAATAGATTTCTGCATTTGGATATATTTCTTGCAATTTTAACAAATTCTTAACGAGTTCTTTAATTTTCATACTTCCATCTCCTTTTTAATTATCATACTTTGAACAATGCCCACTTGCGCACACCAGATCTTCAATAAAAGGTTCATATGCCTTAATAAACCTAATTAGTCTACCAACATCAGATCGCCATGTCTTGCGTTCATCTTCGTATTCGCTATGCCTCATTTCTTCATTGCAATGCCCAACCTCATAATAAGTACTAAGCACATAATCGCACTCAGCAACCATATCACGCAAATTCCATTCGCTTGTATTTTCACTAAGCGTTTCTCCAATTGTGTTATGTTCATAGCAAAGTGAATACATGATATTGTTGTATCTTTTAAGCGCACTTTCCATGTTTAACTTCTTCATTATTCAAACCTCCATTCGTCAGGAAACATCATCCAACCATTACGCATCATATCTTCAAACTGAATGCAATAGCATTGATTCTGTTCATATGCGTTAAGATTACACCATAAAAATCCTGTGTGGTTGTATCTATCTTCTGCTTCTTTCCATACTGTATTTACAAACTCCAAATGACTCATACACTGTCCAGTTTTAACATTTATAAATTTTAACATTATTTACTCCTCCTTATACGTTCAATGTTCCAGTTTCAATCATGATCACATGATAATTTTTAACAACAAAACTATACGAATAACCTACCGCACCAGGAGCCACACTCCACCCCATAGATTCTCTTACTCCAAAATAATCACATCTCTCTTCAAAATTCATGCTTTCCAATTCCCAAAATTCATCATCGTTCTCAAGTTCAAAAACATGAATCTTTTCCGCAGTTTCATCCCAGCTGTTCCACTCAGATTCAAAAACCTTTTTCATACTATTTCTCCTTAAGCTGCATTTTCAAGTGCGCAATTTCAAGTCTCAGCTCACAATTATCTCTTGTAAGCCTATTAATCAAGCTTTCATTTCTTTCAGCCTTCTGAAGTCGTTCTTGTTTAATCTCGTCTTCACTGTACATATCCCAATTTTCTTGAGTGTAATCGTGCATCACATCAAAGATGCTATAGTCAATGATTCCCTTGCTAATGATTTTATTAGTATCACAATCTACAATTACATACGCATTCCCCTCAAAATACATATAAATTAAAGACAAGTCATAATCATTATCAAACTTAGTTCTTTCAATGCGCTCTCCATACAACGGATCATCAGATAAATTTCTTATGTCTGTAATCAGCATGTCATACTGGCCGCGCTTCTTTGGTTTCCATTCGCTCTTAACAATAGTTAACCAATCTTCATCAAATCCTAATCGTTCTAATTTTTTAATTGTTCTTATATCCATTTAACATATCTCCTTTTTTAACAATATTTATCACAATACTTTTGAATCGCTTTTCTGTTTTCATTTGTGTCAATCCAGCCCAAATATTTTCTGTCAAAGTTTTCAGGAAGTTCTTCAATAGGAATAATTTTAACTCCATCTTTAATTGCTTGCTCTGTAGCCTTATCATCATCAAAACATCCTACATCACTAATTGCTTCAATCTCCAACATTCCAGTTCCATCAAAGTTAAAAACCTCATAGCCCTTATTGCAACTTTCAGGTCCCCAATCATAAACTATATCTTTAATTGCTTCCTCGTCGTTTCCATAATATCTCATCATTTGTTCGTATCTTTCTTTTGTCAAACCAAATTTACTCATAATAGCCACCTCAATTAATTTTGTACTGTTTAATGCTGATGAAACACAACTGCTTTGAGCGCTTTAGACCAACATGCGCCACAAGCCGAGCAAGTAGATTCTCTTCCAGGACATACGAACGCGTTCTTAGGAAAGTCAGGATTCAAACGCTTGTCGTTAAAATCTACATACGCAACACCCAGTCCATGAGGATTAGGAACTTCCCACAGCTTGTCCCAAGCGGAAAACATGATATTAAGATTGTCAGGCAGTTTTCCGTTCTTGTCAATGTAGTCATTTACAAGTTCGTACTGCTTAGTAAACGCCATGTATTTAGTGCTAGGAGTTTTCTTACACAGATCCACAAGTCTTACCAGAAAAGCCATATCAGGGAAATCACCGCTATCGAAAATTCTCACCTTAGGAAGTCCAGAAAACTTTACCTTGTAATAAACCTGTTCAAAGAAATTGTCAGGATCGTCATAGTACAGTCTAAGGTTTCTGTAATATGCTGCCTGTACATTCGCCATTTGCTGAAATCCCTTACATGCATAGCAAGTTGACTTACAAGGTGCATCATTACGACAAGTACATACTGGAAATGCAAGATTCAAACAAGCTGCGCCAGTCTTGCTGTTCTTATTAGCCATGTTAATTTCATTACTCTTGTTTGCGAGAAAATCAATATACTCCTGTTTAGTTGCAAAAAATTCTTTATTCTGTTTCATGTTATTATACCTCCCATTTTTCCATTTCTCTTTTAATTTCTCCATCAAACGGTTCATCTTCCAAGCTAACTCCATATGCCATGTAAATAGCTTCAAGAATCATATCAGCAAACCCAATAAGTCCGTTCCAGCACAGATATTCTGCAAGAAATTCCTTACCAGACATGGATAAAATCTTTTCGTCTGGGGTAGTGTCATCTTCATCATAACCGAGGCGCTGACGCATATCCTTCATGACGAATTCGGGAATTCCAGGATGCTTGTCAATATAATAGTTAATATCCATTATTCTTCCTCCTTATATACTCCAATAATATGTTTGTGAGTATAATCCTCATCATCGGAATCTGCCCACACAAGACAATCTAGAACATCGTCATACGTTGCAAATTCCATTGTTCCATGTTTGACTTCATAGTGCGGCCTCACCAAACATACATCCTGAATAATTCTACCGTCCTTGTCCCGAATACAGATAATCATTTCTGGCGGAATTTCAGGTTGATTTCTGTCATCAATTTCTGCGACAATCTGATAGCTCCCAAACGGAATAATAAGTTTATTTTCCATTACTCTTCCTCCATTTCAACAAATACATAATCATCAATACCATTGATATCAGGGCAATGTCCTTTAAAATATTCCTTTACATATTGTGGGACAATATATTCATCATCACCGTCACTTCCGTTTTTATAACAATTGAGCGGAATCGCAAAAGCAGATTCTCCTCCAGCATAATCAATCAAAATAAACCTAGAAGTGTATTCTGGGATTTCAATTACTCTTGCAAAATACCATGCCTCTACGCTATGAGTATCTGGAATTTCGTCAGGCCAATCAACCCCTGGGTCGCATCCAAATTCAACCGTGTCTCCGTTTTTAAGAGTCAAAAGATGCTGGGCAAAATCATCGCACGTCATAGGCTGGATGTATTTCATTCTTCTTCCTCCTCACAATCAAGCAGCTCTCCCCAACCAAAATATTCAATTTCTTCGTCTGTAAGGTCAATATTTCTGAATTTGGCGAGCGTTTCTTCTTCATCAAGTCGATACGATCCATAACAATCTGCAATATAGCACAGACAATCTCTAATGATTTGCATTGCTCGCTGGTAGTCAATTCCATCTCCACCAAGATAGATTTCTCTTGAAACATAAATCAGCAAATCATACGTTTCAACATGCGCCAATTCATTTGCGCATTGAAAAATTGCCTTTTCAAAGCTTCTTGTCATGAACAGAATTTTACCTACCGCTTCAGCTGCATCATGGCGATCATCTATTGCATTGAGCTGATCCTCGTACCATGCTTCGTCTCTAAATGCGTTCTGTCCGCATTCAACAACATACTGAATTGCTGTGCGGAAAATCACATCTCCTTTGCATATGTACTTGGCGCGAATTTTATCTAACTTCTGTTTAGATTCTGTGTAATTGTTCATAATTAAACCTCCTTAATGTGCGATCATTTTCCACAAATCAGAAATAATATCGTGAATTGCGTTCGTAATTGCTTCTTTGTCATCAAATTGTTCGTCTGTAATGTAACCGAAATCTCTTAGACTGATTTGTTCTTCGTCGTCAATTGTAATAATCACTCTTGTGTCTGACATGACCCATCCTCCTCACTTACATTCATAGGCTGAACATCAATTATAAACTCCTCTGTGTCACATGGACTGATCGCACCAAGAAACACTAAATTTCTTGCGGCACTTTGTGCTTCTTTGGCGCTACCTGCAACAACTTTTGTGATATACTTAGCTACTACTTCTACTGTTACTTCTCTTAGTGCCATAATTAAACCCCCTTAGCCACCCCATCTCAAATTAGTCCACTTTCCATCATAGCAACCATATCGTCCGCCCACAATCATTTTATACACTGCACACAATCCTTCGTTCCACTTGTCACGGCTACCCTTGAACACGGTCATAGGATAAATCTGTTCTTTATAACTATCACCGCTACCAACATAATCAAGAAACCAGATGTCTTCAATTTGCTTTGCCTTATATACCATTGCTGGTTCAAGCGCCAAAAAAATCTTTTGACCATTGATATCAATTACCTTTTGAAGTCCAAAGTCCAATTCAAACTTTGCGTTTCCAACATCTTCATCGTCGCAATCATAATCATTGTACTCTGCTTCTCCGTTTATAGTGGCGACGATCTCTGTTGCAAAAGTCCTCATTAAACTTGTATTGTTACATAGAATGATGATGTTTTCTGTGATTGGACACAAAAGATTATTGTCGTCTTTCGTATCAAATCTTTCGTGATTAAATTTGATGCCGTTTACCATGTTGTCACCTCTTCAAATTATCCTTTCACAAATTCTTGCAAGCATCAATGATTGCCTGTGCATTGTTAATCTGCGGCTGAAGATTTGCCTTTGCAGCTTCCTCAGTGAGCCACATCTCTCCACTAAGATATGTCTTCAGGTAAAATGCTTTTTCATTGGCAATACACTTTATCCTGCTGAGTTCTCTTACTTTTTCTCTAAGGGTATTATTAACGTCTGCCAACATTTCGCTAAGCTGTAATGCTGAAATATCGTCATAGCATACATAAAGATATCGCTTTAGAATATCTTCAATCGAATTCAGGCTATCGTTTCCATTCAGCATGCCCAGCAGTCTTTCTCTGTCTGTCATACTTTCACCTCATCAAATCGTCATTTTATTTCCTTTTCTACATCAATTACAACAGTTACTTTTGAACCCACCTTTATATGCTTACCAATAAATCCATTTAAGCAAACTACTGAATATCCATACTCGTCATCTTGCGTATCAATATAGACATTATTTTCTGCTTTCCAGTATGTTCCTTCAAATACATATCTCATATTATCACCTCATAAAATTATCCTTTCAAGTCGTTATTATTTCATATACACTCATGAATTCCGTAAGCTCTCTTTAACAGATTCATGTTTGAGCTGCATTGAACCTGGGAATGATCTCAGAACCGGGTGATAACCGGGTGACGAGATCAGCGCCCAGGTGTTTGTGCAGCTCGGCTGAATTGAATTCCCTTGTGTATATTGGCGCTTATACCAAATTAAAATGCACTCTGTATTTCCGTAGATATTTCTTTACAAGTTCCATATTCGGATCAATCTGAGAAAGTTACCAGCAAGGAAGCCGGGTAGATAAACCGGCTGTAATGCTGGTAAATTGAGCTTGAGGATTGATCGGAGTTAAATTGAAACACCTTATGCATTCGCAGTATCTATCTGCGTTATGTTAATAGCCCTTTACTCCAAGCTCATGCATTCTATTAGCATAGTTGAAATTATTGTCCTTAATTACCTTCTTCATCAGCGCAAACATTCTCCAACCTTCTCCCCTATATTCGTTAAGCTTGTATTTAAGCTCCTGCATAGACCCATAATTGGTAAGCGTTCCATTGTTATCTTTAATTACACAGTCGTGATACATTACCAGATTCTTAAGCGTATAATAAGCACCTTCTCCCTTGAAAGCATCAACCCATGCCTTGCTTTTGCGAGTTTCATAAGGAAGCTTAATCATGTCCTTCATAAAGTCCTTAAGATAACCATACAGTGAAGCGTAACTAACTGCATACTTAAGATACACAATCTTACTCATCAGCGGACGATACAGTTTCTTGTTCAAATCCTCTACAAAGATGTCAATTCCATTTACTCTCTTGTAAGGAACTCCCTTGCACTTCTTAGTAGGAAGCTTATCAACATAATCCTTGAGTTTTTCCACATAATCACATGCCACATCAATAACAACTTCCTTGGTGAAGAAGTGGCTTCTTTCATCAAAGCTTTCCTTGTCGCTGATTTCAAGGCAGCTAAGCACTCTTACTTCTTCGAGCATCATATCGAAAGTGTACTGATAGCCGTACATTCTATGAAGGTAATCAGTGTAGCCCTCATGCATTCCATCATAGGACTTCCAATTCAACATCTGGAACATCTGAGCCATTACGAACCTTCTGTGAAGCTTGGTGTTCCTTACATATCCATTGGCGATAATCTGTTCTACAATGGGATCGGGTTCTTTGCCATTAACCACCACAGGCTGTCCATTTTCATCAATAATCAGATGAATCTTGGTTCCATTGTCAAGGTCCACAGTGAAGTACTTGCTGGTGTTGATGCCTGCCTGGTTCAATTTTTCCATTCTTTCTTTCTTGTTCAACATAATATCATTCTCCTTATCTTTTAATTATTTTCAATCCACTTTCTTAGAATTACTAGATCTTTATCATTCTTTGACTGGTAAAACCACTTACCCATAGTCTTTTCATCCCACACAAAGCTGCCTTCAAGCGCAATGCATAGGATAAATCCTTCAAGCCGTGCTTTTGTAATCTCCCTCCTGTTCGCCAAAAATAATCTTTCATCAGGAATCTCTTCAATTGGCAGCGCTTTGAAGTATGTTCGTCTCTTATTATCACTCCTTTCACTTGGTAGAGAATACTTATATCTGTCATATAATACATCAATCGTTCCAAGAACAAGTTCCATCGTTGTAGGATCTCCTTTACGATTAAACAAATTCCTTGAAGTATCATATTCTCCGTTCTTAATCAGATAATCATTGCCGACTTTCATTGTTCGCTTCTCAAAGTCAATATGGAACGTCTCTCCGTTTTCAACTCTTAAAAGCAGCTCTTCATAAATTGTCATTGTCTTACCTCCTTTTTGATAGATGCTCAACAGTTTTGGTATATATCTTTAGAAGTCTCATATATCCTGAAGCGAGGCTCGTATTGGAGGCAGCCCCTGAAAGATAATTCGGCTGGCAGCCTCCTAATGCGAGACGTTATAGCTTCAGGAAATTGAATCAACTGCCTTGCTATCTACTGCTATACTGCATAGATTACTCATAATACTGGTGTGTTCCTTTACCTGTTTCATGTTTGACTGCGCATGCCAGATTTAAGGCCATGATGGCAGGATGATAACCCTGCGATCTGGCCTGTGATCTGGGTTAATGAGCAGTCGTCTGAATTCTATTACCTTGTAATCCATCGTCACACTACGAATTAAATTACTCAACAACATTGGTGCATTTCTCTAGTTGTTTCATATAAGAGGCAAATGCCTGCGTGAGAGACGGGATAATTCTGAGGTCTCAGTGTGTTATCCCGTTGGGCACGCAGGTCTACTTGCCTTCTATTGAATCTAGTTGTCTTGTAATTCACTGTTGCACTACATCATTACTCATAGCCATTGTGCGTTTCTTTAACTGTCTCATATTGGGGAATTATTTCAGCGACCTGGCATGGGAGCTGGAGCAATTTGAAACTTGCGTGCGCCTTCAAAGTGATAGCGACTAGGCGCAGCCAGTTTCAATGCGTAATAATTCCCCAGTTGAATCTCGGCTACATTGTAATTTGCTTTTGTCGCACTCCAAAATGTCAATCACATGCTTCTCACCAAAGTGTCATAAACTGCTCTGTTTGTGAGGATTGCATTCTGCATGCAGCGGATTGACAGATAACCGTCAATTTCCTTGTCGGTTTTATTTCTGTTCGCCGCTACATTTTTGCCCGTCCCTCTTAAGATGGTGTAATCTTCTTTATCACTTACACTACCAAGACCTCCAATCTTTTTCTTATTTGTTGCACAGGCTCTAATGCAATCCATTACGAACTGATTCAAAATGTCAATATCTTTTTGTACATTAATGATGGGAAGCACTGAAGTTGCCCACGAATACTTGCCATCTCCTTTATACAAATAAGATTGAACTTGATTGAGCGCTCGCTTCATGGAAATATTGCGCTGCTTGATTGTCCGAGATTCAATCTCTTTTTGAAAACTCTTTACGCGAGACTTGGCAAGTGTAATTTGATTTCCTTTGATATAGAAACCAAGGAACTTAAACCACCTGTCTTTCGTAAGAATCTCAACTTTCTTTGGATTCAATTCGAGTTCCATTTCATCAAGCATTCTCTTAATGGCTGCGTATGCTTGCTCCCACTCATTTCCTAGTGCCAACAAATCATCTGAATATCTAACATAGTAAACATTCATATCACTTATTGCCTTGTCAATGGGATACAACACTGCATCAGCCAAGAAGCTTGCCACAGCGCAACCTTGTTTCAAAGACTGATAATGTTCAATCAGTTCTCCATTGAAGTCAAAGCACAAATCTGCATGATAGTATTTCCTTACAACATCAATGATCTTTGACTTACCAACTTTCGATTCCATTCTGTCAAAGATGTCATCAATGTATCTGATAGGAACCCTATCAAAATACTTGGTCAGGTCTGCTTTCAGTCCAACCTCGCGAGTCTTTGTATTAATCACCTGCCTTGATACTTCCTGTACAATCTTGCCGCAACCAATGCCGCTTTGGTATGATTTGCAACTCTTATGAACGAACTCAGGAAACATCTCAAAGAACAAATTGTTTGCAATGGATAAGAAGATTCGGTCTACATTTTCATTAACGTAAACAATTCTCATATCTCCATTGTCTTTAGGAATCTGTGCTTGGTGCGGCGGAGCGATTTCGTAATTATCAGTGATAATTGCATTGTACAGCGCAAGTCTAACTTCTGGAGATGTAAGTTTTCTTAATTCTCCCTTGTCGATGTGCTTGTCGACACCAACTTCAAGTGCCTGCTCCCAGCGTTCAGTTTCAAAAAACTTCTTCAACAAAATGTCCAAATTTTCACCTCCCGTATTAATTTTGTGTTGTTACTTTAATACCATTCGTGATAGAACAGTGCTTCTTCGTCAGTCGGGTCTTCTTCGGAAACATGCTCATCAAATTCCGTGTTCATTTCCGCAATCCGTTCTGCGTCAAGGATGTAATAACCACAATTGTCTACATCTTCGAGGTTGTCATAGAACCACTGCTGCAGTTCATAATGCTTGCGCCAGTACGCTTCCTCTTCTTCATACCAGATGTAAGTAGGAACAGATCTGGTAATTGTATATTTCTCTTCAATTTCCTCTCTAGAAATGAACTGGCCTACATATTCGTCATTGTCATTTCTTCCAGAGATACGTATTCCTTCATAAGAATACATTCCAATGCGTGAATTTTTCGGCAGCTTGTAATCTTCAATCATCTTTTCTTTGTTGTAATATTCTGTAAGTACATTTCTTACAACAGTATATGGAATAAGCTGTTCAAAATTCTCTTCTACTTCTTCAACAGCAACCATTGCATAACCCATGTTACTAATTTCTTCTACAGTGTACACCTTATCTTCAAGATCAGGTTTTCTTACACGTCTAACCCACATATCGAGTCCCATAATTAATCTCCTTTCTTTTACACAGCAATCTTTTTATTTACCATGTTGTTAAACTGGTCAAAGATTGCATGTCCATCCATGATTTTGCTCCAGCGGTTTTCTTGATACGTTGCGGTGTTGCGTCGAGGTGCTGCGTGGGTAATAACATCACTCATTGCGTTAACTGCCTTCCATGCGCTGTCTTCAAACTTTGCAATATCTGGCATGTTGTATGCAGTCCAGTAGTTATTCTTAAACTGCTGTACATTGTTCTTTTTCTTCTGGCTTGCATCTTCCTTTACAGGGAACATTTCATCAAGAATCTGCTCAATCTGTTCACGATAAAGCTTTGCGTTTGCAAGTCGGTCTGCCTCTTCATCAAGATTTACCATATAATCGTTAGCCAACTGCAAACACAATTTCGCTTCTTCAAGCTTAGACTGCATATCGCCAACGTGCTTAGTGCTCCACTGACGCTTTGCACCATTAAGTGCCATACTTAAAGTGTTCTGACAAACCACTCGAATAGGAGTCATGGCAATTCTGATTGCGCCTGTGCCATCATGAGAATTTGTAAACACCATAAAAGGATCTACATCATCATCAAGCACCTTCTTTGTAGGCATCTTTGCGAGCAGCCAAATTCTCTTGCCTCCTGCGAGAGAGCCTGCGGTTTCATAGGTTACAACTCCGTCTTCCGTTTCACCAACAATTTCATCAGTAAACTCAAACGCTTCAACGTCTGTACAATCTTATAGCGGTCGCTTACAATACCAAGAATCGTGCCATCAGTGTCACGTCTGTTTGCCTTATATCCAGGAATCTCAATGCCAGAATCAGTGAACACAGGAGTCTGTTCTACGCGCCAATCAAGTCCAGCAAAATGCAATGCGTCTTCGCTCGTCGGTGCCTTTTCAACATTCACACCCAGTCCATGCCACGGTACCTGTCTTACATAAAACATAGATTCAACATTATGCATTTTCCTTTTCTCCTTTTTCTTTATAGTAATTACTTACAGTTTCTTTCCACGATTTACCAGACAAAATGCCATTTACCAACCCTCTGCTTAGACCGAGCATCTTGGCAATTTTCCTACATCCAAAGCCTGTATCATCTCTTATCTTCAAGATTGTACATACTATATCGCTTGTGATTATTGCATTATAGTGCTGCTCTTCTCTTGGTGCATATGTTGCTACATCCGCTGGATGTCTTAGCCCATTATCAAGCGCATGCTGATTGTTTTCAGATGGCGTCACATATTCAAGATTTTCAATTTTATTGTTATGCTTATTACCATCTTTATGATTAACAACATATCCTTCTGGACACTTGCCAAGAAATGCTTCTGCAACCGCTCTATGCACACGAATATTTATCACTTGATATTTCTGTGGCCTTGCTTGTAATGTCATATATCCATTTTTATTTTCGAATTGCTTTAATGTACGCTTAGTGATTGCATTTCTGAATCTTCCGAAGTTGCTTGCTTCGTACATATTGTTCAGTGACGGAATTGGTTTCCATATTTCATTGCATAGATTTTCATCATTAGCTGCCATTGTTTTATACCTCCATTAATCTTGTACTGTCCACTCATCTACGCAAATCTGATGACTTTCATAGTTCTCATCTGCACCATATGAGATGCAATAATAACCATGTTCGTAATCTTCTTCAATCCACAGCGCACCACTATCCCAGTCATCATCTGGATACAACTCTTTATTTGAATACTTCTTCATTTCATCAGCATACGCTTCTTTTATCTCTTCAAAACCCTCCTTCGCGCACTGAAGTGCTTTGTTTCTGTCGTAAAAACAACCATGTTTTCGTTGTTCAAACGATATGTCATAGTCTATTTTGTCTGTGCTTGTTACCGTATATACTTTATTCATCATTAATCATCCTCCAACACATCATAATAACTAAGTTCATTTTCTTTCGCTTCTCTTAGAGCGCTAATATCATATCCGTCATAATCGTCAACGTCAATACAAAACACACCTTCGTTGTAAGCAGCTTCTACTTTCTTTTCTGCATCACTTGCGTTTTCTGCGGCCACTACAACTGTTCTTGCCAGTGTTTCTTCAATGCGCACAACATAATGCTTCATAGTTACAACTCCTTACTCAATCAAGTCGTAAATTTCATTTCCGTATCTGCAAACAAAGTTTACCTTATTCATTTCCTCAATGACATAATCAATATCTTCAATTGCAATCTCTCCAAGGTCATATCCAATATCGGTTATGTTGTCAAGCGTTTTCGGTTCAAATTCATCGCCATATTCTGCGATTTCTTCGTTGTAATGTTCAATGCAATCGTAATAATAGAATACGCTGTTATGAATCACCTCGTCATCAAGGTCAATTTCAATATCGCCCTCACTCCAATACTGAAGTTCTTCCATTCCCTTTTCACTTAGTGCAATGAGACCGCGGTTTCTGCTATAGTCTTCCTTTTTGAAAGTTTCATTCGGATAAAGTTTCTGAATGTAATCAAACTCATAAGCGTCACCTCGAATGCCGCCACCATTATCTTCGCAGAATCGAATCAGTCTGAGCAAGAGTGCGCTTTCGCTTTCATCTTCGCTGTTGTAAATGCAGTTTACTATGTCTCTTGCTTCCATCAGTGCACTGTGACTGTATGCGCTCCAATGAAAGTAAATCTTGCACAAGTCCTTGCCACATCTATTAACTGTTACAACCAATCTCTGTCCCATATTTATTCTCCTTTCTTTGCACCATCAATAATTTCCATTATATCTTCAAATGGATCTCTAAAATGTTCGGTGGTATCAAGTCTTGCGCAGTATGTGTCAACACCATCGTAGAACTTGTCTCTTAATCGTTGTATTTTTTTATATTCTTTTTCTGTTATTGTTATCACGCACTTCGCTCCTTTCATTAATTTTGTACTGTTTCATTATATCACTTTCCTTACTAATTTGTCTTTCTATTTTTTCAATCCTTTATTTTAAATGTTCGTAAGTAGCAAGTGACCCGATGTTTCCTATGCATATGAGAATAAACCCTATTCTCATCATCATTTCGGAATCTCCTGCACACATCCACGTTAAAATGCCTACAATGCTTGTTTGTATAAATGCTATCATTCGATCACTCTCCTTTAATACATCATGAATCTTCCTTCTTCGTCCTCGGCATTGGCTACATTCCAGTTGATGTTTTCAAGCCGACCAAAGTTAATCTCACATACCATGTCGTTTGCCTTATCTGCCGCTTCATCAAAACTATTAGCTTCAACTTCAATGTACACTCTGCCATCTACGGCAACGCCTACTGTGTACTTCATTTCATCCACTCTCCAAATCCGTTAATGTACATATCACCATTCTTTACTCGAATCGAACGAAAAGCAAGCGCAATTCTTTCTCCAAGACTTACACTGTCGAAGTAATTGTCCACCTCCATTAGACATCTTATAAATGCGCTTGGCTTGTCACAGCTGTCAAGATAATCAAACATTGCGGTTTTCATAATCTTTGACATTTGGGATTGAGTGTATTCTTCAATAGGAACATCACATTCTTTTGACATGTATTCTTTAGCGGCTTCAATTACATCTCCATACGCTACCTTTTTACATGCCATGATTATGTTGTAGGTTCTTTCGGTCATTTGCATCTCCTTAAAATTTCGTCTCTCAAAAGATTCACAGCCCTGTTAATTGTATCCTCATATCCTTTTCGGCATACACCACCATACCACCATCTATTAGACATGAGCCTTCCAATATCACTTTCATTATCAAAGCGAATGTCAGTTTCCTTTCGTTTATGAATTCGGTGGCATTCCTCGCAAATGTAACAATGGTCGAATGTAACAAGTCGGACAATAAGGTTGGGTAGCTGTTTAAGTTTCCATTTAATGTGATGCAGTTTCACTTATATCACCCTCTCAACAATGCCAAGGTTGTAAATGTGAATATCATTTGGATTGATTTCATTGCTCTCGCCAATAACTGATTCAAATGTAGAACGATGGAATTTGTGAATCTTATCAAAGTCTCCTTTAATTTGATCCACAATATCTCTTGCGTTAGCAAGTCCAACAATAATACTTTGATCATCAATATAAGGCATTTTAGGTTGAATACCCCATACGTGACCTCTATCTATATAAAGACAGATTAGTTCGTTTGGTGCTGTTCCGAGTACGTAGAGGTTGCTTCGCGGTTTTGTTTTGTACATTTAAGTTACCTCCGTTAATCAAATCCATATTTAATAAACGTACCACATTCAGCAATTACTACGCATACGAGTAGCGCCCAAAATGCCGCTCCATCAATTCCGTTCTTGCGTGCGATTATACCAAAAAGAATGTATCCGAGTGAACTGATGATTTGTCCAATTACTTTCATTTACTTTACCTCCGTACAGTCATTTTCCCAAACAACACCATTATTTTCAACTATAAGCCTGCAATTCAATGGGATTACCATGTCACTCGGGCGAAAAATTCTTGTAAGTCCATGTGAGATAGTAACTGCGTTACACATAATTGTTCCAAGTGAGTTTTCTACTGGACCAATTACCATAAACATTGCTCCACCATGTTCAAATACAGTTCCGCTACTAAGATTTCTGAATTCTACACTGGGAATCTTGGATCTGTTATCAGCAACTACCATGTTATTTTACCTCAGTCCTCTCTACGGCTTCATTCCACTTTTCTCTTGCTTCACGAATAGTCTTACCACGTTCGCTTCTGAGACCACACGTGCATTTGTAAATATAACCAGATTCTTTTGCGACCGAATCGTATGTTACGTAGTTGTCAATGCGCTTGCGACCACAAACACAAGGAAGTAGCTTCACTGGTTTAGGTGGAATCTTGATGATGTTGTAGCCCAGCTTTTTCGCTTCGAGTTTGAGTTCTTCAACTGTCATGGTGCACTTCCTTTCTTAGTAATGCTCTTTCAGCGTTTCGTCCAGATATGCAAATCCGTTGTGGTTTTCAATGATCTCATAGTCTTCAGGTTCAATATATCCACCACAACAGAAACACAGGATAAATCCGTTGTCGAAGAGAATACCGAAATGCTCTGTGGAGTTTTCTTCCAGAGTGTCTCTGAATTTTACGAGGCTTACTGCATTTTCACCCATTGTTATTCTCCTTTACAAACTGTTGTTTTTTAAACTCAGGATTATGATGGATTTGTGAAACATAATATAACATTTCAATGAGTCCTTCTTCGTTTAGTTTTGATGTTAAAAGGAGAATACACTTTATCAAGATTTCTTCGTCGCTTATAGTATGGTGTTTGGCACTCATAACTACTCTCCTTTACAACTCATATGCACTCAACGACCAACTGTAGCCATACTCAAAATATAGATTATACTTTGCGAATAGCTTCTGAAGCTGTTCTTCAAGCTTATAGCCGCCGCGCACATATCCGTTAAGCACTGAGTACAGCGGCCCTTCAAAGCTCATTGTGATTGTGTCGGGATTTGCGTATTCGATGTATTTCAGAGGATCTTTGCCTTCGTACTGATATAGATCTTCATCAATTTTCTTGCCAAGCACTCCCTCCCATTCGTCACAGTCTGCAAATGCCTTGCCATCGAAGTAGATTACAATGTCGCTCCAGAGATGATGCTTTTTGCACCATGTGTATATGTCTATTGCAAGTGATTCGTTTCTGTTGGTCATTGTTTTATACCTCCTTTAATCAGTTGTTCTCCAATAATACTCAAGCTCTTCTCCCTTAAGCTTCTCCCATGCGTAGTTATTTGCTTCGTGATACAGGTTTGAATACAGCAGAGAGTATTCGTTATTTCCTGTATGGTAAAAGTCCCAGCATTTCCAGTTAAGCACCATTACAAGTTCTGTAAGATACTTGTGGTTTGACTTCCATTCGTTGAACGCTCTGGTGTATGTTTCCTTTATTGCGTGAATACCGAATCTGTCTGCGATGCTGAAATCCTGCCAGAAAGTGGTGATTGTTTCGTATCCGTTTATGTTCATGATTTTACCTCCTTACATTTCATCAATTAGTTCAAGTAGATCATTAAGTGCGGAAACTCTTCCATATTCAAAATCATTCATATGACGATTTTCTGTTGCATCATACACTTCTTTTAGCAACCGTTCAATTAGCAATCGCAATTTATTTTCCATGATTTTCAACCTCATTTATTGCTTCAATCATGCTGTCTGCGCTACAGTAGTATTCTCCATTGATGTAGACTTCGTAGTGTCCGTTGACTTGTACGATGCGCAAGTTATCTGGCATTTGAATCACTTCCTTTATTTGATGGTGAATTCGTAATCAACGATGTAAACGATTGTTTCTTCATCAAAGTAACATACATCTCCGTCATACAGGTTAACTGCATTGTTATTGCACATAGGGTCGTAAATTTTCATGTAGTATAGCCCACCACTTGTGGCGAAAACTGAACCACATGTAAGGTCTTCAAGTTTTGCCGTGTTATTATGAGGTTTGTTAATGTACATATGTAATTTCCTTTCTTACTTGATGATGAGTTCGTGGTCGAGAGTGATAACAACAGCAGTTTCATATGCCATTTCAAGACTGCCGTTTGTCAAATCAACCACATTACACATGAAGTCACCAGTTTCAATTCTTTCAGTTTTCATGAAAATATGGTCGCCAGTCTGAAACTTGAATACAGTTCCTTTTTCGAGGCTGTGAAAAAATTTTGCATTCTCCGGTTTCTTAGTGATATTCATGTTGCATTTCCTTTCTATAGTACAATCAGTTCACAGTTGAAAGGGATGACTGATTCGTCTGCGTTGAAGCAATGCGTTGTTCCTTCTTCAAGGTTTACTGCATTGTGATAACTCGTTTGGCATGAGATTAGTGGTATTTTTATAAAATACTCTTCTCCATACTTGAATGTTGCGCCGACCCCAAGGTCTCCAAATTCAATACCACCCAATGCATTATCAATTATTTTCATTTCTTTACCTCCATTCACCACGGAAAAATCCATGAATCATATTGTTTGATACTAATTTCACCGTTACGACAAAGCGAGTCAACGAAGATTTCCCATTCGTACTGCACTGCAAGTCTATCTTTCTTGATAGCTTGATGCAAGTTTTCTTTATCTCCGTAGTAAGATTCTACGAAGAGCTGAGTTGCTTCTGCCTTCTTCATTGGACCATAGTCCATGTTATTCATCTCCTTCGCAAAGCATTCTTGCGGCCTCCTTGAGGACGCATACACATTCGGATGGACTGTATGTTCTGATGTCCTTGCGCACAAACAAGTTTGCAATACCTACGCGCATTCGCTTGTATTCAAGCACTTTTGTCTTGTTGTCTGCCTTTGGGTGAAATCCAGATGCTGCATCCCACACTCGAAGTGGAGTGTTATTGAAGTTGATATCTGTTTTGTATTTCTCTTTGAGGTAGTCAAGCTCAAACGGAATGTAATACTTAACATTATCAAATCCAAGCTTGTCTATTACACGGCGCATGTAATCACGCCATGATATTTCCTGACCTGTGTCAAGATCTCTGTAGTAGGAATCCACATTTGCAAACTCTTTAAGAGTCATGTTTATTTCTCCTTTCTCTTACTGAATTTCTTGTTGAATGCTTCAATTGCTTCGCGCTGCTCTTCATTGCAAGGAGTATTGTATGCCTGGAAAGCCTGCACAATTTCTCCGTTGCGCACTTCAATGGTTACTACACTCTTAGTGGGATTGTCTTTCTTACGCAAGAACAGAATATCACAACCACCATTGATTACGCGCTCAATGTAGCTTGCGACGCAATTCTGTTGCTGAACTGCTTCATCCTTGATATCCTGAGTGCAACGAGGATAGAAGAACTTGTAATCTCCGTGAGTGATTTCATATTCAGGCTTGATTTGCTTTGCAAAGTTCCGTTCGTCGAACTGGTGCTTCAAGCGCTCAAAGTTTCTAGCTGCAATCTTGTGAGTGCTCAGGAAGTAACGAGGATATTTTTCAAACTTGTTGCTGATAAGTGACATCATGTTTGCGTAGTCACCAATTTCTCTTACAAGACCGTATGTGTTCAGTCCTTCAAGGGTGAGCAAGTAGTCAATGTAGCGCAAAAGTGCCTTGAGGTCGTAGTTGAGGTGGTGAAGCAAACGGCAAGATGCATCATATCCGTAGTAATCACGAGGAGTGAGCGCATTCAAGATGCCCCAAAGCTCATTGTCAGTTAGAGTTTCAAATTCCATTGAGAAAGCGACAGTGTAGGCGTCCGGCATTTTCTTGTAGCTGTTAATCAGCTCTCTATTGAGCGATTTATTGTACGTTCTGCACAGCTTCAGAAGTCCCTTGGGCACTTCCTTTAACGGAATGCTAATATCCCAATCTGCCTTGAGCCCCGCAATGTAATACTGTTCGTAAGTCTTGTATTCATTTGCGTATTTGAGCAGAGTGCCCAAATTTGTTACACGACTCTTGCTATTGTAATATCTGTATGTGTGCGGCGTTTTGTGCTGCCATACTTCAATCAAAAATCCACGATATTTTTCATCCGTAAACGAATTGAGAATGTCCATGATTTCCATTCCAGCAAGTGCGCTGGTAAGAGTTTTAACAGGATAACCTCCCTTGCCAATGGTTTCACCAGTATTCATGTTGTAGGTTGCACGCTTTCCGTTCTCGAAATCAAATATGATGAGTTCTTTTTCTTTATAGCACTTCATGCTGTCATTCTCCTTTGCTAGGGGTGAGGTTTTGCGCCCCACCCCATAGTCGTTGTTTGCCTTATGCGATGTAATTTGCGCCGCAAATAGGACAAATGCTATCTTCATGCGTTACAGGATTTTCAACGAGTTCATCATTGTCAATCCAGTTTCCGCAATGTTCGCACTTGGTGACAGTTCCCTTTTCCCACAGGTCATCAAGGCACTCTTCGCATACCACATACTCTGCGCCAATTCCCTTGTTGACCACAGTTGCATATTCCTTGACGATAATCTGACCGCATTCATCGCAGGTAACAACTGCAGGCTTAGGTTCATGTTTCTCTTCAGGCTTCGTTTCATATACAAAGACCATGCTGCTCAGGATTTCAGACTTGTTGCTCCAATTGCGCTGCATTTCCTTGATGGTTTCCGTTACGTCAAAATTTCCATCAATCTGCACATTGGCATCTACTTCATAAAGGTCATATTCCTTGTAGGTCGTGTTTCCATCACAGGATGCCATGAAACTGCCGCTTCGCAGTCCAAGAGTTTTCGCAAACTCCATGAGTTCTCGCTTGCAAATCATTTCCGCAGTGTTGGTGCTGATTGCCTTGACCGTGAGGATGATGTTCAGAGTCTTCATGATGTCATTTCTCCTTTTGATGTTGTGTATTATTAACAGACTGTGCTGTTAATCTCCCTTGCAATTAGAACAGTATACATTTCCCTCGTCGTCAATGAATGCACTGGGCAGCGCCATAGTCATAGTGCAACAGCTGCATTCCACAACCAGAGGCAAACCACGCTTATGAAACCAAGTTCCGTCAGTCATTCCCTTGGGCATTTCTTCGTTGTAGTTGTCTTTGAGCCACTTAGCAAAGGATTTCATTTGCATTATCTCCCTTCTACATGCTGCATGAGCTTTTCCATATTGAACTGGAATTCGGGATATACACAGAAACCACTTGCCTTGAGGTTTCCAGTGGGATGGCCAATTTCGTTTTCACAAAGCCATTCAATGATTTCGTTTCCATTGTTGTTGGTATCAATGAATGCACAGTTCGGTTCACATTTAACACCGAGATTCACAGTGAGATTCTGCCAAGGCTCAGGATATCCTTCTTCGTGAGTGATGAGACCCACATAAAGATTTCCGTTTTCGAGGTAAGTGTCAATGTCAAAGGTCATAGGATGTTTCTTTCCGTATTTGTTAAGGATGATTGCTTTCATTTTTTATTCCTCCCTTTTAGTTTCTGGTTTATCATAGGCAAGCTCGAAGCTAAATCGACCAACATGCCATTCCCTTAAACTTTCAATTGTGTTGCGTATAATTTCAAGCTCTCCAAAGAAATGTACTGCTTCATCGACAGGAATGTGGACATGAAAAATTTCGCTTTTCCTTCCTCTGCTGCCTATTTTTACTACTGTAACATTAATGTACGTTGCACCATCAAGAAATCCCATTTCTTCAAGAGAGTTGATAGTATCTTTCAGTTTCATATCGTTACCTCTTATTCTTGATTTCCCTTTCGTATTCGTCATCATCAATACGCTTTACCAGAGCAAGGATTTCCCTCCAGCACATACAGCATGCGACAAAGAATATCAGCTTGTCTTTGAATGTTTCCTTTGCGTTGCCGTTTGCCTTCAGTTCGTCCAGACGCTTCTTGTGCGCTCTGTACCTCAGCAACTTTTCTCCATCTCGCTTGTCGTGCTGACGCTTAATCTCCGTGCTCACAATGCTTTTCATCAGTTCCAAATCTCCCTTTCCACGAATTTCTACATTTCCGTTGCTACGGATAATAGCTACAGTTGCGAGGTTAGTCATTTTCTTCTCCCTTCAGCCATTTGGCATACAATTCATTCACGTTGTCGTTGGGAATTACTTCTTTCGCTTCCAGAGTCAGCATGTAACCACCAAAGTAACTGCCGCAAGGACTGTCACACAGGTTTACCTTGCCGTCGTAGTTGCCGCACAGATAGACCAAGTAAATGAATTCCCTCATTTCGCTTTCGGTCATGCGCTTGATGCGTTCGTACATGGTTTCCATTGCTGTCATCTCCCTTTGTTGTATTTGAGTTTAGCTGTTAAGCCAAGCCCATAATGAAACCCACAAGTTTGTGCAACCTGTGGGTTTGATATAGGTTTCGCTTATTCAATCAAGATATAGTCGAACCTGTAAAGAATGTCATCATAGTAATCAGTGTAAGGGTTGTATACGCAGTATGTGAGGATTACGTTTCCCTTCTGCGCACCCTCTACGTACTTGTAGCTGATGTAATTGAATTGCTCTGGCGCATTGAGAATCTTGCCATTTCCGTTGTTATCGGTTACAATGCCAATGATTTTCTCAATGATTAGCTTTCCGTTGCGGTTTTCAAGCATTTCTGTTGTGAGGTCTGCGCTGTCGATTACTTGTATGATGTTGAGATTATCTGTTATTTCCCTATAGTAATCAACATCTTCCGCATGTGCAGTGTAGGTGATTACCATGATGGCGAGTAAGAGTATTGCGGTGAGTTTGCGCTTCATTTCCGTTGCACCTCCCTTAGTACCATTTGCGTTGCGCTGCCTTTTTGCGACGCAAGCATTCGTTGAGGTACATGTTGAGTCCGTCAGTTGCCTTGGTGCACACTTTGTTTGCCTTTACTTTTGCCTTGCCATATGCCTTGTATGCGTCATGTGCAACGGCTCCTGTCATTGCGGCTGCGCCGATCAGTATTATAATGCTCATGCTTTTACCTTCCCTTCCAGTTTCATAAGATTCATTTCTGCTTCATGCAGTTCATTTTCTGTTTCCATCAGACGAGATACACGACGCTGGAGCTCATCGTTTGCCTGCTCAACCAAGCGCTGACGTCTGCACAGTCTTGCATTGAGCGTTTCAATCAGTTCCCTTGCGTCATTGAGCGACTTGTTGTATGCTTCTTCTGCCTTGCGCTTTGCTTCCCTTTCTGCCTTCCATGCAAGGTATTCTTCAAGTTCATCGTTGGGAATGGCGTTCTTTGCCTTTTCCTTTTCGAGTTCGTCCATGAGATAGCTTGCGTGCTCCATGAGCAGGTCAGCACACTCTTCGGGATGGTGCGCATAAGCCAACTTACACGTTCCGATGAAGCGGATTCTATTTCCGTTCTCGTCACGTTCGTACATTCTGAGAGCAGTCGTTCTTCTCTTGAGGACGTCAAGTACTGTGTTAATTGATACACCAAAGTACTCTGCTGCATCCGTGCAACTGTTGAAAGTCTTGTGAATGTCGATTGCAATGACGGGCTTACAACAGGCGCTGTTTCGCTTTCCTGCGCTGGTAAGGGTTGCCTTGTTCTGAACGGTAATGATGGTCTTCTGCATGATGTCTACCTTCCTTTCGCTTTACAAGCGTTATGTCGTGGATATGCTTAGCACTCCATGGGACTCGGTGGCGTGTGTCACTGAGTCCTAGCAATGTTATGCAAGTACGAACGTGAGTACGTCTTTGTGTGCGCTTGCTATGGCACAGTTTTTACAGTTGTTGTGCCTACCTGTCGTGCTGCACCTGTTACAGCTATAGTGTAGTGCTTTCTTTGCTGCATTTACTGTCCTTGCTTCGTACTGTCGTTCAACACCTCTTTCTTCAAATATTGACATGGTTGATTCCTCCTTAACTGGGGTTATCCCCAATACTGATTTTCCAAAGCTTCCAGAGCCTTCTTCAGTACCTTCTGCTCCTTGCGAAGACAGTGGTATTCAGGGCTGGTCTTGTTCTTACAAACCAAGAGCTTCTTGCGGTTGTGCTCAATGGCGCTGTAGAGTTCGTCACGCTTGTCAGTGTATTCGGTCATGAACATAATTTATTCCTCCTTCTCTGGACTTATAAGCCCATAATTGGATAGTCCGACATTAGCCGAACTAGCCTATATAGGTTTACAGAACCCATGCCGTATTGCCATCATTAAGCATAGCCATAATGCCTGGTACATAGTAGTCGTCGCAGTCCATATACGCAACACGGGCATCCAGGGCGTCATGGATTGAGTCATACTCTTCGAAAGTTCCATGGCGATAGTAGACACGATACTTGACAATCATTCGTGTAGCACCCATATAAACACCTCCTGAGTTTATTCATACCTATCGGTCTGCCCCATGAATTCGATGTACGTATAGCCATCGGCATAATAGGGCTTCAGATTGCACATGATGAAACGGTACTCTGCGAACATCAGAGCGAGAACGAGCAGAGTGATTGCGATAAACTTCTTCATGATACTACCTCATCAAATTTCATACCAAGATAGGCTTCTACCAGCGCAGGGTCTACCATAGCAAGCTTACAGAATGTGCGCATGGCTTGAGGTTTTGGTTCGTGCCAACCAAAGAAGTCATAGTCTATGAGCATGTTGGACAGATATTCTACGAACTTATCAAAGTCGGGTTCGTCGTTGTGGACTTCTTGCGCTGCCCAGTACGCTCCACCCATTACGGCTACTGCATTGTCGTGCTTGTCCTCTAATGCAAGAATATTGCGCTGGATGATGCTAGGGTTGAACATGATTATCTCACCTCCTGTTCTATACATGACACATAGATATCTAGATTGCCGGACTGGTAGTTAAACTCCAGGTCATCCATCTCACGGATATCAGCTTGGCTAATATTGTGGTAATGTCCTCGTGCCATGCTAATTATTGCGGATATGGCTACGCTTTTAGCCTTGTCCCTAGTTGCATAAACTCCATGCAAACTATTGGACTGGTGTCCTTGAATAATAGAATCACTGATAACAACATAAACTTTTGACATAATACATCACTCCTATGGTTAGATTATTTATGTCGTTACCTATGATGTCTGTGGTGTGGGTCTCAGACCATGCCATAACACCACATATGGCAGGAATGTCTGGAGCTAATCCCAGACTAAGCAACTCTAGGTGATGCCCGAAGGCATTGGAAAAGAGCCTGTTTAGGGCACAGACTCTTTAGGAAGCCCACTAATTTTGTATTGTTGGATTACTTTGCTTCAGCTTCAACCTTCTTAGCTTCTTTAATCTTCTTGTCCTGCTTTCTGCCGCCCTGAATCTGTGCATCCTCCTTCTCCAGCTGTTCATCGGTCATGGAGTTACGTGCGCCCAGCAGGTCTGCCATTGCATCTTCAATGTCCTTACGGGTAGAGTCGGGTGCATGCTTCAAGTCCTTACCTCTGGTGTTGGTCATAGGATTCTTGTAGTCCTTGTAGCACTGCCATGCTTCCTTGCCAATGGCTTTCTTCACTTCCTTGAGTCTTTCCAGTTCGGCATTGAGAACATTCAGCTGAAGGTTGGTGTGGTTCTGGTCAACGGATGCCACAAAGAACTTGATAATGGCATTGTAGTAGTCCTGCGTATCTGCGCTGAAGTATTCAGTCTGCATGGTTGCAGAGTCTACAGCCTTGGGGAACAGCACGGACTCGGGATTGTTAATGTCTGCACCAGACACATAGCATGCCCATTCAATAGCCTTCTTGAAAGTGCGTTCCTCCTTCTCTGCGTCACGGTACTTCTTGGACTTGATAACCTTGTAGGGAATTACCCTAAAGAACTGGGCACAGTATGCGTCAAGGGACAGAATGCGAGTGTCACATCCTACAAAGGTGAACAGTCTGTGCAGTGCAGAACGGAACTCTGCAAAGGTGCCGGACTCAGTGGGGGACAAGTACTTATAGGTAGTGCTTGCAATGTCGTCACAGATAGACAGATAGGTTGCCCATTCTGCCTTAGTAAATTCTTCCTTGTCAAGCTGTTCCATGATGGAACGGTTGTCAATCATCATTTCGCCGTATTCATTGTAATTGGTATGAGTTGCCATAGTATTACCTCCTGTGCGGGTTTACCGCTTATTATTGTTAGCCCATGTGGACTACTTACGACACACAATGATATACTATGTGTCCTAAGTAACCCACACGACATACTATCATAGTCCTTTGGAAGGGACTCTATTAAATCTTGATTGATAGTATTGTGGGATTACTTGTCTATCAAAATATATACGGATACCGCTTTATATTCATAGACTCTACCGCCAGTTTATTCACACTCATGCCCCAATATTATCCTATGGGGACTACTTCCTTTCACCTAAGTAGTATCTAAACATTCGGTTGGTCTGTGCTATGGATTAGAACCATACGATACACAGGCATTTAGGGTATTTTGTACTTGCGCCGTGTCATAGTTGCGAATGGGCAGACCTATGACATATGCGAATGAGCCAGCGTTTTCCTACTTTATGTGCCGTCACTCCTGTAAAGACTTGCAAAGGGTACTTGTTTTCGATTCATGCACATTGCTGTGGTAGATATATAGTTTTCAAAGAGCGAAAGTTGTATTGCGTCTAGGCTGTGGGCTATGGCTTGCGCCTACTGTAGGGCTTGCGCCCTGTGTCGTTGCCCTGTCGCTTTCGACATGCTTATTATAGCACAATTTTCACGACAAATATGTATTTGTTTTGATGTGTGTATTTATACAAAAATCCTGCATAAATTGCATAGGGGAGCATAAAACTACAGCTTTTTTGCATAAAAAGTGTATAAAGGAAAGGTGGTTTATTTACACACTGACTGCAAAATACGCCATATATGTACACATATTCAGATATTGGCATGTCATCAGCGCATCCCTAAAACCACCCCATTATAATTAGCCAACCGCATGCGCACTTATTGATATTGCAACACCTCCAAATCATCAATGATCGCATCTTTATTTAAATTTTTTATTGTTTAATCCAACAACGAATCATTATCGTTTTTACACCTATTTTTTAAAAACACCTCGTTTATCGATAAACCGCAAATAAATCATTATTGCTTTCCATCAGTTTTCGCCCAGTAAAACAACCGCTTAACAAAGCATAAATAAAACTACCATTAAACAGCAGCACTAAAAACCAACTAACAATTCATTGCGTTTTTTAAAAATTTCAAATCACCACTCATAAAAAACAAACCCCAAAAATCACTTAAAACATTTTCAAAATTTAAACCGACCCGCAAAACCCTCAATAAATCATTACCACTTTCACAGCAACACCACCCGGGGCACCTTCAAACTACCTCTTGACAAACCATTCTTACGCATGCTATACTCTATCACACAATACAAAATTAATGGAGGTTATATGCATGCAGCAATATAAGCACACTCCTTTTGATGAAGAGACCCTCGAAGCAATGATCCAATACAATACAAATAATCCATCCAAAAATCACTTCAGTTTAATTGATGCACGAATTATAAGTCTTATTCACTCATATTCCTATTCCGAAATGCTATTTTTTGCATCAAACAAGTACCTTGCAGAAAGATGTCTCACCTCATCCCCAACAGTACAAAAGTCAATTAATAAACTGCTAGATCACAATTTTATTACAAAAAAAGTAGCATGTATTAATGGACGCAAACAGCGCATACTATCTTATAACGAACATGCCGTAGACCAATTCAAAAAGGAAATGTTGTTGGCTGCGCCGCAGGCACCATAATAAAGATTTTTTATTTTACTACCCCGACCATAATAAAGAATCTTTACTGACCATAATAAAGCAGCTTTACTATATTACATTAGTATTATTACATTAGAATATTATTACATTAGATTAGCGTAAAAATACTCGTGCCTCGTATTTTTCCTTTACTCGTTAAATGCTTACGCATTTAACTCGTAAATATTTATTATTTATTTTATTTATTATTATATATAATAATATAATATATAATATATATAATATAATAAACAAACCATAATATACTCATTATACTATGCTTTTCCTATTGACATTTCCAGCATTTGGTGCTATACTATTAACAGTACAAAATTAATGGAGCGTGAAACCGCATGAAGATCCTAAAACACGGCAATGTTCCAGAGCGCACTTTCACATGTGACATATGTGGATGTGAGTTCATTGCAAGTTTTAGTGAATACACTCACACTCGACTATATGACTATAAAACGAATCGCACATTCATGGAGATATTTGAATCACAATGTCCATGCTGCGGAACTACGGTGCAAGGTTAGTGGGGGGGGGTACTTTCAACTATGAATCTAAAACCAATTAACTGTCCTGCATGTGGCGAGCATGCAGAAATTATTGGCGAAGGTGTTGCTAAAGCAATATATGATGAGCATGGCAACAAAACAGAAATGCACTTTACTGAGTTTGATGGATATACCGTTCAGTGTTCAAATTGTTTTGAACAAACAGTGCTTTTCAACACCATAGAAGAGGCCGTTCAAAATTGGAACGACTTATCTTCACACGACGATACAATTGACCAATTGCTTAAGGAGTGTATTTATGAGAGATATCCTATTTCGAGGTAAGCGCCTAGATAATGGCGAATGGGTATATGGGGGCTACTTCAAACACGATAAAGTAAAAGTATGCTTTACGAGTGATGACCCGCATACAAAGCACTGCATTATTAGTGACGGTTCTTGTGATTGGGGATTTGAACCGCCGCTGGAATATTGCGAAGTAGATCCTAAAACTGTAGGTCAATTTACTGGAATGAATGATTTTGTAATGGCACATGAATTGAGACACCCTATTTTTGAAGGTGACATTATGGAACTATGGAGTCGTCGCAGAATAGGGGCAGACGGGTATTGGACAGTGAAAAGCCAATATGATGGTGATTGCATAGTACGTGCGGTTGTAGTGTTTAAGAATGGTGAGTGGAGATTGGATTACGACAATGCGTATAATAATAAAATTGCCGCAGCCAGGGGAAACGAAGTGTACGACAGAGATGTGTATGCGCACTGGTCACTTTATCATTTGATACCACATTCAAAAAACATAGACATGTTTAGAAAGCTTAACAGCCATCATAAAACAGATGATATTAAAATCATCGGAAATATTCACGACAACCCAGAACTCTTGGAGGAATAACATATGTTTGGCACAGTGCATTTCACAGACGGCCACACAGAGCCAGTAATAAGTTACAACTTTAACCCAACGGGAACAGAGCTATATTTTACAACAGAGTCTGGCACTTATGGGTTTAAGGAAAATGTTCCATTATCAGAATTTGAACGCGAATATGAGTACGGATATTCTATCGTGCCATTTTTGACTAAGCTGCACAAGTTTTATAGATATGATTGTTCTATGTGCAGATGGCTTGTAATCAACGACATTGAATGCATTGAACTTTTTACGGAGGTGTTACACTAATGGCTGACTTTAAGGAAACTTGCGTCGAATATCTAGACGTAGACTCACACGCAACTTTTTGCTCGGCGGAGCGCAAATGGATTAATAAGATTATGAAGCTAAAAGAAGCTTATCCTGACGAAGTGGAAATTCAGGAATATCCAGAAAACAATTGCGGTAACATTCTAGTACACATTCCAAAGAGCTGGCTCAAGATTGCACCACCACGTCAGGTGAATTTTACAGAAGAACAGCGTGCGGCGGCTGCAGAGAGAATGGCTGCAGCAAGAGCGTCAAAATGATAGACTTGACTATTAGAAAATCGCACTAATTTTGCGTTTTCTTATTGAGTTTGATAAGTTGTAGGGGTATGATATTAAAATCAATTTTTACGGCGAAAACCTTATAGATAAGAGGTACAAAATGAAAACCGATGTAAACACGCTTCTCAAAGCAATCCATAAAAAGTGCCTTGACTGTTGCGCAGGTATGTGGAGTGAGCTTGACAAGTGTAAAATCACAAATTGTCCGCTATATAACTACAGAAAATTAAAAGGAGAAACAAAATGACGAAGTATGAAATTGCACAGCTAATTCGTGCGCTACTTGATGTTGAAGATGTTAGTGAGCTTCCTGATGCGGTTCTAAGCTTGGCTGATATGGTTGAGGATGATGAAGAGGATGATTGCGAATGACAATCACTCAGATATTTGGAATAATAATTCTTGTTGTGATATTTTTAATTGTTTTTATGGGAATTCCAATAGTGAACTGGTGGGTAGATGGCCATGGATATCCAAAAATTAAATTCTCCGCATTTAAAAAGTTCTATGCCATAAACCAAAACAGATGGGAATTGTATGATGGCCATGTTATGTGTAAAAGTGATAGCAAATACGGAGGCACATTAGTAATGGACCACTTCAGTTTCGGTGTTATTGATTTTTACAGATATAAACTTTGGCGCAAGAGACGTGATAAGATGCTAGAAAATCAAGTGCAGGCCAAATCAATAGAGCGCATGGTCGAATCTGTTAAAAGGGACATCAAAAACATGGAGCTTCTTTCTCAACAAGAAATTAACAAGGCCAAAACAAACATGAAATATATTTTTGATAATATAAACGGAGGACATTAATAGTGTTTGGTAATGAATACTTATGTCGCGCCATAAGATCAGATAACGGCGAGCTAATTTGCGGTTATTTTGTGGGCGCAGGATTTGGCTCAGCTTATTTGTCTGTACAAAACGAAAACAAAACAATGTGGCGCACTTACTCGGTGTACGAAGATACAGTATGTCGTTGCACTGGACTTGCGGACAAAAATGGCACATTAATCTTTGAGCACGACTATGTGCGCACGGAGTACGGTAGAATTTGCGAAGTGGTTTGGAAGTCACTTCCAGGTCATTGCGGTTGGGATCTTGATCCAGCTGCTAGGCTTGATTGTGAGCCGCCATATAAATTTGATTTGTGGAAATCTTGCAACCTTGAAGTAGTTGAAGCACAAAATTAACGGAGGAATAAACAAATGACATATTGTGAAAGATTAATGAGAGGTACCAAAGAAGATCTAATTAACGAGCTCGTTCTAGCCATTAAGTGGGCGCGAAATCTATCCGAAGCAGATTGGAACGCAATTACTACTGGGTCTGGTGGACTTGAAAAGTTCGTATGTGACACACTTGATAATAAGTCAAAAGAATCCGCACTCAATGAGTGTACATGCGAGCACGCACATGGAATGTTTCAGGATCATTATGGGACAAGATATTGGTGTGCAGTTTATGGTAAAGAATGTGACAATTGTAGAATGGTGAAGTAATATGTGGTTCATTACAGTATTTGAAAAATTCGAAGTCAACGAACATGGCTTCCCAGACTATGGCAGCATGAGAACGTGGGGCTATTACTCAAATCGCGAAACTGCACTCCAGGCACTTCATGAAAATTGGACTGATATGTGGGAATGTTTTTACGATTATGCTGTTCTTGAAAAAATTGGCGAGGGCATTTCGCCATCTGTAGAGCGCACACAATACTTTAAGTACGACCGTGAGCGTGATGGCTATTTTGAAATGAGAACTCCTGCATATTATGATCATTTTGGTAACTTTGCGCTAGGCTAAAAGGAGAGATTAATAATGCGTTTTTATTTTGATATTGACGAAACTGATTTTCAGGATGACTATGGGCTTAATTTCCAAGAAACCGTCATGAACCGTGTGTCAAACGAAATCGCTTATAGTGTTTGGGATAGCGTTTCTGATCCAGACCGTTGGCATTCAGAAACAAAAAAGCACATTGATGCAATTCTGAAATCCAAGCAAAACGAAATCGTTGAAGCCGTAATTGAGCGTGTAGCTGAAAAGATTGCCAAGAAGAAGGCGCTTATGGAATTTACTCCAAAGGTTAGCGAGTTGGCCGCGCTAGACAAAGACAACGTTGCTTACTTTGAAGAAATGATCGACAAGGCAATTGCGAAGAGATTTAACGGGAAGTGAGTGGTTGTGTGGCAACAAATCATAAATCTGGTATCAGTACATACGTTGTTGGAGACATAATTTATTTCAGAGGTGAACGGCTTCCACCAGCACCTCGTCGTTCTAACAAGCAAACTGTATTTGTAGGAGATACAATATGTATTAATGGCCATGAATGGAAAAATGGAAAGTGGAAGAAAACGCTACGTGCGCTATGGCACATGATGTTTTAGGAGGTCGAGCGTTATGAAAATTTTTAAATATATTCGTTCGCTATTTTGCAATCATGAATGGGAGATGCTATCTACGCACTGTGAATCATATGCGGACGATCCAAAGCACATTTATATCGTTCAAACATTCCATTGCGCAAAATGCGGTGCGGTATGTACAGATATGAGCGGCAACATTAGTAAATTTAAAGTGAGGTAATATACATGGACAATATTTTAACTCCAGAACAGGCCGCACGGCCAGTAACTCAGGCTGATCTTTTATCGGCGCTTAATGAGCTTGCAAAAATGGTGTCTCAGAACAGCGCATATTACCAGGATCATATGTTTAATGCAGTAAACGAAGCTTTGGGCACTGTCGCAAGGGCAATCGATGAACTTGACTACAAGAGGATGAGAGATGCGTATCATGTAATTAGCTTGATTAGTGAACTTCACAACTTGCCGCGAGACACTATGATTGAAAATTATATCAAGTGGTGCGAAGATTTTGATAAGATGAATGCGCCAGTGGCTAATGATGCTGAAAACAATAAGGAGACAGAAGCATGAAAGCAAAACTAATTGTTGAAGGTAGAGAGTTTACCATTGAAATTAATGATCCAGAACTGGAGAAACTACTTAAGCCGCAGAAGAAGACTGGATATGAGCGCGTGTCGCCTCTTGATCCTTATTGGGCAGTAGATGAATTTGGTGTTTGTCAACATCTTGGAGAAGAAAAAGAAGTTGTAGATGAGATATATGATAATGCCAACTACTATTCAGATGAGACCGTAGCCGAAAATAATGCTCGCGCCGACAAGCTTATGCGCCAGCTTAGACGGTATGCGGTGGAGCAGAGAAAATATAAATTGCTTTGGAACAAAGACTACTGCAATGAAAAATGGAGCATTGTGTACGATTGTAAAAATTGTAGACTTGTAACTAGAAAACATTGGGACGAACGCGAAGCTTTTGTTATTTATTTTGATACCGAAGAAATTGCTAATCTTGCTGTAGAAACTTTCCACGACGAACTAATCTGGTACTTTACTGAATATAAGGACAGTCTATGAGGTGAACACATGAGTAAAAGTAATCTCCCAAAGTTTATTGAATGCCCTTGGTGTCATTCACCAATGGAGTTGCACGAAATAGAATGTGATGATGGAATGATTAGACGCGGAGACAAACGGCTGAGAGACTATTACTATGATTGTGATGTATGTTGGGCACACTCACCGAATGTTTATGAAGTGTGCACTCATGAGCAAGCAGAAAAACGTTTGAGAGAGCTGTGTAGATTGAGGTGATAGTATTAATGGGATATTGGTATGAGTTCTACGACCCAGAGCATGATTTTAAGCTCATTGACGAAGGCAAATTTGCTGGCATGCCATTTTATGATAGCACTTGCCCAGTAAACATCCCAATGTCATTTGGTGATGTTGGGTACTACTCACATCCAGATTACTCAGATCCGTACAACTGCACTGGGTTGATTAGTAGGAAGTTGGCCATTGAGCTGCAAAAGTATATGAAGAGCAACAACACTCTTTTTACTGATATGATGGATGCGAATTACACAAATACTTTAGTTTTTAGAATAACTTGAGGTGATATCGTAATGGTAGGAAAATATCTTACAATCAATCTTTCAGAGCATGCCGTTAAGAAAATCATCGCAGAGTATCTTATAAGAGAAGGATACGAAGTAACTGCTAATGATGTGAGACTTTCAGTTGGTTCAAAAATTGAAGGATATGGTATGGGTGAATGTGAAGTAGTTTATTTTAATGGTGCTCATGTAAGTATAAGGAGTGACTGAACAGTGAAGATTACAGACATTGTACACGCCGACACTGGAAAAACAAGAACTGATGGAAGATATTCACAGCGCATTGGTAGTACAGTAGAATTTTTTGTTGCTCCAAGAGTTGGAGTGTCAATGATGCTATTGTACGTAGAAGATAATCAGGGAAACAAAAAAGACGGTGTTCTACAAACTAGCACAGTTGAACATATTATTGACAACGGTGCGGTGATTGCAGTATACACGCGCAACAGCGTATATTATCTTGAGAGGTGACAAAACGTGAAGCACAAATATCTGCTTGAGCTTTTCCCAGACAAGCTCCCATTCCCCTACAATGAAGAAGATTACCATGATTTTGATTATCGTGATACTTTTAGTATGGATGAAACTATTGTTCTATGGATGTATCAATGCTTAAGATTTTTCCAAGACGAAGCATCAAAGATTGTTAATTTTGATTTTCATAAGGTTGAAATTGACGGCGTAGAACTTACTCAAAGACAGTGTATTGACAGAATGGTTGAAGATTGTAAAAAGATTCTTTATGACGAAAGTGCTTTTGAAGATTACAAAGATGAAAATGAATATATTATAAATGTGGTAGATCCAGCTGTGGATGATCTTTTTATGGTTTTTAGTAAAGTACATATGCACATGTGGTGGTGATTTGTATGAGTGATTATGAAGAAAAGTGTAAGCTGTGCACACATAATTACAAACCAGTTGACTGCGAGCCAAAGTGCAATATGATGTGCGCCAATCATGAATATTTTAAACCAATAACCAATTATGACATGATCATGAAAATGAACGAAGAGGATTTGGCGGATGAATTCTTCAATTGGTTTTGCAATGGATATTGTGAAAATTATGTTGATGACTTCGGTGAAGTTTATGATAATATACTTGAGTGGCTTAGAAGCATGCGCTTGGGGTGATTAATATGAATGATGTAAATGAGCTAATTAAAAATATATATGAATATATTGGAGAGCCAGTTGATTACGCTGAGTTAATTGGTTCGCCAGTGCCATCTACATACGGCATCTGTTATACATACGAAGATCCTGGTGATATATTGCTTGCACAGGCCGCAAAAACGTTAGATGAACTATCTAACAATTTGAATGTGTGTGCAAAATGGGAACCTGGTAATGGTTATATGGATTACAGTTTGGATTGTGATATACCAACATATAGATGCTCAAATTGCAAATGCGAAGAAGAGCTTACGACAGACTATTGTCCGAATTGTGGCGCAAAAATGGATTTGGGGGATGAATTGCTATGAAAGATCATGACGCAATTGAACAAGCTTATAAAAATGGGTTTGAAGATGGCAAAGCAAATGCCATAAGATATGGCGTTTGGGAAGTAATACGGGATCCAGTGGGCATGCCGCTTAGATGGATGCATAGAGAGTGCGGCAGAATTACTATTGAAGCCAGTAAGTATTGTCCTGACTGTGGAGCACAAATGCAATGGGAGGGATGATTGTGGAGAATGTAAATACAGTAACAATTACACTTGATGAATATTTTGAGCTGCGAAATAAAGCAGATGCGAATGCATTTTTAACTATGCATTTTGGACAAATTGATGCGCAAATGCAGGAGCTTCGCACAAAATACGAAGAGCTTAGATGGCGTTTTGAAGAGCTAGAAAGAAAAAACAAGTAGAAACAATACAAAATTAATAGTTAAGGCGGTGATGTTATTTGGCAAAGCAAAAAAAATTACAACAATATGTCTTTAAGATAAACTCTACTCTATTGAGAAAAAATGATTGGAACTTAACTTTGCCGCTAAATAGGGCTAGAAATACGACAGGTCTAGTTGTCGCGCTTGCTGATTCTCAGATTTTGTCTTGGATCAACGAGCTTAATGGAACTACGGATTATGATATTCAAGCTAAAGAAATAAAGCGCCAAATTAAAGAAATTAAAAAGCAGCCAGTAAGTCGTAACAACAAAACTAAAATCTCAAATTTGTACAAGCAGTTATATAGACTGCAGTTCAAAGAAGATTACTTGTGTGTCATAATGGACAAGAAATCAGATTATGATCGCGCAAATCAAGGATTTTATGTTAATGGTATTAAGTATTTGCGACTTTTGTGCACAACAGGCGGTGTAAAAACCTCAACAGTTGTGTATGTGAGCGAAAAGCTACATCCAGAACTCAAAAAGCGTATTGAAAACGGCAAGAACAATGAAGTGCAACTTGTCCCTGCCAAATTGGGCGCATATGAGGCTTTGGCCGCTAGTGGATCTCTTGAGGTGAGTTGGCCAAAGGACAAATATGCTCCAATCCCTGGTGGTGTAATAGTAATCAAGGACGCGTTTACTGAGTTTTATGCTGATTTGATTAATATTGATGATAGCGACCGCTCACAGGAGCCAATTGTGCAGTTTGAGCCAAATCAATTAGTTAAAAATGACTGCTCTGACGGATGCTCTATGATGCTTCCATCTTTGTCTAGGCGCTGGAATGGCGAGCTTAATGATGATTATGAGCACACAATGAGCGGATGCAATCTTCGTTGCGCGTGGACCAAAGGCATGACTTTTACTTTTGATTATATAAAGTTTGCAGAAGAGGTTGTCGGTGCATCAGATGATTACCCAGAAAAGTATTTGATAACAGATATTTGGGGACAGCAAAGAGATATTAGAGACTCTGAGCTGATAATCACTGAAAGCCAGCTTAAACTTTGGAACTGCTATGATTCGTGGGAAGATTTTTACTACAAGTGCCTTGAAAATAAATATACTCTTAGAATTGCGAAGACTGCGCCGCATGAAGTGGACAATGTAAGACAGTTAAACTATCAGTTTATACAGTCTTTGAGCCTATCAGATGATGATATTCGGGAGCTTATAGCACCTACTGTTGATGAAATTAAGGATACGCTTGGCATGGATCCAAGAAAAAGCCTTGTGTATTTGTGCGGCAAAAATCTTAAAGCTGAAAACATAAAGTACTCTGATGTTGCAGCAAGGGCAATAATGGCAAATACGGATGTTATTAATGACCCATATATTCGTAACAGAATCAAAAAAATGATCAATAAGCGCATTAGAGAGGCAAAAATTGGAGTGCTTGACGTGCGCGGCAACTTCCAGATTATATCTGGTGACATATATGCGCTATGTGAGAGTATGTTTGGCCTTGAGGTGCATGGGCTACTTAAGGCAGGTGAAATTTACAGTAAATATTGGAAGGATAATGGCGTTAAGCGTGTAATGTGCGCTAGAGCGCCAATGTCAAACGAGCATTCGCTGGTCTCTCAGGATATTTGTTACGACGATAAGGTTGAATATTGGTTCAAATACATGGATACTGTGGCAGTTGTAAACGCTTGGGATACGATGCCAATGGCACTTAATGGCTTTGATTTTGATGGAGATTTGCTATTTACTACTGATAGCACTCCATTGCTTAACAATCAGAAGAACTTGCCTGCGCTAAATTGCATTCAGTACAAGGCTTCAAAGAAGGTTGTTACCGAAGAAGATGTTATCAAAGCAAATAAAAATGGTTTTGGTAGTAAGATTGGCAGTATTACAAATAGAATCACTGCAATAACTTCTTTGATGGCAAATTATGAGCCAGGAAGCGTTGAATATGAAACTTTAAGGTATAGAACTCAGTGCGGACAGGCGCTTCAGCAAGAAGAAATTGATAAAGCAAAAGGCATTTTGCCAAATCCAATGCCTAAAAGTTGGTATATTTTTAGTGAAAATGTCATAAAAGATGATGATTCTGACGAGATTAAAGCTCAAAAAACACTCAATCAGAGGCTTTGCGCAGCCAAAAAACCTTACTTTTTCGGCTATAATTACACCACTTTGAAGCAAGAATATGACTCATATGTGCGTGATACAGACGATCATGTTCAGAGTATAACGGGCAAAAACATCCGTGATTTGCTTAAAAATGATGGAAAATTGCCCGAAAATGAGCAAAAAATACTTGATTTTTATAAAAAGAGGCTCCCTCTTGACATTTCTCCATCAACAATGAATCGAATTTGTTGGGCTATTGAGGATGAGTTCGATGGTGTTGATATGTTTTCTAATGTTGATTTTGATTATTCTATTTACAAAAGTGGAATAGAATATTCTGTTGAAGATTATGAGCTTATAAAATCAAAATGCGAGTCATTCAAGCAGAAAAAACGAGAAATCAATAAGAAAAAATTTGTTGACTGTGAAGTTGAAGACGAAAGTTTCGCTGATCAAATGCAAAAATTGAACTCCGATTTAGAAGAAGATTGCTTTTCTATCTGTTCCAATGAGCAGGTTTTATGTGAAATTTTGCTTGATATTTGTTACAAAGACGGATTTGATACATGTATCGTGTGGAGTTTGTGCGGAGATATAATTGTGGAAAAACTTGTGAGTAAATCTGGTGTCTACAGTTATCCAGAGCAGTGCGCTGATGGCGAGTTTAACTTCGGAGGTCTGCAGTTTGTCATGAAAAATATTGCGGTTGGAGGTGAAGTGGATGGTTAATTTTAAGTTTAATGATAAGACAGATATTGAGCGCAAGCTTTTAGATAGTTATGCTAATCACGAGAATCCCGAAGAGACAATCAGAGAATTGGCAAGATATAACCATCATATACTTGGCATGAAAAAAGAAGATAATTATGATGCCATACTAGCTTATATGAATAAGAATTGCGAGGACTTCTATGAAGAGAAGTATTTTAAAACAATATATAGAAATATCTCCAGCGCAAAGAAGTATAAGTTTAGAAATGTTGATCCAGTTATAATTACCAAGTCTGAAATTGATAAAATCATAAGTTTAAATGATATCAGGAAAGAAAAGCTTGCGTTTGTTTTACTTGCTGCGGCAAAATATTATAATAACGTTTCACCCGACAACAATAACCGCATGTATATATCCATGAGTGACCTGTTTAAACTTGCGAGAGTTGCAATTCCTAGTAAGGAAAGGGCAAGTTATTTGCACTTTGCATATGAAGATGGTGTGCTGATTGAACATAGTTTTGTTGGTACAAATTTAAAAATTGTTGGGTTTGTGGACGATGATAGTGAAATTGCAATGACTCTTCAGGAAGATGATTACAAAGAGCTTGCGTATACATATTTAAACTATAAAAATGGCGGATACAAGCGTTGTAAGAAATGCGGAAAGCTATTTAAAATGCATAAGAGTGCGCCTGGTAGACTGTATTGCAAAGAGTGTGGACAAAAGGAAGAAACAAGTGAGTTTAAGTTGATTAAATGTATAGATTGTGGCGTTGATGTTGCGCTTAGCACCAGAGATACAGAAACCTGTAGATGCGAAGAGTGCAGAGAGGTGCATATTAAGCAGCTTCGCAGTGAGCAAAACAGAAGATATTATCAAAGCAAAAAGATTCAGTAGGTCGCTTCAAAACTTACAATACAAAATTAATGCCCAAAACACCAATAAATCATTGGTGTTTTTGGCATTTCTAAAAAATGACTTTCAATTTTTATAAAATGAATAGTAAATAGTTTGACAAATTAGCAATACAGGAGGTACAAAATTATGGCAAAGGCAGCAATTACTAAGAAATTTTCACTGAGTGCCCAGGGCATTCTTTCTATTGAGGAAGATGGTGCATTTATTGAAAACGCAGATACTGGTGAGCTTATTGACCTAAAGGATCTTCTTGCGGACTTCGCAGACAAGGCTGTAAAGCTTAGTGTAAATTACGACGAAGATTACGAATAATTTATTGTCTTGGAAGGAGCAAAAAAAGATATGGAAAGGGTAATGAAAAAACCAGAGCTTGCGCGTGAATTGGCGCAACGCACAGGGTTTTATATAAAAAATATGGAAGCCGTCTTAGACGCGCTTGATGATATTATCGTTGACAACATGAGTATGGCCACAAAAGACGAGCCGTCAGAAATCCGTCTTTCTCTTGGGTTTATACTTGGCGGAAGATATTCTCCTAAGCATGAGGTTAGGGATCCACGCACAGGTGAAAGTGTAATGACTCCTGCAAAATATATTCCTTATGCTAAGTTTAGTCCAGCATTTAGAAAGAAAATTAACAAGAAGTGATGGTGACGGCAATGAATGATAATTTGAAAAGACTGCCTCAGGAGACAGATGATCAGTATTTTTATCGTGTGTGTCAAATGAAGGACAGTCTTGGTTTTACATGGCCACAAATGGCAGAGATTTTTAATAATGAATTTGGTCGTAACATTGGTGATTCGGCGTATCGCAAAAAGTGGGCCGCATTTAGAGGTGTATTTAATGCTAATACTGACAAGCTTGTCGGCGAGAATACATATTTAAATGAGCTGAAAGAGCAGACCGACGAGCTGTACAAAGCAAAAAGGCAGCTCTACGATCAGAGACGTGAGTATAATAAGATGCTTGTTAGTGACGCGAGAGCCGATCATTTGGTTGAAATGCTAATTGAAGCGGCAAACATCGCGCCGCTAGAAAATTACTCAAACATTTTTGTGTGTGACTCAAATTCATCCACAAAAGAAGCGGTTTTGCTACTTTCAGACTGGCATTACGGACAGATTTCAGATAATATTTGGAATAAGTATAATACTGAAATTTGTGAAGATCGCGCTGGCAGATTATTTAAAAAAGTTTATAGCGCATTAAAAGATCATTGTGTTAGAAAAGTGCATATTGTACTGTTGGGAGATTTGATTAATGGCGCAATTCATAATACTTGCCGTGTTGCCTCTGAGGAAAATACTTGTGAGCAACTAATGCATGTTTCAGAGCTGATTGCGAATTTTATTAATGCTGTATCTAGATGCACATCAGAAGTATATGTGTATTCTACTTATGGCAATCACGCACGTACTATTCAAAATAAAGAAGATAGTATTCATGCGGACAACATGGAACGAGTTATTCCATGGTGGCTGAAGCAGAGACTTAAGGACAATAATAAGGTTACTGTAGTTGACAGTGAATATCATGAATTTATTTATGTTGATGTGTGTGGGCATCATGTTGTTTGTACACATGGTGACTTAGATAAGTTTAAAGACATTGGTATTACCATTAACAGCCTGTTTTCCAAGAAGTATGGAAAGACTATTGAGTACACATTCTCTGGAGACAAGCATCATTTAGAGTCTTTTGAGCAGTTTGGTATTGAATCTGCGCTTGTCGGTTCTTTGTGTGGCACTGATGAATATGCCAATAATAAGCGATTGTATTCTAATCCTATGCAGACACTGTGCATTTTTACTCCAGAAGATGGTAAATTATGCTCTTATAATATAAAATTATAACAACACAAAATTAATATTTGGGCTGGTGTATTGTACACCCTGGTCCACCTAGCGACGGGGAATTTCCCCGTCATTTTTAATATACAAAGAATAAAGGAGAACAAATAATTATGGAAAAGATGACTAAGAAAGAAGCGAGACTAGTATTCAATATGGGTGTTGGCAGAGCCCTACTTAAGGCAGGCTGCACTGTTATCGACGTAAAGCCCGATAGAACTAACCCCGATAAGACTGTTCTAGTTTTCAAGAATGATGAAGTTTTTGAGCGCGAGTTTGCGAGAATTAATAAGGAAATCGCAGAGGTCAAGGCTAAGGAAGAGCAGGAATAACCACCTCTTTTTAAATAATTCAAAAGAAGGGAGGTAGAGTTATGGCTGCTAGAAACGCGGGAAGAAGACCAGCTGCCAAGAAAACAGTGGCAGATGATAAAAAATATTTGTGCCCATATTGCATGAAGGAAAAGAAAAAGAGCGAATTCTATGTTTCAACAGACCCAAGGGTGCTAACTGGCATTACATCAATGTGCAAAGATTGTGTTAAAAAAATTGCGCTTGACTGGGACGATAATAGGCAGGAGTTTGGATTGTGCACTAAAAAATCTGTAATGGACGCACTCGAATATATTGATCGCCCTTTTTTAAGTAACTTATGGGATTCTAGTTACGCAGAGTGGGCAAACACTGAAGCGAAAGTGCGCAGAACAACCATTTGGGATGCGTATATAAAAAATGTAAGTATGATTAATTATCGCGGTATGCGTTGGCGTGACGGCGATATTTTTAATACATATGTTGAAGATGCCAAGCAAGTCGCAGCATTGGAAATGGGCAATACTGAAGCAGCGCAGACGTTAATTAGTAGTCAAGAAGTTGATGGCGAATTTGACAAAAATAGAAAAGACGTTATTAGGTTACTTGGCTATGACCCATTTGAAGGAGAAAAGCTTGAAGATCAGCCATTGCTCTACTCTCAGCTAATTGGATATCTTGACGCAGGCGGAGATGGTAATGATGATATAATGCGTACATCGTCCGCTATTACTATTGTTCGTGGATTTTTGCAGCAAGCAAAACTAGATGACAAGCTTGCAAAAGTTATGGCAAATTCAAACTCAAATGCTTCTGAAATGAAAACTTTGCTAGATGCCAAGAAGAATATTAGTGCTACTATTTCTCAGTTGGCAGAACAAAGTTGTTTAAGTTTGAAGCATAACAAAAACGCAAGCAAAGGCGAAAATACATGGACTGGTAAAATTAAAAAGCTCAAGGATCTTAACTTGCGTGAAGCCGAAGTAAATGGCTTTGATATAGGTACATGTCGTGGCATGCAACAAGTTCTTGAAATGAGTGATGCATCTATCATGAGACAATTAGCACTAGATGAGTCTGAATGGTCTGACATGGTTGCAGAGCAACGCAAGAAGCTTGTTGATGTACAGAACGAAAGAGACGTGTATAAAGAAATTAATAGAATTCTTCTTAGAGAAAATCTTGATTTAAGAGACACACTTGAAGATCAGGGCTTGCTTGATGTTAAAAACTTACAAGACCTAAAAGAACTCTTCTCTGCATTTGGAGAAATAGAAGAACCTCAGGCAGAAGAGGAGGATGACGATAATGAGTGATTTGTCAAGTATCAGGTTTAAAATAGTTAATGAAATACAAGATGAATGGCTTGAAACTTTGTTCGATGATGATTCTGTAATTTATGTTAAGCCTGGTGTTTACGCAATGTCAACACGAAAACTTGAGGCGTTGTTCCACATTGCTAAATTACAGAAGTATTATCAGTGCAATCCAGTTAGATTTATTAATGATTTTTTCAATATAGAATTGCTAGATGCACAGGCGTATATTGTGCAACGAACTTGGAATTGTCCAAATGTGCTTGTGCTTGCAAGTCGTGGTTTTGGTAAATCTACAATTATTGATTTGATTTTAATGTCAAAAGATATGTTGTTTTGCAATGTGTGGAGCTATATTGCATCTGGTTCAGGATCTCAGGCAGAAGAAACATTTACAAAGCTTGAGCAAATTGCAAATGATAATATTGATGAGATGAAGGGTTCTACTGGATACATATTTAAGCACGAAGTTGAAATTAATAATGCTGCCGGAGATGGCTTTAGTCATGGCAGCAATGGATTTAAGTATAGCCTTTATAATGGATCTTTCACTCAGACGCTAAACTCAAATATAGATAAAAAGCGCGGTAAGAGAGGCTCGGTTATTTTTGATGAGTGCGGTTTCTTATCTGATGAAATGCTAAAGGTATATGGCGCTTTTGCTGCGGTCAATAAAAACTTTGCGTCGGGCAAAGATAGAGACGGACATTCTCTTGACCCAATTCGTTTGCGTACTTTTGCAATAAATCTTCCAAACCAAAAGTTTTATATTAGTTCTGCATCTAGCACAGATACAGAATTCTATAGACTTTATAGAGAGTTTTCTAAAAAACAGATTATGGGAGATAGAGATTATTGTGTTATTCAGGTTGATTGTGAGGTTGTTTTGAAACCAACAATACGTGGAGAAGTGGTTAATGCGCTGCTTACGCGCAGCACTATTGAAACCGAAATGCGTACAAATCCTGAAAAGGCACGTAGAGAATATTATTGTGAGTTTACTTCTGATGCTGGTATGAATGCAATTATTAGGCGTGGTGTTATTACTAGAAATAGTGAGACTCGCGCACCACTTTTGTATAATGATACTGGCAAAAAGAAGTTTGTTATAGCGTATGACCCAGCAAGAAGCCGAGACAACTCTGTTATTCTTGTTATGGAGATTTACCAAACAGATGATGGAGAGTATAAGGGTCGTATTGTAAATTGTGTTAATTTGCTAGATGTTGGTAAAAAGATAAAGAGCCCAATGAGAACTCCAGATCAGATTGAATATTTAAAACAGCTTATATTAGATTATAATGGTGACGCACCAGATTATGAAAATATTGAGTGTGTTTTAATTGATGCTGGTTCTGGTGGTGGCGGCGTTAATATTGCTGACTTCCTAATGGAAGATTGGTATGACAAAAGAGGTAAAATGCATCGCGGCTTAATTGATAGAGAATATAGCGAAGAATATTCAAATAGATATCCCAATGCGGTTAATAAATTGAGATTGGTGTCACCAACTCAATACAAGTCTATAATTTATGAAGCATTGATTGAAATGCTTGATATAGACACTATTAGTTTCACGGCAGATTATGATAACAAGGGATATCTCACTGTGTTTGAAGCTGATGAAAAAAAGCTTGAAAAAGAAAAGAAACGTATTGGAGAAGAATGGAAGGCAAAGGGCTTAACTGGTGAAGATTTAACAAAGAAGATCGAAGATGAACTATCTCGTGCTTCTTGTGTTAGCACAAAGGTTGTTAAGCTTGACCAGTTCCAAGAAATTGCGCTTGCAAATATTGATGCCATGAAGGAAGAAATGGTCAATATGGTTCGTAAAAAGAGAGATTCTGGTAAAGACTCTTTTGAGCTGATTCCTGAAAAGGCAAACAAGTTGCATGACGATAGAAGCTATTGTATGGCTTTGTGCGCGTGGTTCTTGTCTGAAAAACGTTTGGAAGGCATTCGCGTTCGTAGAAAGCCAGATGCAAAAGATATATTAACAAAATTACAAGTTAATCGTGGAAAACCACTTAATAAGCTATTTGGAGTAGAAAGGCGGTGAGTTTTGTGGCAACAGAATTAACTAACAGGGAAAGAATTGAAATGTTAAGTCGTGAGGAACGTAATCGTGCCGCATTTGCCGCCGTTAAAGATACTATAGCACTTATTGACTTAACTCAAAATAAGAGTATTTCTTATACTACTTATTCCAGAGAGAGTTTGCGAAATTATTTGAGGAACCCCGCATCAGAAACCAACCAGAAAAACCTCAGAAAGTTAAGTAATTATTTATATACGGTCTCTCATGTGTACAGGAGATTGGTTAATTTTAAAGCATATCAGATGCAACTTAAATCTTGGACGGTATATCCAGATATTCCTTTAACAGAAGAACCTGATACGGATAGTATACTGCAAAACTACGACAATGTAACGAAGTATGTTCGTAATATGGACATGAAGAGTCAAATTCTAAAATGTATGTTGCAGGCGTGGAAAAATGATGTTGTATTTGGTTTTTGCTATGGTGATCCAGAGAATGATGGATCATTTTTTATACACCTTTTAGATCCAGATTATTGTAAGATTTCTAGCCAACAACATTATAGAGGCGTGTTAAATTTTGCATTTGATTTTACATTCTTTGATTCAAGCACAAATTCATATTATTTGGATGTGTATGATCCCATTTTTAAAAAAATGTATAACAAGTACTCATCTGATAGCACATTAAGGTGGCAGGAACTTCCTATTGAAAATACATTTTGTTTAAAGATTAATACTGATAATATGGATTATCCTATCCCTCCACTTTCTGGTTTGTTTGATAGTGTTATCAATCTTGCAGACTTGCAAGCCGTTCAGGATTTAAAGGACGAGCTTGAGGCATACAAATTGATTTGGGCAAAAATTGGCACAATATCTGGAACCAAGGACGTTGATGATTTTGAAATTGATCTTGATTTGGCCAGTGCTTTTTATCAGAAATTGCAAAATGTATTGCCAGAAAATGTTGCGCTTGCAATGTCTCCTATGGATTTAGATACTATTGACTTTCAGAGTAATAATGCAAATGATGTTAATATTATTTCAGAAGCCTATGAAAACATTATTAATGCTAATGGTGGTATTGTATTAAATCAGAATAAGATCACTAATAGTGCGAGCTTTAAGCTGGCATTACAGTTTGACTCAATGGACGCAATGGCACCGGTAGAACAAATTAATGCATGGGTCAATCTATGGATTATTAATCATCTTGGTGAGACTGGAATGGTTGTTGAATATAGTGATGTGAGTCCATATTTTGTTGATGATAAAATTGACAAACTGTTAAAACTTGCACAATATGGCGTTCCAGTAAAACTTGAATTAGCATCTTTGACTAATGCAAATCCTGTTAAGGAGCGTGGCATGTCGTTTATGGAAACTGCGCTTGGTTTGGGAACAACATCATGGATGAATCCTTTGGTGTCTAGTAATGTGCAAAGTGGAACTCTGTCAGAAAATGGAGATGGCTCTGAAGGTAGAGCAAAATCAGAGGAGCCACTTACAGATGAGGGTGAAGCCACAAGAGATGGCAATAAAAATGACAAATAAGGAGGAATGTATATGAAGGATACAAAATTTATCGTTGTTCAGGATGAGAGCATTGCAAATAAGCTTATATCAAGCGGATTTACAGTGGTTTCTAAAACTAATGATATGTATACATTTATGAATGCAATTCCTCAGCATTTTAATTTTGAAGAAATTGATATTAAAAAGCTAGTCTATACAAATAGGCTTGTTTTCTAATATATAGACTTATGTCTGAAATCCTATGAGAAAGGAGGACAAACATGGCTAAGAAAATTATGACACTTGATGATTTATATATGTTTTTTGTGCAACAAAATAAATCTTTTAGTTTTAGCGCAAAAGAGTCTGGCGAGCCAATTATTGTTACTACAAATGGTCTTTTTGCCGCTGAAGAAGATAATGATATGCCAGGAATGTTAAAGTTAAAACTTAAAGTTTGTCATACTGAAACCAATAGAAATGGTAGTCACATTTCAAAAGAAAATATGGAAAAGGCAATGCCTACCCTAAAATATAGACCTATTTTAGCGTATATCCATGAGTTGCCAGATGGCACCAAGGACTTTTATGCTCACAATGTTGAGTTTGTTGAAGATGAAGACGGAGATGCACAAGTTGTTTATTTAGAAAAACAAGTTGGATGTTTTACTGTTGACAATCCGTGGCTTGAATATGATGAAGATATGGATAAGACATATGTTATGGCATATGCGGTTATTCCTGAAGAATATACAGAAACTGCAGACATTATTCGTAGAAAGAATGGAAGCAAGGTGTCGTGCGAGTTAGTTATTAACGAGCTTTCATACAACGCAAAGGAAAAATATCTAGATCTTACTGACTTCTATTTTGGAGCAACAACATTATTGGGATGTGACGAAAATGGTAATGAAATTGGAGAAGGCATGCTTGGAGCAAGGGCTGACATTACTGATTTCTGCCACAAAGAGCCAGTGTTTACACATCAAGAAAAGTTGATTGAAACTCTTGAGAAGTTAAATGCAACTTTATCAAGTTTCAATAAATCAAATTCAGAGGAAGGAGGAGACGAAGAGATGGATGGTATTGAAAATATCGTTGTAGAGGAAACGTTTGAAGATACAACTGAAGAAGTTGTTGTAGAAGAAGTTGAAACTACAGAAGAAACTCATTCTGAAGAAGAAACCACTGTTGAAGAAACTTCTGATTCTGAAGATGGTGATGAAGTACAGGATGAATTTGAAGAGACTGTCGTTGAAGAAAAGTTTACTAAGAATTTTGCTATTGAGCTATCTCATGATGATATTCGTTACGCACTGTATAATTTAATTGGTCAGTATGATGAAGAAGATAATGACTGGTATTATATTAGAGATGTATATGATAATTACTTCTATATGCAAAGCTGGTGCACTAATAAGCTTTACAAACTTGGTTATTCTATTGATGGTGAAAATGTTTCACTTGAAGGCGACAGGCAAGAAATGTTTGAGCTAATTGTTTCTGAATCTGAAAAGATGGCCATTGAAAAGATGCGCGAAGACTATGCTGCGCTCGAATCTCAATATAATGAGCTTAAGGCATTTAAGGATAATTATGACGCATCTGTGCTCAAAGCAGAGAAAACAGCTGTTCTTAATAGCGCAGAGTATGCAGAAATTGCAGATTCTGATGAATTTAAGGCGCTTGTTTCTGAAATGGACAATTATTCCGTTGAAGAAATTAAGGTGAAAGCGGATCTGCTATTTGCTGCTTCTATGAAGAAGAAGTTTAGTTTTGACTTTGAGGTTAATAAACCAGAAAAGAAGAGCTCTGTTGGTATTAATTTTAGCGCTAAGCCTGATCCAAAGAAAGAGGCATATGCGGGACTTTTTAATGAATAATTTTTAACAATACAAAAATAATATTTTATTACTTAAGTGCCTATAAATGGCACTTTTGTTATATTAAAACAAATTTACAATGATGAAAGGATGAAAAATTATGGCACAGGATATTATTAATGCTAATCACATTGTTTGTGAGTCTACTAATATTTTGTCTACCAACTTTGGTGGCGGTCACATTTATTCTATCGCTATTTCCGAAGATATGGACAATGGTCTTCTAGTTGCTAGAGCTGACTATGTTGCTGAAGAGTATGAAGACGAGGTTTGGAACATGAAGGAGTACGCCGCTGGCGACGAGCCCCTACTTCTACTAAATCCCCCACTACTACCCATGACCGAGCTAAGAGGCTATTCTGATGAGGAAAGATTCTATAACGCTGAGGGCGATAGAGTTCGTGCTTATACTCTAAGACTGGGTGATCGTATCACCATGTCTGAAAATGCTTTTGATAGGGCTCCTGCCGCAAAGCAGTATGTTACTTTTGATGCCGCTGCTAAGCAGTATGTTGTTGGCGATTCCAAGACCGAAGGTGAGTTCTGCGCTCAGATTCTAACTGTTATTCCTCGTACTAACAGAATGATGTATAAGATGCAGGTCGTAAGCCTATAAGTTTGAGAAAGGAGGATGAACAGTTATGAATAAGTTAATGAGATTTGATGCTCACGTTCGTGAGATTTTTGAAAACGAAGAAGCTAAGCTAGTTGCTTTTAATAAGCTAATGACTGATGTTGCTAACGGTAATGAACTAGAGGGTGGTCTAACTGCCAGAGAAGCTAATGACAAGATTGTTTCTATGTTTAACAAGGTTCTTGGTATTAACGAGAATTCTAGTAAGGCAGATATCCGCAAGGCTATCCGTAGAAATCAGCAGGTTCTATTTGATCTAATTGAGGAAGTTGTTCCAAATCTACTTCGCACTGGTTGGCAGGATAATCCCTTCTTCAACGAGTATGTTGAGACTAGAAATCTAGACATTGGTGACAAGGCAATGTTCTATACCGAGGACGAAACTCTACTAACTGTTTCCAAGGTTTCTGGTAACCATTGGGACATTGACAGACAGAGACTCGGCAGAGGCTCTAGCTTCACTGTTGAGACTTCCTGGTATGGCATTGGCGTTTACAGTGAGTATGAGAGACTACTAACTGGCGCTGAGGACTTCGCCACTTTCGTGACCAAGCTATATGAAGCTATTGACAGATTTGTTAATGAGTCTATTTATCAGGCAATGATTACTGCAGCAGAGCAGCTACCTGGCGGCGCTACTGGTTCTGGCCAGTGGGTCAAGACTGGTGATCTAAATGAGACCACCAAGGAAGTGTTTATGCAGCTAGTTGAAGATATCCAAATGGCTACTGGTATGGATGTTGTCATTATGGGCACCAAGACCGCTCTAAGCAAGCTAGAGGGCATGCAGGATATCGATTGGGTTTCTGAGGACATGAGAGTTCAGAGAAACACAACTGGTAGAATTGGCTACTTCGAGGGCATTAGACTAGTTGAGCTCAAGCAGGGCTTCCGTCTAAATGATACCACTAATAGACTAGTTGACGACAAGCAGCTTCTAATTATGCCTGTTGGCGACAACAAGTTCATTAAGGTTATCAACGAAGGCAATCCTGAAATGAGACAGGTCAATGATAACACCGCAAATCAGGACATGACCTACGATTATCGTTACATGTTCAAGATGGGCGTTGGTGTCCAGATTGGTCTACTATTCGGTGTTTGGAACATTGCGGTTTAATCTTACAACACAAGATTAATATAGGAATAAAAGGAGAAATTTAATATGGCGAACAAGAAAGAAACTATTTCCGAGGAAATTGAAACTATGGCTGATGTTGAAATGGATGATGAAGTGAAGCCAGCAACAAAGAAGCCCATTGCTAAAAGCTCTCGTAAGTATGCTCCAGATGATATGATCACTTGCCGAAGCATTACTTACGGAGAGCTTTTGCTCGCAGGTAAGAAATCTAAATTGCTATACAGTTGGGCGAACTACGGCGATACAACTGATGTTGAATTCCAGGATCTTCAGGCGCTAAAGTCTACAAGATCCACTTATCTATTTAAGCCTAGGATTGTTATTGAAGATGAAGAGCTTGTTGAGCAGTGGGATAAGGATTTTGGCGAGATGTATAAGAGTATTGTAGATGTTGATGTTGAAGATATGTTTAAGCTCCCACTGAATCAGTTTAAGTCTAGGCTAAAGAAGGCACCAAAGGGTGTGCAGCAGGCAGTTAAGAATATTGCTGGAGAGAAGATTCTTAATGGATCTTTAGATAGTTTGGCCAAGGTCAAAGCAATTGATGATATCCTCGGAACTGATCTTAAACTTTACATCAAGTAATTTGGAGGTGACCTTAGGTGGCTACTCCATATGAAAAGGTGTATGGTCGTTTTTTAAATCGTACTACAGATTTTAATTTGGTAGATTTAGATGATTATACATTAAATGAAATGCTTAAAGGTTGGCTAAGTAGTGCAATTGTAAATGTACGAACTTCTAGTGATCTTTCTGCGCGTGATGACGAAAATGAAGCATTTGATAATGATTTGACTGACAGAGATATTGAGTTACTTGCCATGGGTATGACTATGGCATGGATTGATCAATATTTAAACTCTACCGAGAATGTACTTCAGTTTATTGGAGGAAAGGAAGAGAAGTACTATAGTCAAGCAAACCATATTGCTGAACTTCGTGCGTTACGTGAAGATACGAGATTAGAAATGAAACGTCTTCACAGTTATGGTACTTATACCAATAATGCTTATTTTGATGATTAAGGAGGTGCTTTGAATGAACATTTACACAGAAGCGCCTCCAAATCAGATAGCGGCAGAGAAAGCCTACTTTGTCTCTGCCATATTTAAGCTGCTGCCATACAAGCAAGATAACTACGAATATCTTGATAATTATTTTGAATCAGTGCTACAACGGCTAATCGGATTCAATAAAATTTCTGGTTTTCAGCCAGAAGTAATTACTATTATGAGCCTTCTTGAATATGCACGAGAAGAAGATAATTATCAAAAATATCGTAAAGCAATTCTTGACGCTTGTGGATTGGTAGAGTTTATTAAGGAGAGTGACGCTCATGCTTGAAAGTTATAAACTTCGTATGGCCGCATTTGGGTCACATGATGGTGAAGCTAGGCGTAAAAACTCTCAAAAAATTATGGATGCATCATGGATGCGTGATCCAGCCACTAAGCTTGTTTATGTTAAATGGGTTAATAGTGGCTTACCTGTTGTTGATGATGACGATATTCCAGTTTACGCTAAATTTAACGTAAAGTCGTATCACAACATAACAGGCGATGAAATTGCTTATTTATTGCAGTTTAGGCTGGAAGATATGAGGCAAAGACCTGATATTAAAGTTGGCTCTTATGTGCAGATTAGAAATGAGATGGACGAACCTGAGTGGTGGCTGATTGTTCATTATGATGACAGAACACAGTTTAGGCAATATTCAATATTAAAGTGTTTATGGACCTATAAGTGGGTAAGTCATAAAGATGGCAAAAGAGTTATTCATCAGTGTCTTGGTGCGCCAAGAAAACAAAATTCATATAATAGTGGCGAATGGTTGGATTATACTTTTCAGATTGTAGAAAACCAACATGTTGCTATGATGCCGTCTAATGATGACGCAAATACTATTGGATATGAAACTAAATTTTTAATCTCAAATGAGGGTAGATATCCTCCGCTCGCATGGAATGTATCTAAAGTTCAGCCGTCATTAAATGGTGCTGTTACAAACTTCACTATGACGCAAGAACAATTTAATCCAGCTAAAGATAATGCTGAATTAATGATTGCTGGCTATTGGGACAATGCAGTGGAGCCAGAAGTTCTAGAATCTGAAGAAATTCCAACATTTAGCGATCTTGAAATTGTGTATTCTAGTAAACCCGCAGTCCGCGCTGGTGGAGGCTATAAGAAGTTTACACTTAAGGCGCGTGTTGATGGTAAACTTGTTGATTGCACAGACGAGGTTAAATGGGGTTTTGATTTTGGTAAATATCAAGATAAACTTGAGTGCGTGCCAAAAAATGATACATTTAAAGTTAAATGTGAAAATGATTATTCGTTAATTGGCAAAACGTTTACAATTACTGCAACAAGCAAGCATAGTTCAACATCTATCATAGTGGAGGTGATTTCATTATGATAAGAAATATTCAGACCGTTAATGACGATATTATTGAAATGAAACGATTGATAAAACAAAAGTTAATAGCCGACACGGACATTCTTGAAGCGTTACATGATCCTAAGATTGACATGGATAGTCCAGATGAATTTTTGGACACTCATATTTACGGGTTTATTAGAATACCGCAAACACAAGATACTGTTCGAAATTTTATTTGTTTTACAGTTGATGACATTGAGGAACATCGTTTTAATGATGCTATGAAGATCCAATACATTCAGTTTAATTGCATATGTCACTTAGAAGATATGAAGACAGAGTATGGAATCGACAGACATGACTTATTAGGTTTCTTGGTTAGAGATATATTCAACTGGACCAATATATTTGGGTTACAGTTTAAATTAATTTATAACAAAGAGAGCACTATAGACTCAGACTATTATTGCAGAACATTGAAGTTTGAAGCCGTAAAACCAAACATGTTAAATAAAGCAAGGATGGACAACTTATATGATAAGTATGGACGTTGATGATTTGAAACTTTATATTGGCGATGATTTTATTATTAATGATAATATTAAAGTTTTACAGCCGACAATAAAGAAAATTGCTGAATTTGGTGAGCGCGACTTCTTTTCTGTGGTTCATACAATAACAGCCATACCTAGCGACATGAAGTCTCAGCTTTGGGATATGGGGCTGGATTGGGTTGAAGTTGATGATTTTGAACTTTTTATGATGCTTGCGCAGACATTGACACCTGAGAGAACTGCACTTTTATTTGGAGATTTGGATTTTTCTAAGTTAAGACCATTTAGAAATAATCAAAATGGAGATATTGTTTTAGCTGATAGAGAAACTGGAACTATTATCGATAAAATGATATATCTCAGAATTGTAGGCTATCTTCGTAAGGCATTTAATATTACGCCGAAAATTGAAAAGGCAGCTAATAAAATGACCAGAAAAATATTAATTGAAGAAGATAGAAAAAAAATTGAATTTAACAAAGACAAGCCTTTTAAGTCTTTTTTGTTGCCGTTGATTTCATCTGTAAAAGTTAGGCAAGGTTATACTAAAGATTATGTGCTCAATATGGGGTATGTGGAATTTATGAATGACGTTGCTAGGTTGCAGGTGATTCATAACGCAGATCATTTGTTGAGTGCGTGTTATGCTGGCACTATAGATATGAAGAAGATTAACAAGGCTGAACTAAACTGGATGAAGGAGCTGTAATGGCTCTTTTATTATATTTAAAATTTATTTTATGGAGGTAATTGATTATGGCTTTCGATATTAATAATTTCGTTATTGATAGAATCGTCCGTGGTGTTGCTCTTTCTCAGAAGGATGATTCCGTACTATTCTCTATTAACCAGATCCAGAACGCTTCCCTAAACTGCGCTTCTGAGTCTACTGACGCTGTTGACGCTCTAGGTACTCCTATTGCTACCTTCTATCGCGCCAAGACTGCCGAATTCTCTGCTGAGAACGCCCTGTTCGACATGAACCTAATGGCCACCCAGCTTGGTACCGAGAAGACTGTTGCTTCCGCATCTTCCAAGGTGACTGTTCCTGCTATGGAGAGCTTCACTGTTGTTGATGGTGGCAAGTATACTCTAAAGCATGCTCCTAAGGCTGCTCCTACTGAGATTTATGCTATCAATGGCGACAGCACCTTTGGCGTGAAGTACACCAAGGCAACTGCGGCTTCCGATGTTGCTTTTGCTTATACTGATGCTGATTATACTCTAACTCTACCCACTGGCGTTGCAGTTGGTACTGAGATGTTTGTTATGTATGAGTATGAGACTGAGAATGCTGTTGAAGTTGTTAACTCTGCTAAGAACTTCCCTGTTGGCTGCAAGTTCATCATGGAAGTGCTAGGTTGTGACGTATGCGACCAAACTAACCTTTAAGACTACGAATTAAATTTTCGTCTTACTTAGAGCGCAATAATTGGAAACATTATTGTGTATGTTCTTGAATTGCTGGAAACTCCTTAGAGTCTTATTGCTACAACATAAGGATGAAATACGCCTAAGTGTGAACGCTTGAAAAATATAAGAATTGGAAAATCAGCAGCCAAGCTCCGAACAGGAGAAGGTTCGACGGTCATTCGCTGAAATGCGATTAGGAGCAAGCGCTCCGAAGTGGGAACCACCTAAGTTTATATATAAATATGGTGAATGATATGACCTTGACTTGTATGAGAATACAAGAAATACTATTTATATTGAATGAATAGTTCTTTGTTATTGTAGCGAAATAATGAAGTAAAATAATCGATCTATGCATACGTAATTTTCAACAACTTCAAACTAAGCCCAGACTTCGACTGGAGCATCGCCACTGACGGTGCACATCCCTTCTCTGGTCGTGCACAGCAGGATTATTGCGATAAAGAGAAGAGACTATTCTCCATCGTTATCCCTGGCGATGAGGAATAATTTGAATTATAACACTTGACAATACAAAATTAATGTGTTATAATGTATACAAGATAGAGGAAAACTGATCATTTTTCTTGATAAGAGGTGGGGCCTCTCACCCACCTCTTCTTGTATTATTTAATAATGAGAGAGTGTTAACTAGAGAGGTAGTAATTATGAGGTTTACAAAATCATTTTATGATTGGTGCGTTGAAAACAGTCGAATAGATTTAAATGATAGATTTGACGAAGAAAAGAATGGTTGTGCGTCAAAAGACATTTCTTGTAAGAGCAATAAAAAGATGTGGTTCAAATGTCCTCGCGATTTACATGAAAGTGAGCAGCATTATATGTATGCTGTTACTTTGGATAAAAAAGCAAAAATAATTTGCAGTAAGTGTAATAGTATTGCTCAAGTGGTAATTGATAAATTTGGGGAACAATACTTGCGAAATCATTGGCATAAGTCTAATATAATGAACCCATGGGATATTGCTAATGGTCATTCAAGATTAAAGATTCTTATTCAATGCACAAACAAAGACTATCATGTTTATGAGCAAACGCCTCAATCGTTTGGCAGGGGAATTGGATGTCCATATTGTAATGGAAAAAAAGTACATCCAAATGATAGTTTGGCAGTGTTATATCCAGATATTGTAAATAGATGGTCAGATAAAAATGACAAAAGTCCATACGAGTATACTGTACAGTCAAACAAAAAAGTTTGGTTAAAGTGTCCAGAAGGAAAGCATGATGATTACTTGCAAGCACTCAATGCAGCGTATAAATATCAATATGGATGTTATGAGTGTTACAAAGATGCGCTTAGTGAAAACAAAAAAGGTGAAAATAATTATTTTTGGAAAGGCGGCATCAATGGCGAGAATGATACTCTAAGACACCGTCGAGAATATAAAGAATGGCGCACATCTGTTTATGAACGTGATGATTACACATGTCAATGTTGCGGTATTCGTGGTGGCAAATTAAACGCACACCATATTAATCAATTTTCTGACCATCCAGAGTTAAGATATAATGCTAATAATGGAATCACTTTATGTGTCAAATGCCACGATTCTTCTGAGAGTGGTTCGTTCCATAACATTTATGGAACGCACAACACAACTTCTTCTCAGCTTAGAGAATATATTATTAACAAATCTGGAAAAGATATTTTTCAAACTAACCCCAATTTACTATATGATTTCAACAACACAAAATTAACGTGCGCTTCATAGCGCACTTTTATTTTACTGAAAGGAGCGTGAGCCAAAATGGCAAGGCGTGATAGAAAATGCTATCTATGTAGCACTTCATATAAATATTGTCCCACATGCAGTGATGATAAAAATAAACCCTCCTGGATGGCCGAATTCCACAGCGAAAACTGCAAAAACATTTTTCAAATTTGCACAAACTTTAACCTAAATCTTCAGTCCAAATCTGAGGCCAAAGCTGCGCTAGAGCAGTGTGACCTCTCCAATAAAGCAAATTTCAAGTCTTTTGTACAGACTGACCTAGAAAATATTTTTAAAGAAGAACCCAAGGCCAAGCGTTTTAAGCGCGAGGAGCCAGAAGTAATACATGAAGTAGTTGATCAAGAAAATGAATAAGGCACTATAACTTCATGTTCAACGCGAGGTTTTGGTGCCTTATTTTTTATGCAAAAAAGGAGAAACGAAACATGATGACTTTTTCTAAGCTATTTAACCGTTATTATGACGCAGAAAACGTAGTTTTTATAACAAACATGTTGCAGTGCCAGAAATATCTCAACAACGGCGCAACAGCAGATCTTGTAGATATTTTATACAGCGGCACAAAGCACAAAGACACATTAGTCTTCGTATTCCAAAAAACCCCTCTTGTCAAAGAGCTCTATCGCAAATGGCAAGCGCATGAGCTAAATTAAAAGTGAGGTGTTTCTTGTGGAACGCACAGTTAACGACATTCTAAATGATATTATAGAACCAATTGTAGGAGACACGCCAGTGTCAGTTCAACTAGCAACTGCGCTCAACGGTATGGCCAGCAAAGAAGATGTGGACGCTTTAAGGTCAGACCTTAAAGCGCTCTGTAAAGAAGTTGAAAAATTAACTGAGCTAGTTGGTGACATTTCTGTGTCAGAACAAATAAATATGGCAATTAACAAGTCTGAAAATTGATGGCTTGTTTTTTTGAATTTGAAAATTGATAATTCAAAGGAGGACTTAACATGTCCGAAAAAATTTTTAATTCGAGAATTATTCATAAACATGATATTGAGGCGCATTGGCTGCTTGCGGTAAATTTCGTTCCCAAGCAGGGCGAAATCATTGTTTATGATATAGATTCTGCACATAATTATGAAAGAGTAAAAATTGGTGACGGCAAAACCAATGTAAACGCGTTGCCATTTTATGCTGGTAGCTGGAATGATCTATCTGATAGACCGTTTGGAGATTATGCAGATGGAGTTCATCAGCTCGACGCAAAATACATCCCATCAACAATCGCACGCTTAACCGATATACCAAGCACCGACACAACCTTATCAGTTGCAGGCGCTCCCGCAGATGCCAAAACTATTGGTGACACAATTAGTTCGCTAGGAACTATCGTCGGTGCCGTTAATGGCAGAGTAGACGAAGTAAACACGCTTATTGGTGATACTTCGGTTAGCGACCAAATTAGCTCTGCGCTTGATAAAGCCACCGCAGATGACTTTGGTGTATACGTTCAAGACACTGAGCCAACTGATGCGGTTGCAGGTGACATTTGGGTTGATACCGCAAACGACCCTGCTTTTATTGAACCAAATCTACCAGAAGTCACCGCATCCGATAATGGCAAGGTGCTCATGGTAGTGAATGGAAAATGGCAGGCTGTAAATCTCAATCTATCCATCGACGCTAATGGCGTTGTGTATATGTAAGGAGGTGGGTTGATATGCCAGTATTAAAGATTAAAAAAACTGATGGAACTTGGCAAGAAGTTTGGGGCGCAATTGCTAACACTTCTGCGGCCAGCGCACCAAAGCTCACTAGTGTAAAGATGTTGGCTAGTGCATGGGCTGGAACGAGCCAGCCTTATTCTCAAGTTGTTGCATGCAGCGGCGTAAACGCAAACAGTAAGCTTGACTTGCAGCCCACACCTGCGCAGATTGTTGCGCTACAGGATGCGGAAATTTCATTGATGTTAACCAACAACAATGGGGTTGTGACTGCATGGTCTATTGGCAATAAACCTACTTCTGATTATACAATGGATGTGTTAATCACGGAGGTGGTTAATGTATGAGCATTTATGGCAATGCAGTAGGCGGCACCGCACCTATTAAGACGCTTATCATGACCGATGAAGACGGGAATGAAATCACTGGTGTAGTTACTGGATCTGAAGTAATATTTGACGCCACGCCAGCCGACGTTAGAATTGGAAAAAAGTTTGCCAGTAACGAAGGTATTCAGGTTGGTGAACTGGTTGTTTCATCAAGCTACGGATCTATAGTATTGTCTGCTAATAGTGAAGCAGCCATTCCGGCTCCAGAGTACGAATACAGCCATTTAATGGTTACAATATGCCGTTATGATACAAATGAGGAGCAAAGTGTAGTTCCCATGTATGTATCAGTTGGTGACGCAATGTATGATGCAATCAGTGGCACAAAGTTGTCTGACATTGCTGTTGACACAGAAAATGGGCAGATTAACTTGGGCATCACAGTAAACGAAGAATATGTGCTGAGATATTGCGTTATAGGTTAATAATATTAATAACATAAAACTAATGATAAAACCTCGTAAAAGGAGGGAAAGAAAATGGCACAATATGTAACGAAGATTAAAACAGATGCAGGTGACTTGCAAATTGACTATAATGCGCTGGCCAACCTACCCGATGTTGTTACTAAAGAGTACGGCAATGATACCTATGTAACAAAAGAACTTGGTGCGGCCACATATGCTCCACGTGGTATGGTTTCTCAAACAGTAAGCTATGGCGCAGACGATGATGAAGATGCTATTCTTATGGAGCTGTTTGCGGCAACACCCAACAATACACAGAGAGTAGTTTATGCAGTAAATAATGGCTCTCCATGGTTTTGGACCATCGCAAAGACATCAGAAGACTATGGTTGTGTAATTGCATATAAGTATGGATATTGGGGTACGCCATTCATAAAGTATAAAAATATTTGGGGCGGAACTGTTGGTAGCGAATGGAGTGTTACAAATCCTGAAATGGAGCCAGGTGTTGAATATAGAACTACAGAATATTGGCGCGGTTATCCAGTATACACTAAATTAGTTGACTTTGGGGCGCTGCCAAAGAGCGCCAAAAAGTCTGTTTCTTATACAGATGTTAGCGTTCGTTCTGCTATTAGATGTTCTGCCACTACTTCTGCAGGAGATACCATTCCATTAAAGAACGGGAGTCAAGAATTAGCGATTTACGCATCTAATAAAAATATTCATATCACATCCAACTATGACGCAAGTAGTATGACTAGCTATGCGCAAGTGTGGTATGTTAAAAATTAATAATACGTAGGAGTCAACTATCCCTTGGCTCCTTTTAATTTAAAAGGAGGGATATAAATGGCAACAAAACGAGTTCAAATTATTGGTTCTCTGCTTAAGCCTAGTGCAAAAATATCTAATGTAGAGCTGTTGTCGGCAAACTGGATGGGTGATGCAAGCCCATATTATCAGGTAGTTGATGTCGAAGGTGCGACACCATGTAGCCAGGTTGACTTGACTCCTAGCATTGAGCAGTTGAATATTTTCTACGAAAAAGATTTGAGTTTTGTAACCGAAAATGAAGATGGTATTGTAACTGTATATGCAATTGGTCAAAAGCCAGAGAATGATTACACTATTCAAGTCACCATTACGGAGGTGAGCTCATGAGCAAGATTATTGGCGTGACTGTTGGAACACCATTGCCTAAGCCAAATTTTAAACAAACTGACCCCACCAAGGGTGATTATATTAAAAATAAACCCATATTATCTACAGTTGCTACTTCTGGTTCTTGGGGCGATCTCAAGGATAAGCCGTTCGGTGAAGAGGGTTGGACTATTGAGTGGGACGGCGATATAACCGACAAGGAAACTGTGACTTTGGACGGGCTGGAGCTTGTGCGCGTTTCTGACAACACGATTGCGCTTTCCGATGTACTGGGTAGCGTGGTGAGTTATGAGATTTCATACGATGGTGTTGAAACAAGAACATTCTGTGTCACCGAGGATTGTGTTGCTGACGGCGAAGGATTGATGTTTGCAATTACACACACAGGCTCTGATACTGGTGTTCCGATTGTTATAATTTGCAATCAAGACTTGGGAGAGTATGGCATATCAATGCGTGAGGGCGTATATTTCGCAAACAAATTTGTGCATGCGCGTTCTATTTCCAGTACAACCATCAAGACCATCGACGAAACCTACATCCCAGACACAATTGCTCGCGCATCAGATGTTGAAGCGAACACTTCTGAGATAAATGCATTCACTCCTATCACTTATGCTGAAATTGAAGCGCTTTTCGATTAATTAAATAATCAACAAATGCATGTAGGCCATTAATTTAGCCTATTTTTTATAGACATATATTATATTTATTTTTATATTATTTAAAATTTAAATAGCAAAGGAGAAATTTATTATGGCTGAAATTAAAAAGTATTTATCTCTTGATAGACTGGCACAGTACGATGCTCTAATCAAAGCAAAGATTGATAATGATATTTCTGGCGTAAATGCTTCTATTTCTGATATTACATCTGGTTCTACAGTAGTAAAGAAGGCTGAAGAAGCTACTTCTGCAACAAAGGCAACTCAGGATGCTTCTGGCAATGTAATTACTGATACATATGAAACCAAAACTGATGCTCAAGCAAAATTAGATGAAGCAAAAGGCTATACTGATACTGCCGAAGCTAATGCCAAGGCGTATGCAGACGGCAAGGACGCTGCTATTCAGGCCGCTCAAAAGGCTGGCGATGATGCTGCTGCTGCCGCTGGTGTTGCCGATGGTAAAGCTGTTAAGGCTCAGGGTGATGTTGACACTTTGAAGGGCTACGTCGGCACTATTCCTGCTGATGCAACTGCAACAAACGTTGTCGCTTATGTTCAGGAGAAGACTGCTGGCATCGCATCTGAAAGTGCAATGATTGAGTTGGGCAATCGTGTTGGTGTTGTTGAGGGCAAAGTTGCTACTATTGAAGGCGATTATTTAAAGGCTGCTGACAAAACCGAACTTCAGAATGCTATCGACGCTAAGGTTGCTCAGACCGATTATGACACTAAGATGGGTCAAATTGACGAGAAAACTGAGAGCTTGCAGACTCAGATTAATACTATTATGAACAACCCTGATGCTGAGGGTGCTATTAACTCTATTAATGAGTTTACTAAGTATGTTGAAGATCATGGCACTATCGCTGACGGTTTCCGCGCTGATATTGACAAGAACAAGGATGATATTGCTGCTGAAGTGAAGAGAGCTGGCGAAGCTGAGACTGCTTTGTCTGGTCGTTTAGACACCTTGGAAGCTATCAATCATGATGCATATATTGCCGCCGACGAAGCTATGAAGAATGAGCTTGATGGCGATATTGCCGATCTTGCTGCTGCTATTGAAGCTGCTAAGACAGATGCTGCCAATAAGGATGCCGTTGTTCTTGCTGAAGCCCAGAAAGCCACTCAAAAGGCTGCTGTTGCTGCTCAAATTAAATTTAACGAATTGAATGAAAAAATTGTGCAGAGCGACTGGTCTGTAAATGACGAGAGTGATTCTGCTTATATTAAAGGCAGAACCCATTGGGTTGAAGAAGGGTCTTATGAAGTCAGTGGAACTTTTGATGGTGATATTAGTTCTAAGACGTACATGAAGGAGCTTGGTGGTGCAAATAAGGGCTATGTTCGATTAACAAGTGATACTATAACAAATTTTGATAATTTTATAGATGGTGAAATTATTCTTTATGATGAAAAAAATGATACCGATTATCGTTATAGTGTAGATATTGTTAAAATAAATAATGATATAAGTGCCACGGATAGAGTCGTTGCTGGCACTGTTTATGGTTTCGCTTCTAGTGATGGAGATATAATTATCGCAACAGAAGGCAGCGCTGGACTTGTAACAGTTTATGCTGGTGGTAGACAAGGGATGCGTGTCCCGCTAACAGGCCCTGGCATTTGGGTATGGTACGACAATAGCGGCACCAATTTAGTTAAGATGGAATATATTTCTAGTTATAGTTTCAGATTTGCAGATGAAGTGGCTCATCCATTAGATGAAAAATTTATCCCAGATTCTATTGCGCGTGAGTCTGATATTGAAGCTCTTGAGAGTGCCGACAATGCTCTATCTGGACGTTTGGATGCTCTGGAAGCTATTGATCATAGCCATAGTAATAAGACTATTCTGGATAGTATTACTGCCGAAAATATTACCACTTGGAACACTGTTACTTCTAAGGCTGCACAAGCAGATTTAACTGCTGTTGGCGACAGAGTTACTGCAATTGAGACTTGGCGTGATAATTTCGTTGAAATTTCTGAGGAAGAAATTAACGGCATGTTCGCCTAATTTAAAGTCGTTTGATTAATAATATGTAGAAAGACCCTTTAATTAGGGTCTTTCGTTTTAAATTAGAAGGAGAAATTTTATGGCAAAGATTGATATTACCTTTAATAATAAAAATTACTCTATTCACGAATCCTCTCTTTCTGACGTTTCTGACGCTTTAAAGTCTCACTTATCCACTACCATGAGTGGTTCTGGTGCAATGATTAATCTTGGTGGAGATTCTTATAGTGTTGATTCTGAAAAGTTATCTGCTGCTACTAATGCTTTTGTTTCACATTTAGGCACTATTACTGGTAGTAGTTCTAAGGTTGTCGTTGGTGAAAATGAGTATGGCATTGATTATAATAAGGTCAATGAGGCGATTTTGGAATTGGAAACTGTTTTAAGCAATTTACATAATTCTGACAGTCCTGATATTCCGATTGCTAAAAATGTTGTGTTAGAAGTTAATAAAATAACAGATACTACCTATGTAGATGATACTGCTTATAACGACGAAGAATTTATTTTGCTTAATATCTATCCAAAAACGAATGGTATGATTTTTATCACCTATGGTGATTTGACCAAAGTCATTATAGATACAAGTGGGGCAGCAGAGCCAGCTAAACAGCAAGTTTTCTTTGGTACTTTTAATGGCGTATCTGACTCTGTAACAACACCTTCTAGTGGCATATTGACGATTGAGGGCGATTATAGAGATTTTGGTGTAGGATCATATGATACTAAGCATAATTTTAATTTTTATAATGGCATAACTGCTGTTCATGATTTTGGAAATGTTACTAGTCTTGATCGTACATTCTGGGGCTGTACAAATCTTACAAGCATAACTATTCCTAATAGCATTACCAGTATTGGTTATAGCGCATTCCAAAATACAGGTCTTACAAGTGTTATTATCCCCGATAGCGTTATTAGTCTTGGTGATAATGCGTTTAGAGATTGTGTAAATCTTACAAGCGTTACTATTCCCAATAGTGTTACTGATTTAGGTAATAATACGTTCTGGGGCTGCACAAGCCTTACGAATATCACTATTCCCAATAGCGTTACTAGTATTAAACATTATGTATTCCATGAATGTACGGGTCTTACAAATGTAATTATTCCTGATAGTGTCGTTCACATTGGTCAGGAAGCGTTCTATGGCTGTACAAGCCTTATGAATATTACTATTCCCAATAGTGTTACTGACATTTCTGGTAGCGCATTCCAAAATACAGGTCTTACAAGTATTACCATTCCTGATAGTGTCGTTCACATTGGCATGGAAACATTCTCTAATTGTACAAATCTTACAAGTGTTAGTTTTGACAATACAGATGGTTGGTTCGTTTCAAAACATAGTACTGCCACGAGTGGCACACCTATAGATGTAACAGATCCTGTTGCGAATGTGACACTGTTAACTGACACTTATAGCAATTATTATTGGAAACGAGCTTAGAACTAAATAAAAATTACTAAATACAAGAGGGGATTTTGCTATCCCCTCTAAATGAGCATTCTATTAGAAATATTTCTAAAGAAAATCTTAATCACATATTTAATTAGTACTCATGTATAATGCGCAAATACATGGCTATTAGTTAACTAAGCTGACAAATTATAAATTTTGAAAGGAGATTTCAAAATGCCTGATTCAATTAAAAAATATTTGTCTCTTGATAGATTGAAAAAATATGACGAGTTGATCAAGACAAAGATTGACAGTGATATTGCCAATCATAAGCATAGCTGGAATGAGTTGAACGATAAGCCGTTCGGCGAGGAAAGTATTGAGCGCATCGAAATTGATATGATGGGACAGACTATAGGATTCTTGAAAGTTTCGGACAATACTGAGCTCGCTGTATCTCCTGCGGCTGATGGTATGGCAAAAGTTTGGCGTACTATATCAGAAGTTTCTGACTTTAATAACGCACCGTGGGTGTTGGTAGATGATAAAGTCGCTGCAATTTCTGAACTGATGGTACTTGTATTTTTTGAAGATGTTGAGAATTACGAAGTGGAAGAAATCGTCTTTAATGCAACAAAAGGCGTATACTTCATGGACACTAGGGCACTGGGCTATGAAGCCTTTTTATCTGGATTTGCAAGCGATTCTAAAGCTACTGAACCTGAAATCACTTGGGATGGTAATGATTCATATATTAAGCAGCTTGATGAAAAGTATATTCCAGATACCATCGCTCGCGTAGAAGACATTCCAGAGATCGAAGTCGCTACAGACGAAGAAGTAATTACAATGCTAATGGAACTAGATATGCTCCCAACATTCGTTGATAGCGAAGGAGCTCTATTAATTGATAACAATGGTTCAATTCCAATTTAAGGAGGAACTTATATGACAAACATTAATTTAAAAAATATTGCAAATATTCCTGTTGTAGAAAGCATGAGTGATAATACTCATTTACTTGCGGAGCAGGAAGGAAATTATGTAAGAGTACCAAAAAATAGTGTTAATGGTGGTGGCTCTGACATCCCAATGTCGCGTGGACTTAAAAAAGTTGTCTATAACGGCAATAAGGACGATTATGAAATAGTTGATATGGATGAAATGTGCTTTGTACGTGTCATGGAAGACGTTATTTCTGAAGACGATCTAATTGGTGGAAAATGTACATATTTTTGGATAATAGAAAGTAATACAAAAAAAATTACTGATGAAATGATTTTTGTAGCATCAGAAAATATTGTAGGCGTCGATGTTGCAGGCACGCTTATAATTCTCTTATGCTCACAAGATGGTAGTACCTATAACGACTTAACATTCAATAAAGGTGTATATGTTACAGACAATGGCAGTGATAAAGTTATTCAATCATTTGAATATTATGGAGAAGTAATTAGCCAAGATATCCTTCCGCGAGATATTGTTTGTGACTGGTCAAATATAACTAATAAACCATTTGGTGAAACACCAATCGAAATTGTATCTGAATTTGAATGTGAATTTTCAGATAGTTATCCATATAGCAACATTACATCAATTCCTCCATTTACTATTGAAGATAAAAAGAAATATACCGTTATATGGGATGGAGAAACTTATACCTGTACAGCAGACATTAATTGTTTTGGAGATGCTAGTTGTCAAATTGCACAAGTACAACCATCAGAAGAGCCATTTTATATGCTAATGAACGAATATGGTGAAATAGAAATATATGCAGAATCTCCAGGAATGCATACTATAACCATTTATGGCGAAGAAACATATACTATTGATCCCAGGTATCTTCCACCTGAGGCGGGTTGCAGTGCGTTAAATGTTGTGGTTGAAATGTATAATTCTGATTATATATGTGACACCACTCGCGAGGCTATTGCAAACGCACTCAACTCCAGAAAGCCAGTATATATTACGCTTGTAGATTTTAATATTGGATCTGGTATTGTAATGCAAATGTACCCATTAAAAAGGTTGGTATTTGAAGAAAACGGCAATATTAATATGGAGTTTGAGGGCGACCATCGTATTACATATAACACGGACGAAATGATTTTTGAAACCATACCTTCTTAATACATATAAAGGCGGTAGTTTAATTCTACCGCCTTTTTAACTAAATAACATGAGGTGATTAAATGGAAAAACTAACACCTTTAAATGGTTTACGCAATAGTATTGCGTCAATAAAAAGTATTTTAGACACAAAAGCAAATAAAGAAGATATCCGAGCAAACGTACAACCAGACTGGAACCAGAATGATGAAACGGCAGATGATTATGTTAAGAATAGGCCGTTTTATACTGGTGAGCCTAAGTCAATCACCGTTGAGATTTTGCCAGAAATAAATAGTGCATCCATTGAGGGTGATATTATACTTTCAGAACCTTTGGTAGAAGGTAGAACTTATACCGTTACATGTGATGGTATTGAGTATGAATGCGTTGCACGCAATTATGATGGTTATTTGATGTTGGGTAATAATGCAATTTATGAATATGATGGGGATATTACAACTGATACTGGTGAACCTTTTGCAATGGAAACAGAAGAAACAAGCACAACATTGTGGGTGTATATGGCAGAAGAAAAAGATTTTACTTTGTCAATTTCTTACTCTGTAATTCAAGAAAATATCGTAAAGCTTCCTATGAAGTATCTACCCGACGGATATCCATATAAAGAAAGCTATTCTGGAGAAATTGTACCAGAGACTACAATAAATATTGAAAGTACAGGCGATCCTGTTTTTGATCCGTTTGTAATTGAGTTTGTGGCTGGTGGCATTTATAATGTAACTTGGGATGGCATTGAATACGAATGCGTGTCATACATTGTCCAAGGCCCAAATTCTCCAAGTATCGGTAATGGAGAAATTGCGGGTGTAAACGGAGGTAATGGAGAGCCATTTTTCTGTACGGTTTACGAAGGTCAAGTAATGTTGTTTGCAGCCGAAGTTGGTACGCATACAATTTCAATAAGTGGTACAATAGAAAAAGTTGTTCAAATGTCAAGCGAATATATTCCGAAGTTTACAATCAATGTTGATGTAACATACGACCCGCATCCCAACGCGAGTGCTGCATATTTTTGTACAATGGACAAGAGTGTGGCAGAAATTGCAAAAGCATACCTTGGTGGACTTGAAATGCGAGCCATAAACAAAGAAACGGGAGAATATTATATTCTGGAAACTGCAAAACAAGGTACGTTTGGCGATTGGGAATTTGATTTTGTAAACTGGAAGATTGATGGCGACATTCATTTTAAACACTTGCACATGTGGACTCCGAGCAGCGGCGATGCGGTCGCATTGTATACAACAGAACAAGCCAATGCCATATATGAAGGAACCAATAATACTAATTATTTGGCGTCAGTACCGGCGGTATGCGATTTTGTAAACTCTAAATGTTATATCAGCTATAACGAACAAGAATTAACAGAAGAGCAACAAGCTCAGGCAAGAAAAAATATTGGTGCAGCAAATTCAAAATCTGTTGATTGTATCAATTTGGTTGACCAAGAAAATGGTTACACATATGCCGTTTGTATGCGCAATGGTACTCTTGTAACATATTGTCAGATTGAGAAAATAGAAGTAACAACTATGCCCAACAAAACTGAGTATATGGTTGGTGAAATATTCGACCCAACAGGAATTGTAATAACAGCAACTACCTATGATGGAGTATCAAAGGAAGTAACGAATTTTGAATATGACACTACGCCTATCACAGATAGTACATCATATGTAAAGGTTACTTATACTGAGGGAGGCATGAGTCATGCTGTCGAAGTTCCTGTAGCAGTAATACCATTTGATCCTGAGATTGTTCTTGTTGACTTTGATTATACAGATAATGGCAATGGAACTTATACGATTACTGGTTGGAAAGAAACTTATAGTGGTCAACCAAGTACAGAACTGATAATTCCAAACAATAGTTTAGTTATATTGTAAGGTGGTGAAAAGATATGATAAATTTTAGACAGTACAGCAATGTAACTAAAATTGTAATTCCAGATGGAGTTACTTTAACAAACAATAATTTTGCTTCAAAATTTATGTATTTAAGCAATCTTAAAGAAGTTAAATTGTCCAATAAGATTACTCGTATTAGTGCGGCATTTACTTCATGTGGAAGTTTAGTCAGCCCTATTTGTGGTGACAATATAACTGAAATGCAATATGCGTACAATTCATGTTATAATTTGATTGGTCCGCCTGTATGTGGAAAGAATGTTATCAATATGGCTTCTGCGTATAATAATTGTTGGAATTTAACTGGTTCGCCCGTATGTGGTGATAATGTTACAAATATGTCCTCAACATATACTAATTGCAGAAATCTGACAGGCTCGCCTGTGTGTGGTAAGAATGTAACTAGCATGATAGCAACATACAATTATTGTCAAAAATTAACTGGTTCCCCTGTTTGCGGTGAAAAAATTACAAATATGTGGCGTACATATTATGGCTGTAGCAATCTAACAGGCTCTCCTGTTTGTGGAGATAATGTTGTAGATATGTATGAGACATATTGCAGTTGTGTTAATTTAACTGGCTCTCCAGTGTGCGGTAATAAAGTGACTAATATGGCAAATACATATAGATCCTGTAGAAATTTAACTGGTTTTCCCGTATGCGGGCATAATGTTACTACATTGGATTACGCATATTCTAACTGTTCAAATCTAACTGGTTCGCCTGTTTGTGGGCCTAAGGTAACAGATATGATGTTTGCATATCAATCCTGTTATAACTTAACAGGTTCTCCTGTGTGTGGAGATAGTGTTGTAGATATGTATGGTACATATCAAAATTGTACAAATCTATATGGCAATTCTTATTTTTATTCTGTAAGTGTAAATCGCGCTACAGGTTGCTTTAAAGGTCGCAATACTGCAAACATTCTACGCATTTACACAGTAAAGAATTCTACCACAATGACAACACTACTAACCAACAACACTTCTTCCCTCGTCGGCGCAGCCATCACATGGACTGATGACATCACAACAAACGGCTGCTATTACAACACCCAATACAACATTTACATCTACCCCGTAGATGATGTAGCCGCCGCACGTACAGCAAACGGCGATGACGAATAAATAATCAAAAAAAATATAAAAAGGAAGGTATTATATATGAAGAAATATAACCGTAAAATTGATGTAATTATACCCGCCTACAATGTGCCAGATCATGTCCTATTTCGTTGTCTTTCTAGCATTTCTTGCCAAGACATCGTATCTGACCTTGAGGTAACCATTGTAGATGACGCTTCAACTAAACAGAACTACGCTGAAGTAATTAAAGCTTTTACTCCGGTAATGAAAATCAATCTGCTACGATACGAAATTAATGGTGGTCCAGGCGTGGCACGTCAATATGGTATTGATCACACCAAGAACGGTTATATGACCTTCATTGATGCCGACGATACTCTAAATGGAGCCTTCGCACTCAAAGCACTGCGCAACGGCATTGAAATGGGAGACGGCATCTTCCATATGTGCGTTGGTGTTTTTGATGAAGTGCATGAGGAAGGGTTTAAGCCTGGTGAAGGCCCAATTCTAATGACACATGAGCAGGATATGGTTTGGATGTTTGGTAAGCTTTATCGTAGAAGTTTTATCGACAGATATAAGATTCACTTCCATGAAAGCTCTAGAGCAAATGAAGATAATGGCTTCAATACCATGATTCGTCTGTGTTCTAGCGATCAAGAACAGATCAACTTCATTCCTGCTCATGTGTATTATTGGCATGAGAATCCCAACAGCATTACTCGCGCAAATGACTGCCAGTATAGCTACGGCAGCTCTGAGCGTGATAGCTTCTATGGTTATGTTGAAAATATGATTTTTGCAATCAAGGAAGCTAAGACCAGAAAGCCATATAATGGTTTTATTACAATGTGGTCTGTAATGTGCATGTTAAATATTTATGAGTATTACATTGAATGTTATGCTCGCGCAAGAGAGCATGCGGATACTAATTTCAAGTGGTGTAAGCGTTATTATGACGAAGTTTATAGTTTAATTGAACATGATATTTCCGATGAAATTCTTGCAGAGCATTATAACGATGTAATGAAGAATGCTTATATGGGGGACAAGCTGAATGGCATTATTCCTTGTATGGGCATTTATGAATTTTTAGATAAACTAAAGGACGCAAGTGTTGATTGATTATTACAGAAAGGAGGCAAGGTATGAGTGAGTGGTTCATATAAAATATACGCCTCTGAAAATTACGTCTCAGAACAAATAAATGTAGCTATCGAATCTTTAAAGGACGATGGTTACATTGTTGAACCAAAGTCAAATGATATACCAAAAGTTTTTATAGATGGTATAATCCCGACTACAAAGGACGATGCGCTTGCAGAGTTGACTTATATTTCCGCGACGCACCAATTCCATGCTTATTTATTAATTAAGTGTCAAGGAACTTCGTCTATGAAATATCCAAAGAAAAACTTTACCATAAAGCTATATAAAGATGAGGCTCGTTCCGAAAAATTTAAAATAAATTTTAAGGGCTGGGGACGGCAGTATAAATTCTGTTTGAAAGCAAATTGGATAGATATATCTCACACAAGGAATATTGTGTCAGCTCAAATTGCCGGAGACATTGTTAAGACGCGTCCAAATTATTTAGAGCTTCCTGAGCTTTTGCGCACCAGTCCAAACCAGGGCATGATAGATGGCTTTCCAATTAAAGTATACGCAAATGGTATATATCAAGGCCGGTATACTTGGAATATTCCAAAGGATGCTTGGATGACTAACATGGATGGTTCGCTTGATAACCATTGCATTCTTTGCGGTGAAAATTATGTAGGCGGATGTTTTCGCGCCCTACCTTTAATAGATGGAACTGACTGGTCTGACGAAGTTCATGATAGTGCTCCAGCTTCCATAGTGTCTCGCTGGTCTGAAGTTGTAAATTTTGTAATGACAAGCAGCGATGAAGATTTTAAAGCAAATATAAGCAATTATATTGATTTGCAAAGTCTAATTGATTATCATATATTCGGCATATATGCTTGTGGTTCAGACTCGTATGGTAAAAATCAAATCTATTTAACTTACGATGGAATTAAATGGTATGCCTCACTTTACGATCTTGATACTACTTGGGGTTTGTATTGGAATGGTGAAGCTGTAATGGGTTATGACTATGGACGAGAAAAATATGAAGATAGGATTCAAAATAGAGAAGGTAACCTTCTATTTGAGAGAATAGAGCAAAATTTTTATTTAGAGCTTCAAGCTAGATGGGCAGAATTAAAACAATCTGCTTTGTCTATGTCCAACGTCATTAATCGTTTTGAAAGATTTTCTGACTTATTCACTTCTGATTTGATTAAAGAAGATTATGCTTCTACTACTGCTGGCGGTGCTTATAGTGGAATTCCTTCCGTGGCCAAAAATAATATTCAACAGATTAGAAATTTTGCAGCCGCACGCAGAAGTTGGACTGATGAGTATTTTAATAGCTTAACTCCAGTAGTAAGAATTCCTTGTACTGGTATTACATTATCTGCGACTGAATTAATTTTCTTAGAAGCAAGCTCTCAAACCATTACTGCTTCTGTAACTCCAGTAGATACCACAGATAAAATTATTTGGTCTTCTGATAATACTGAAGTAGTAATAGTAGAGAATGGAGTTGTAACCGCTATTGACAATGGTACAGCTACTATAACCGCTACTTGCGGCGACTATTCTGCTACTTGTTCAATTTCTGTTTCTGGTATTGAAGAACCAGTAATTCCAGATGAACCAGAAGTTGATGAAAGAATTCTCTATCAACTACCTGAACCTACTACCTTTACTGGCTCTAATTATATTGACACTGGTGTAGCACCTCTTGCCGAAGATAAACCATTTACTCTTATACTTGACTGGACGCACACTGGTGAAAGTGAATTCGTTGGAAGCAGATATGTTATTGCTCATGCTATGACAGAAACTTCTCCATATCCAGGTATTATTCTACAATACAATAGTAATGGTATTGTTTCTGAATATAGACAGGGCACAAATACTATTTCTTCTAACTCTACCAGCGGTCTCATTGACAATGCTGACCTACATCGCGTAAAGGTTGTATATCGCAAGGACGAAAGTGGTAAAGTTACTGTCGCGAGATGTTACAATGAAAATGGACAAATCCATAAGAATGAAAAAACTATGGATTATTACGCAGTACATGAAGAGCTACGACTTGGATGTTATCGCTCCAACGTTGGAGGAACAGGACGTTTTGCTAAGGGTCTCTTAAATGATTGTAAGATTTATAACTACGCATTAAGCGATGAACAGATGGAAGAATTACTTACAATGTGAGGTGAATAATTATGAATGATTCATATAAAGTATATGCTTCTCAAGAATATGTAGATAATAAAGTACCAGAGGCGCAAGGTGCGCATAAGCAGCTTGTAACCGATGCAGATGGCAATGTGAAGTGGGAAGATAGAGCTGGTGGGTATAGCGTCGGTCCAATCGAAAGTGTTTTAATGGAGGAACAAACGATATCGTTTACGTATGACACAGATGCGACAATGTCCGCCCCATCGAACTGGCCAGAGACTCGATTGGAAATAGTAGCTGGAAACACATATCATGTTTATATCGACGGCGCAACATATACATGTAATGCTACAGCATTTTATTCATATGTATTAATCGGTAATGCGGCTGTGTTAGGAATGGACGACACGGGCGAGCCTTTTTTATGGATGGATAATGGGGCGCAGCAGATGTTGTATATGTTCTCTGACACTTCCGATGCTGAACATATAATAAGAATTTCAGAGATTAAAATCGTTGATATTACAATTCCGGGCAAGTATCTTCCGATCGCTTCTGATGATTCATACGGCTCTGTGAAGCTCACAGACATTGTTACCACGTATGTGTTTTCCTCTGATTACCCTAACGCTTCCCAGATGCAAGAAGCTGTATCTAAACTCAATGAGGGCAGAGCGACAATCGTGTGGCAAGGTGAACGATACGTAGATGGGTTCTTGGATGATGATCTAAACATCTATTTAAAGCGGCTCGACGAAGTGACGTGTTATCGCAAATACCCCCTTCGATTAGAAGAAGGAACCCAAGAATATTATAGCCTTAACATGTTCGAGCGCGCCGAGGAAACGAGCGACATCTTTCTGAAGACAAAAGGAACACCCGGAATTTCGGCACGTTTTTGCATAGGCAGTGATAACATCCCTATTATCGTTAGGTCCGACGACAACCAAACTATATGGACCCCATCGACCAAGGTTTCAGAACTGGAAAACGATGCTGGATATATTACAAGTTATACTGAAACCGATCCTACCGTGCCAGCTTGGGCGAAGGAGCCAAATAAACCTACATATGCTGCCAGCGAAATTGGTGCAGGCACTTTGGCTGGCGAAGTAGTTGCAAGCACATCTTCTCAAGCGCCAGATACCGCTTTGCTTAGAAACAGTAAATTAGTTTCAACAGACACTAATCCAACCGTTAATGGCGAAATTTATTGGACCTACGGTTAAGGAGGTTGTTTTATGGCTCATAAAGTTTTAGTGGGCGGAACAGCCTATAATGTAACTGGCGGTAAAAGCATGGTTAGCGGCACAGTGTATGGTATTAAAAAAGGTAGAACTTTAGTTGGTGGAACTGGATATGATATTAAGTTTCTAGAAGATGCTTATGCTATGTTGTATAGTAGTGGTAACTTTGTATTCCAAAGAGGCGACGATGTTGCTGAGGGAGAGACGTTAGTTAAGAGTTATACTGGGTTTGAGGACAAAAAACCAGATACTGTGGTTGAAACACTATGGTATGGATATAGAAATAATATTATAAATGTTTCTTTTAAAGATGAAATAACTCCAATTTCACTATTTGCTTGGTTTTACACTTCACGAAATATTAAAATTATGGACCCTACTAATTTAAATTTAAGTCGCGCAACAAGTATGAGCAGAGCTTTTGAAGATTGTTATAATTTAATTAGATATCCTATATGTGGCGAAAATATTACTACTATGTATAGAGCATATAGCGATTGTTATAATTTAACAGGTTCTCCAGTATGCGGCAATAATGTCATTAATATGGCTAATACATATTATTACTGCAATAATTTAACTGGCTCTCCTATATGCGGTGAAAGAGTAATTGATATGAATTATTCATATTATAATTGCTCAAACTTAACTGGCTCACCTGTTTGTGGCGATAATGTTGTTAGTATGGCACGTACATATACCAATTGTATAAACTTAACTGGCTCGCCTGTTTGTGGCAAAGAAGTTGTTGATATGACTGCCACTTATAGCAATTGCTATAACTTAACAGGTCAACCAGTTTGTGGCGAAAAAGTTACCACTATGAGTTATGCTTACCATAGTTGCACTAATCTTACAGGACATGTTGTTGTAGGTGAAAATGTTACAAATATTTCCCACACATATTATTCATGTAGAAATCTTACAGGGTCTCCAGTATGTGGAGATAAGATTACAAATATGTATATGGCATATATGCAATGTTATAATTTAACTGGCTCTCCTGTGTGTGGAAATAATGTTATTGATATGTTTCGTGCTTATGAATCCTGTTCAAATCTAACGGGTTCGCCAGTTTGCGGGCCAAATGTGACTAATATGTGTAGCGCGTATTCGAGCTGCAAAGGTTTAACAGGGGTTCCAGCATGTGGCGATAAAGTTATAAATATGGCAAGTGCATTTTCAGGATGTACTGGTTTAACTGGAAACCCAATATGTGGAAGTAATGTAACGGACATGGGTAGTGCTTACGCGGGCTGTACGGGTTTAACTGGCGTTCCAGTTTGCGGCGATAATGTAACAAGCATGGAGAGTACTTATAGAGGATGTATTAATTTAACTGGTTCACCTGTTTGCGGAGAAAATGTTATTCATATGCCTAGTACCTATGAAAACTGCTTTAATATAACTGGTTCTCCTGTATGTGGTAGTAATGTAACTTCTATGCAACGCACTTATGCAAATTGTTATAACTTAACAGGTTCTCCAGTCTGTGGGGAGAATGTTACAAGTATGGCGGGCGCATATTATAGATCTGGCGTAACTGGTTCCCCTGTATGTGGAGACAAGGTTACAACAATGCGTGAAACTTATGCTTCTAGTAAAATAACAGGCTCTCCAGTCTGTGGACCAAATGTAATAGATATGTATTATACTTATGTAGATTGCAGCATAACTGGTTCTCCAGTTTGTGGAAATAATGTTACGAACATGAGCTGGGCATATTATGGCTGTAAAAAGCTTAATGGTCTTCCTGTTTGTGGAAAGAATGTTATTAATATGATTAGAACATATTATGGTTGTACCAATTTAATTGGTTCACCAGCATGTGGAAATAGTGTTGTAGATATGTTTGCCGCTTATGAAGCATGCAAAAATTTAACTGGTTCACCTATTTGTGGGGAAAATGTTGTTAGAATATCCAGTACATATCAAAATTGCACCAATCTTGCCACAAATGGATATTTCTATTCAGCAATTATTTCTGATGCCTCAAATTGCTTTAATGGCAGAAATAGACAAACATATTTAAACCTTTATGTTCCAGTTAATTCTGTTACTTTAAATACTGTTTTGATTAATAACTCCAATTCTCTCATAGGCAGAACAATAACTTGGACAAATGATATTGCCACAAATGGCTGTTATTACAACACTGCATATAATATTTATATTTATCCAGTGGAAAGCGTAGAAGCCACACGGTTTGAAAACGAATTTGATGAAACATTAAATTTATCAGATGAAAATGATGATAGATATTTTGATGTTATTGAAGAATCCATCAAAGCTAAAACAGAATGGGTATGCGCGGCGACTTCATTGAGTATTGATAACGGATATGCATTCGCTATAAGTGTAAATCTACATGATCTAGAAAATGTAACAATTGAAAATATGGAGGTGAAATAAGAATGAATTATAATTCTATAGATGAAATTTTATCTGCTGGTATTACAAACATGGAAGTAATTAGGGACAATACCAAACAAGATGATGGCACAGATACCATTACTGGCGTATCATGGTTTACTTTTAATGGAACTGTTGCGTCCACTATTTACGTAAGTGGCAACTCTTGGATTGGGTTTGGCTCAAGTTCAGAACATTTAAAAGTAAATAGAAGAAATGGAGCAATGTGGTCATTTTATAGAGAAGAAGGAACATTATATGATTATTATAAATTTCTAAAGATAAGATGGAAAGGATACAGCCGAAATAGTCAAACTTCATTTTCGTATGCTATAGAATATGACGTAATTCTTTGGGATACTGGCGATATATCTCTCCATATGATTTCCATTCCTACTTCATATAATACTGGAACATATTCGTTAGTTGCCTCTTCTACTTATACTTATAATGTTTCTACTACATCTCCATATGTTACATTTACAAAAACGGACGCGGGATTTGATGTAAAAAATGAAATTATTAACTTAGAGTTTCCATACGAAAAAATATATTTAATTCGTTCTGGTTCTACTTACTATACTGTTGTGAATGACGTTCTTAGTGAAGTTATTGGTGCAGATATTTCTTCTACAACATTTTTAAATTATGGTATTAAAATGATTCCAGAATTATCTTTGTTAGCTGGTTTGTCCAATCCTGAAATACTTTATTGGACTGACAGTGAAAAGTGTCTTATAAACAATTTAAGAATTCAAGGTTCACCTTCTCCTCAATTAATACACTACAATCCACAAACTATACCAGAAGGTTCAGGAATCAAAGGAATTGAAGCAAAACGTGCACATGATGATGTTTTATTCACCATCACTTTCAATGGTGGCACAACATGGCATTATTATGATACTGTAACCATGACATGGATTACGGCAGAGTCAAATTTAGTTGGTATGAGTCCATCTGTTCTAAAAGCTTTGATACCAAGTATATGGGCAGAAATTACAACGTCTTCTACGTTTCAAATTCGTTGCTTGTTGCCATCAACAGAAAGTTATGTTGATAAAATATATGTTGGATATGTTTAAATAAAAAGAATACAAAATAAAAAATGCTTGCGTGAGGATATACACTTGCGTAAGCATTTTGGATAAACCAAAACTTCTTAATAGGAGGTTGATTAATAATGGCGACTTATATTGAGATTAACGAAGTAAGATATCCTGCCAGTATTACTGGCAGACTAGTTGATAGAGACTGGGATGACAGAGAATCCAAGGCTATCAAGTTAGAGATGTCTTACGCTGATGCTATTGCGCTTTTCGTTGATGATATTTCTTGGAGTATTGTTCAGGACATTGAAGAAGTTACTGTAGAATATGACGAAGAGGCAGGCGAAATGGTGTCTAAAACTACAACTAAGTATGAATATTTTGATAACAGCGAATATAGCATTGCTGGCGATGTTGTAGATCACAGAGATGGTACTGTTACTGTAAAAATGGGCAAGTCTACTGCGGCAGAATTGCTTGCTATGCTTGAGGAGGTGCTGTAATTATGCTGACAAAATCTAAAGCAAAAGCAATTGTAGATGCTCTTGTTAAACTTCGTAATTTGGCTACAGATGAACAAGCGATAGAAGTTCCTGCGCTGTATCCAGTTTGGTCAGAAGAAATTATGTATGAAGTTGGCGAGAGAGTTGTATATAATGATGTTTTATACAAGGTGCTGCAATCACACACTTCTCAAGCAGATTGGACTCCAGATGTAGCAGTTAGCCTATTTGCTAAAGTTCTTATTGTGGATGAAAATGTTGTTTCTGAATGGGAGCAGCCTGAAAGTACTAATCCTTATATGACTGGCGATAAAGTTTCTTATAATGGTAAGACTTATGTTTCTACTGTTGATAATAACGTATGGTCGCCCGACACATATGGTTGGCAGGAAGTAACTGAATAAAACTTAATACTCACATCGATAGGAGGTGAGAAAAGTGTCGCAAAATATATTCAAAATTTATGACGGACGCACAAATTTCTGGCAATGGGATACTAAACAAAAGTTAATTGTTTTAGATGAACGTGTTACAGAAGTGCGTTTTTCAAATAGAAACATGGAGCACTCTAAGCGCAGACCTGTTTATACTGACAAAGATGGTGTGCGCATTTGTAATGTACCTGATATTCTACTACAGCTTCCCAAGAATTTGATCGCATATGCGATTGTTAAAGGCGAAGATGGATGCTGCAGTACACTCAAGGCGGTCAAGTTTGCCGTTTATCAGCAGCCAATTCCTACCGATTATATTTGTGAACAAGATGCGGTTGTTGATGATATTCTTATGAGGCTTGAAATTCTTGAAAGTCTGCTTAAGGATGTTTCAACTGGCGCACAGCAGCTTACTAAGTTTACTAGCATGGTTGATGCGGCCAAGTGGGCTATTGAAGATGGACAGCCTGGAGATATTGTTGTTATAAAGCTGGATATCGGCTGGGTGCCACATGTTGTTGAAGAGGACAAGAGTCTCACTCCAATTTGCAATTGTGATGGTGAGATGGTTACTATTAAGCTTGATGGTGATGATGCCGATGGAATCCCAAGCGGAGAAATTGAAGTATTCTACGATGGAAACTACGTAGAAGACGAAAATTTAATTCAATATTTTGATGGTGGAAGCGCTGCTGGCATTTAATATGTCAGTAGCTTTTTCATATATAAAATCTTAAGAAAGGATGATGTTAAATGGCAACGAAAGTTATTAAGACGGTCTTTCAATTTAGAAGAGCAACGACCGCCGAATGGCTTGCCAACAAGGACGTTATTCCTGCCCCAGGTGAACCTTGTTACGATTTAACTGCGCATACACTAAGAATTGGTGATGGCGTTCTCACATATGAGAATCTACCAGTTATTGGTGGCGTAGACGTAAAGGTAGAAGCCGACGGCAAATCTATTGTCCTAGAAGACGATGTTTTTAAACTTGCGGGTTTTGATGCTGCCGCAACTGGCGCTCAGCCCCGCAAAAATGACAAAGGCGAATTAGAATGGGTTGTTCCTTCTACTGAAGCGTTTGACGATCTAAAGTCTGAAGTGGAAACTCTACAGGAGACAGTTACCACTATTAAGGAGATTGTCACACCTTCTGCTGATGGTGCTGCTCCACTGCTTTCTAGACTTGAAACTCTAGAGCACAAAATGGACAAAACTGGCGATGGTACAGTTGACGCCAAGATTGATGCAAAGATTAAGGAATTTGCCTCTGACCTAACTGAGAATGATAAGGTTGACACTTTACTTGAGCTTATCAATTATGTTGACACTCACGGCAAAGACGTTGCTGGTATGGTTGCTGACATTGCAGCCCTTCAGGATCTAGTTGGCGATACATCTGTTGAAGAGCAGATTGAAGCGGCTGGTCATGTATCTAAGGATGAAGCTGCTGTAACTCTACAGCGCATAAAGTACGAGATTTCTCATAAACCAGTTGGCACTCTAGTTGATTACAACGACAAGGAAATCAGAGTTATGGTTCCTGCTAATACCCAGTGGGTAAAGCAGTCTGTTGGTAGCACTGGCAATGCTAACATGTATTATATGGGCTTTAAAGCCTATGCTCCCGAAGGCGCTGTAAGCTTCAAAGAAGGCGATAAGGGTGTTGTCGAAGACAAGATGTTCACATTTGACGATGACTTTGCTGGCATTGACGAATATGGCAGAAAGTATAGTATTGTTTGGCTTGCGCTTGCGTCCTATGATGAGGCGAAAGATGAGTGGACTTACTTCGGCAAGAACTCTTCTGCGAAGAAGTATGTTGGTTGGACTTACGTTGTTGAATGGTATGATGCTGATGGTGCGATCATTGAATCTGACTGTATCCGCATTAACCTGAGCAATGAATCTTGTCATAACATTGTTGAACCCTATTATGCTACAAACCTGATTAAGGGCGTTAGCGTTGGTGGATCCCTACTAGATATTGTTGATGGTGTTGTTAGTATTCCCGCTTTTGCTGGTCTCAAGAGCTCTGATGAAATTGTTGTCAATGAAGATGGTACGCTAAGTGTTGGTGTTATCAGCTTTGACAAGATTGCTCAGGGTGAAGGTGAAGTCATCATTATGGATGGCGGCAATGCAGTGGGTTAATATTAAAAAATTATTTATTTAAAGGAGAGAATTGATTATGGCTATTGAAAATGCAAAGACTCTAAATGTAAGAATTAAGAATAAGTATGACTCCTATGAAAACTGGGCTGAATCTGGTCTCATTCTAGAAGCTGGCGAAATTGCTATTGCGTATACTACTGTTAATGTTGAAGTTGGTAACGGTAAGATTGAACAGCATCCCGAACTACTAATGAAGGTCGGTGATGGCTCCAAAACTTTTGCGAACCTTCCTTGGCTAAGCGCGAAGGCTGCTGACGTAGCTGCTTGGGCCAAGGCCGCAACCAAGCCCACTTATGCTGCCAGCGAAATCACTGGTATTGATGCCAAGATCGCTGACTATGTTACCAATGAGATGGGCATTCAGGTTGACACTGATACCCAGTACAAGATGGTTAAGGTAAATGATTATCAGTACAAGCTAATGGCTAAGTCCAAGGCTGATGCTGACTACACTGTTGAAGTTGGCACCATCGAGATCCCCAATGACACCGCAGCTATTTCTGCTCTTGAAGCTCTAGTTGGTACCGATTCTGTTGCAACTCAGATTGCAGACGCTCTAAAGGTGTATTCTACCACCGAGCAGATGAACGCTGCAATCGCTACCGCTAAGGGCGAAGCAGTGTCTCATGCTGATGGTCTAAACACCGCCATGAATACCCGTGTTGCTGCTCTAGAGGCCATTGATCACACTCACACCTTCGTTGAGTCTGAGCTAAACCTCATCAAGGAAGGCGACGTTGAAAAGTGGAACGCTGCTGAGCAGAATGCCAAGACCTATGCCAAGGACTATGCTGACGGTCTAAATACTGCTATGGACGAGCGTGTTGCTGAACTAGAGGGTATGTTCGGTGATGGCGAAGGCACTGTTGAAGCTCAGATCGAAGCTGCTGTTGCTGCCGAGGCTGCACTACGTGAGGCTGCTGACAATGGTCTTTCCGGCAGAATCAAGGCTATCGAGGATGACCATCTAGTTGGCGCTGACAAGACTGCCCTACAGGAGCAGATCACCGCTAACGCTGATGCTATTGAAGATCTAGAAGAGCTAGTTGGCACTACCGCTGTTGCTACCCAGATCGAAGAGGCCGTTGCCGCTGAAGCTGAAATCGCTCGTGCTGCCGAGAAGGCCAATGCTGATGCTATTGGTGTTCTAAATGGTGATGCCGAAACCGCAGGCTCTGTTGACTACAAGATCGCTCAGAAGTTCGCTACTCTAATGGAGAATCCTGACGAAGCAATGAACTCCATTCAGGAGCTAGTTGACTGGACCACTGAGCATGCTGGTTCCGCTCTAGAGATGAGCAATCAGGTTACTGCCAATAAGAACGCTATTGCTACCCTAAACGGTGGTGCTGATGTTGCTGGCTCTGTGGACAAGAAGATTGCTGATGCCATTGCCGCTGAAAATCTATCTCAGTATGCTACTGACACTGAGCTTTCTGGTGTCGATTCCAGACTACAGGCCGTTGAGACCGCTATTGGCGAGACTGGCTCTGTTGCTACCGCTATTGAAGGCGCTGTGACCGAAGCTAAGGGTTACACTGATGCTGAAGTTAAGAAGCTTGCTGAGGGCGCTGTTGCTGACAATGCTGCTGCCATTGGCGAGCTAGAGGAGCTAGTTGGTACCACTGCAGTTTCCACTCAGATCGAAAATGCTATTGCCGCTCTAAAGATCGGCGATTATGCTAAGGCCGCTGACCTAACTGCTGCTATCGAACAGCACGCTAAGGATAAGAAGACTCTTGAGGATGCTATCGCTCTAAAGGCAAATGACGCTGATCTAGCTGCTATCGCTAAGACTGGCTCTACTGACGATCTAGTTCAGGGTACTCAAGTCCTCGTGTTCGACTGCGGTACCTCTGCTGTCTAATTTAATATAACTTAATTATTTGGGGCCGCCCTGTTGATTACAACGGGGCGGTTCTATTTATGTATGGGGGTGTTGCCCATGTTTCATAAATTATTTGAAATGAAGCTTAAAAGAATTGAAAAACGCGGAGAGCGTCAAAAGCGTAAGCATGAGCTTCAAGCTAAGTATGCGGAATATTATCCCAGCAAGCATAGGAAGGTTTCTAATGTAATGCTTGTTGTGATTGTAATTGCAATTGTTGGATTTGCAATTGCTGATTATATTTTACAGTATTATATGGGAATGGAAATTAGTTCAACTTTGACGACATGTTGGTTTTCATTCTGGGGCGCTGAAATCGTTGGGCTGACAGGAATAAAAGTGAGTAAAGTTTTAAAAACATATAGGCAAGAAAATGAAGAAGATAGTGTAGGGTAAAGAGGTGTAGATTATGGAATGGCACGAGGTTGTTGTAAGCATCTTATCTGGTTTGGCAATAGCTATTCCACTTGTTGTTGAATTAGTAAAGTGGGTTAAGAAAGCCGTAGAGGAAAAAAATTGGCAAGAACTTCTAAAGCTAGTCACCAATCTTATGACTGAAGCTGAATCGAAGTTTCAAAACGGCGCTGACAGAAAAGAATGGGTGCTCACTTGTGTAAAGGCAAGCGCTGATACTATTAATTATAAGATTGATTTAGAACAAGTTGGTAATCTTGTGGATTCTTTGTGCGCTATGTCCAAAATTGTGAATGCGCCAAAGGAAGAAGAAACTGAAGTGAAAGAATAAGGTGGGATTAACGCCCACCTTAAAATATAACTGTGAAATTATATTAAAATATTATTTTAATTTTATATACAAGAATGAAGAAAAGGAGGTGCCATGATGGGAATTTCAATTTTAGAAGCATTACGTCGATCTGTTCGTTCTTTATATGTTAAGATTCCTACTGAGCTTAGTGTATCTGGTAACAAGCTGTTCTTGTCGCATAATGGCACACTATTAGACGAGGGTATTGAATATAATCCTGGCGGCGGTACTGGTGGTGGCAGCGCAGGATATGTCACATTAAAAAATTTATTATATTCATCAAGTATTACAGCTGCGCATGGCAGCACCGTAGAGCTAAAATTCTCATATGCAACTACAGAGGAAACAGATGACGGTAGTGCGAGTATTTATTTGGATGATGTTTTACAAATGACAACCTCAATTAAAAGAGGCGAAAATTCAATTGATATTACAAAATATTTAAGAAGCGGAACTAATAATATCAAGCTAACATGCTCAGATCCCTATGGCAACGAAAGATCTCTTAAATATACTGTTAGCGTTATATCTCTATCTCTTACAACCAGTTTTAGTGACGCAAAACCGTATACTGGTGATTATTTTGAAATTCCATATATTTTAACAGGCGATGGAGAAAAAATAATGCATTTTGAGTTTGACGGAGAGGACATTACTGAAACAGTATCTTCGTCTGGCACAAACTCAAAAAAGACAATTTATTTTGAAACAAGAGGGCATGGAACGTACACATTAAAAATGTACGCGGAAATGGAGCTCTCTGGTCAAACTGTTACAAGCGACGTTTATTATTTTGATATTATGCGCGTAATGGGTACGACGCCTTTGATTAGTTCAGTTTGTGACATTGTTAGCGCGAAACAGTACGAAACAGTTGGTATTCCATTTGCTGTTTATCATGCGACAGATGCTGCGCCCGTTGTTGACCTTATTATTAGTAAAGACGGTGTAGTTCATTCTCAAAAAACAATGACTGCGAATCGTGGAGAGCGAGTTATTTGGCATGCAAGAACAACAATAGTTGGTAATGTTGATTTTACTATTTCATATGATGGCGTAAGCAAAACTCATACTATTGCTATTACAGAAAGCGATATTAATGTGTCTGTAAGACAAAATGATATGGCATTTGAGTTGAGAGCCGCTGGAAAGTCAAATAATGACACAGATAAAGATGTGTGGGTTAGTAGCATTGGAGATGTATCTGTAGATTTTGAAAATGTTGGCTGGAATGTTCAGCAAAAAACATTTATTGTAACAGGCGCTGATTCTGGTTCAGAAATAAAGAAAAAATATGCAATTGGCACTGGATGGGCTACCGATGACAACGGTGATACTGCACTGAGATTGTCAGGAGATGCGAGAGCTACAATCAACTTTAAGCCATTTGCTGAAGACTGGACTACGTCAAAAACAATTGAGATGGAATTTGCAATTCGCGATGTTAATAACCGTGACGCAGTTGCGATTTCTTGTATGAATAATAATGTTGGTTTTAAGATTACTGCGGACACGGCTTCTTTGATTCGAAATAATGTTCCTATTGTAGAAGCGAAGTATGTAGATGATGAAAAAATTCATTTGGCGTTTGTAGTTGAAAAGCAGGTTATGAACGATCATACTGTTAGACTGGTTACATCTTATTTGAATGGTGTGCTGTCTAGCGCGGCTACGTTTGCTGAGAGTGATTCTATATTTCAAAATCCTGCCGTTAATATATCTGTCGGGTCTTCTGACTGTTCTCTTGACTTATACATGATGCGCTTTTATGATGTTGCTCTTACTAGTCATGAGTTGAGAGACAATTATATTGCGGATAGCATGGATGCAGATCTATTGGCAGATAATGATGTTTATGTTAATGGTGCAATTGAATATAGTAAGCTAGAAAACAAGATTCCAGTTATGAGAATTACTGGCGAACTTCCTTCTAAAAAGGCGGATTCAAATAAGAAAAAGGGCGGCAGAGATTATCCTGTTGATGTAATTTATACAAATAAAAGCCCAATTCCAAGTATTCAAGAGAATAATGTGTTAATCCATGTACAAGGCACGAGCTCCGAAGGATATATCAGAAAAAACTGGGACCTTGATTTTGAAAATGAATACCAACACATGGATGGACAGTTGCCAACCGACTATTTTACTATGAAAGCTGACTATGCAGAGGCTACAGGCACGCACAATACCGGCAATGCAAACTATGTGCATACTTTTTATACTGCAGATAAGTTTAGTGATGATGCGCCTTTTGTCATTGATCCACGCGCAAGGTCGACGATAGCTGGATTTCCATGTGTAATTTTCCATCGCAAAACAGAAAGTGAACCATATACCTTTGCTGGAAAATATAATTTTAACTTTTCAAAAGATTCTGAAAATGTATTTGGGTTCACAGCTACTCGTGAAGATGGCACTCCAATTTACCCAAAAATTCAGTCATGGGAATTTTGTGAAAACAAATATCTTGCATGTAGGTTTAGACAAGACCCAGATGCTTCAGATATTACAGAAGATAATTGGAAAGAATGGTTCGATGACAGATATCTTTACGATGGCGGTGACCTAGAAGACTTTAAAATTATGTATCGCTGGGTTTATTCTACCTGCCAGGACAATGCAACAGGAGAAAATCTTGCCGATGCTTATGTGGATGTTGACGGTGTAACTCATACTAAAGATACAAAAGAATATAGGTTGGCAAAATTTAAGACAGAGTTTAAAGAACACTTTGATTTAGATTTTAGTCTTGTTTATTATTTGTATACTTTTGTAATGTTGATGTGTGACCAGAGAGCAAAAAATATGTTCTTGACTTCATGGGATGGAATCATATGGCATCCGTGGCTATATGACAACGATAAAAATTTTTATGTCGTTGTAAAACCTTTTCTAATATACGGCGAAAATCATGAGAATGATAACGCCTAGGAAAATCATAAATAAGTTTTCGATATTTATTACTAATGATAAAGAGGTGTAATTAATTTTATGCCAAGAGTTAATGTGCTTGAAAAATATATCTATTTAATTGGGCAAAAAATCAATAAATGGACCGTTTTAGAATTAAAGCGTGATAGAAGAAATTGCGACGCTATATGCATGTGTGAATGTGGGAATATAAAACCCGTCAATGTATACAATCTTATTAACAATAAAACTCAAGATTGTGGATGTGGCAGAAAAGCAATGCTTAGAGAGGCAAGAACTAAAAATTTAGTTGGACAAAGGTTTGGAAAACTTGTTGCTGTAGAATTGTTGGAAGAGAGCAATAAATTTAATCGCAGGCTGTATAGATGTAAGTGCGACTGCGGCAATGAAATCATTGTTCCAAGCAGTTGTTTGACCACAAATCATACTTCTTCGTGCGGATGTATTCTATCATATTACAACATGTATATTGACATTTTATTGGATAAACTTAATGTTAAGCATAGGCCAGAATATACAATAACTATTGATGGACATAAATTTAGATATGATTTTTATTTATGTGATTATAATTTAATTATTGAATATGATGGCGAACAACATTATATGCCAGTTAATTTTGGTGACAATGATCCAATTAAAATGGAAGAAAATTTAAAAAGGGTTCAAGAACATGATCGTTTAAAAAATAAATATTGTGAAGAAAATAACATAAGCCTTTTAAGAATCCCGTATTGGGAAAAATATAATATCGATAAACTTATTCACGATTGCCTACAACGACTGAACGAAAAGGATCTTGCTAAAACAGCTTAAGCAAGATATGTAACAGTCTGAACTGCAACTATAATCTAAAAATGAAATTGCAGAGGGAAGGTCGGCGGTAACCAGACCGTCTTGGAAGAACCTTCCCCGCTTGTAGAAATACAAGTCATAAAAGTAACAGAGTGACATGTTTAGGCATTAATAATGAAGGCTATCTTCGTTACGATTATTACCATGAAGATTTAGGACAAAACGATGCTGTTGGCGCAACCAACGTGTATAACGGATATGATTCCGTGCTATGGAATAACTTTGCAGAAGCATTTAAAGATGATATTCAAAAAACATATAGCTCGTGGAGAAGTGGATATTCTCCGCTATTAAGTTACAATAATGTTATGAAATATTTTATAACAGATCAGTCTGATAAATGGTGTATATCTATTTACAATGAAGACGCAGAATACAAGTATCTATCAATGTACAGGAATGGCGACGACTCTTCTTTCTTGTATCAAGTTAAAGGCACAGGCGAAGAACACTTAAAGTATTTTATAAAAAATCGTTTGATGTATTGCGACTCAAAGTGGCAAGCAGGCGATTTTATTAATAAGGATACAAATACTATTTTATTGCGCCTAAACTCCCCTGACGGCATTGAGGATGATGCAATTAAACCAGATATGACGATTAAGTACAAAACATTCTCTAATATGTATACTGGTGTGCGTTATGGTACTAACGGCATATTGTCGTCTATATACACAGACAGAGGCAAACTAGTAGAACATAAAATGCCAGATGGTGAAGACCCAAATAACCTTGATACATATATTTTTGGTGCCAACGAAATTTCTGAGCTTGAAGATATGTCGTTATTGTATGCAAACTTAATTAATATTAGTGCAGCAAGCAAATTAACAAAGCTAGTAGTTGGCAATAGTCATCCAAATTATAAAAACGATGTTTTAAAAAGCCTGTCATTTTCTAATAATAGACTGTTGAGAGAAGTAAATGTATGCAATTGTACTGGACTGACAATGACGCTTGACTTCTCGCTATGTCCAGATATTCAATATATTTACGCTACTGGTAGCAAGATTTCAGGTGTACAATTGCCAGATTCAGGTTTCTTAAAAGTCATTCATCTACCTGAAACGGTTAGTAACCTTACATTTGTAAATCAGCATCACATAGAAGAATTTATTTGCGAAGGATATGGCAATGTTACTACGATCAAGATAGAAAACTCCAATAACATTCCATTGCAAGATATTTTACTTGGTTGTGATTCTTCTGTGTTGGCATCCGTATCTGTAAAAAATATTAATTGGAATGTTAGCTCTGAGGAAAATCTACAGATAATTGTTGACAAACTAATAGCATGCAATGGATCGGTTGTTGAAGGTGCAGTTTATTTGCCAAGTGGCGTAACTGTATCGGATGATCTAAAAGTTACAATTCATCAGAACTTTCCAAACTTAAATGTTATTGATGATAATCCAGTATTCTACATTGACTATTTTAATTTTGATAATACAATTTGGGATACTGAAATGGTAAGTGCAGGCGAAGATGCAATTGGTCCACAGAAAGGTGATCCAGATGATATTGTGCAAGAAGCATTTGGATTAAGACACTTGTTTGTACAATGGAAAGCATTGCCTGTTAATGTAAATAAAAATCATCAGATTGATGCAATATGGCAAACTCAATATTGGGTTAAATATTATGATAGCGACATATTGCTGTATGATTATTGGGCAGATCAAGGTAGCGAAGCAAAAGATCCAGTGTTAGATGGACCTATACCAGCACCAGAAAAACCTGGCAATGATGAGTTGCGATATT